AGTGCGGAAGGAGCTGATGCCAGAGCGGTTCACTTGAGACATTCCGGATTTGCCAACATGCTGATGCTTGACAGTCATGTTTCAGCAGTGGACAAAAACAACGAAAACTGGGGAAAAGCTGAAGTATTCTGGTCAATGTTGGCTTATGACCTGAATAATAACCATTGGGTGAATTAAAACAAGGAAATTATTATGATTACTTGGTGGCAAATTTGGATGTTGACAAGAGTAGACGAAGTGAAAGCAATGTTTTCCAGTTGTGAATCTCTTGGAACCTTGAGATTCATATTGGGATTTCTTTTGGTATTGCTTATTGTAGTATTAGCAATTCTGCACTTTGTTGCTCTTGCCGAAAATATCGAAGAAGGCGATTCCGGCTATGAAAATTGGATAAAAACAGTAAATGCTGTTAAAAGAGCATTTAAAATTACTCTAATTTCTTTCATAATAGTGTTTTCACTCAAATGTTTCTGTACAGGAGCATCAGTATTGCTTCCAACCAGGAATGAAGCCGCAGTTATTTATATAGTTCCTAAAGTTCTTAATTCGGAATTGGTTCAAAAAGATATTCCGGAAGAAGCTAGGGAAATGTATAAACTATCCAAAGACTGGCTCAGGGGAATGGTTGAAAAGAAAAAAGATGAAAGCATTAAAGAGTTGATTGGCAAAACTCTTGAAGCCGGAAAGTCTTACACCAAAGAAGAAATAACCAAAGCAATTATGAATAAGGTAAATCCACCTAAAAAGGGAATTGAAGAATCCAACAAAATCATAAAGCAGGATTAAGGAGTGGTTCCTTGACGGTCTCATAATCCGTATAGGTTGGTTCGATTCCAACTCCTGCAACCAATCGTAGGGTGCGACTCAGGTTCGATTCCTGAATCTTTACGCTAATGCCGTAGGGAATTAGTTCAGTGGTAGAATGCCACCCGCTTTAAAAACATGAATAAAGGTAAAATATCAGGATTATTGATATGGTAAAAGAAAAAACTAATACGGAACTTAGCGATGAGTTTATCAAAGAAATTGTGGGTAGGCTTGCTGAGGGTGAATTTGTAAACGGAGAATACTTTTCACCATCACAAAGAGGGCAAATCCTAACCGAGTGGAGAAAACATCCAAATCACCCGAAAAATAATAAATAAATTAAAGGAAAGCATCATGGGGAAAGACACAAGATTCGGAGATACAACACGCTGGAACAAAGCCTTTGACGAGGGGGCTGCTTATGGAAGAGAAGATGAAAGATTAAAGTTCAAACATCACGTTCCAAGATGTTTTGTTCTTGTGGGTTTTGCGTTTGGACTGATTGTAACCTATGTAACAAAGACTTTCTTATGAATTTTACAAAAGAGTTCAAATCCAGCAATATTAAAATTACCATGACCATGAGAGAAACAAGACACGATACAGCTGTTTTCTCTGTTCAGGTATTTAAAAACGACAGATTGATTAAAATCACAACCGAACCGTATGAAATTGTCAGTAATGACAAAAAGGCAGAATCAATTAATTTTGAAATTGTATGCATGGATAGGTTTTGTGAAATTATCCGTAACAAAGAAAAACATGGAATAAATTAAGAATCATTTTACGCTATCCGATGCGGTTAAATCGGGTTAATAAATGCCAAATAATGCCGAGAAGAAATGGAGGAAAATAAAATGTAATACCTAATTTTAAAATATAGACTAAGATTATACTGCGGTCCAAATGGGGGCGTAAAAACCCCCATTTTTCTTTATCTTTACGATATGTGAATGTAATGTTCTTATTTCGTAAATACAAAGGAAATATAAAAATGGCTAGAATAGTTAAAACTAAAAGTGATAAAGATGTTCTGTGTAATTTATGAACGTTAAATAAGGGATATTTAAAAAATGGCAGAACTTACTGGAAAACTTAAAGAACAAATTGATAATATGGGATATGAAAACATGTTATCACTTTGGAGATTTGCACCAGCAGGCCATCCAATGTTCCAAGGAGATGTTGGTGAGTATTATTCCAAAGTTATGGCAGAAAAAAGAATTAAAGTTGGCAATGATGCCCATGTGGCAGCAAGTAAATCTATTGGTTGGAAATAATGATTTTTTGTGTCCTGAAAACGTAGGTTAGAATCCTACCTCTGTCATACAGTTGTGATAATTGTAGTGATGGGGTAGTCTAGTGGATAGAACGTCAGGCTTTTTATTTTTATATAATTATTGTTTACTTATCAGCTTAAATGCTGTTTGTTGTTAATCGAATCGATTACACACTCAACCTCCAAAAACTGGGAAAATAAAAATGATTAGAAACATATATTTTGCGATAACAGCTTTCTTCCAGAGTTCTTGTACTTTCTGGTTATTGTTAGGCTTACTGATTTTCTCATATTTCATAGGGAAATTTGAAATGTTCCTATTACCATTTAGTCAACATGTAAATGAAAATTGGTTTATTAGAAATATTACTCCTGTATTATTCGGTCTTTGGACTTTGTTTTTATTATTTATGACATTTGAGTTAATAAAATCATTACCTTTTAAGTTAAATATTTTTTGTCAAAATATTAAAAATAATTATAACCGTAAAAAATTAGAAGACTTCAAGAAAAGATATAATAGATGAATAATGAATATAGATTTAATAGGAATCATGGAGCTTTAGAAATTGAAGTTAAATGTATTTCATGTCCTACTAGAGATGAAGTAATAAGCAAGGTTCTTGAGAATTATCCCCATACTGATATTTCAACTATTCCTTGTCAAGATTACATACAACACAGATTTGAACAATGGCATCGTTATGGTTTTTTTAGTTTCATAATGTCTTATCCATGGCAAAAAAATGTAGAGAATAAAGAAAAATCCAATAAAGTAACAAAGATAGTAGTATGTTCTAAATACTTATTTGATTTATCTCCAAAAGGTCTTAAACTTTATAATAAGCTATCGGGTAATAAATTAACCAATGCTTGGGGGATAAAGAGAGATGACATTCATTTGATAGAGGTTATTGAAAAACTTGGAAAAGAGGCAAATCATAGAACTAATAAATACAGTAAAATAACCAACCAACTCCACATCGTGAGTATACCAGCTAATGTTGATTGGGTATTAATTCAGAATGATTTTTGTGCAGAATACATTGCCGAAAAACATAGAGCTTGGAACTTCAGAGGAGAAGAGATAAAAGATTATGAATAAACCATGAAAATAGGAATAGCAACTATAGGGGGTGGGCATATGACTAATGAAACAGCACTTGCTCTTGCATATCTTAATTCAAGAAAAGGGTTTAAAATCGTAGTGGTAAATCATGATAATTTTCCGCAAGGATTACCTGAAAACTCAATACCACTAGTAATAGAGAGACTGCCAGACCCAACAGAAAACGTATTTTTTGACTATAAAAAAGAGAAACAACCAAGATTTTTGTTTAAAAACATCAAACAAAATAAGAGGAAATGAAAATGGTAGATTTTTTGACTGTATATATTTGGATGACAATCGCATTTATTACTTTGGTTATTTTGAGTTTTAACCACTGCATGATTGGAAGATATTTATTAGTGACTTCCATGCTCTTGTTTGGAACGATTATGATTATGATTCTTTCCATAATTAATATTATTGAATCAATTATCCACGCATTATTCTTTCATAAGTATTGGATTGAAACATCCAGAATTAAAAAAGAACATTTAAATAGGCTTGAAAGAGAAATAGCTTTTTATAACAAACTAGGATGTCATGTTCATCATTATCATCCTTCAGTTTTCTTGAGTCATTATGTGAGAACTGAATTGTATTATAATATGTTCAGAAAAATATCAACTTCTGAATATGTAGATGAAAATTATCAAATACATTTGGATAAGGTATTTTGGACAAGCGGTGTTGGAATGAAAAAATACAAAGGTAATCGGTTCAAAATTATTGCCCGTGACAACAGGGATTATTTCCTTATTGAGGACACTAAATGAATCATAGTTTTCAACACAAAACACCTGTAAAAATAAGAGATAAAAACAACTCTCTTGGAAAAAGAAAAGATTCTGTCTATACTATAAAATCATTTTTCAGAATTTCTGAAAGAGTTTTTATGATAGAAAAGAAGTCCAAGAGTGAGATTATAAAGTGTATAGTCTGTAAGGGTACTGAATTATTACCAGAAAGCCATTACTCCTATAAAAGATTAAAGAAAACACTTCCAAAAGAAGTATGTGCTGTAAAATGCCCTTTTTGTGAAAAAGGAAAACAACGTGAAACTAAATATTACTGGGAAGTCGTTAATCAACAATTAGTTATAGACCATATTAGTTCCATTATAAGAAACAATGGAATTGAGGTCTCGTATAATATTGGTAACATTGCAAAAGAAAGAACTCCTTTCTATCATACTGTTAAATGTGAAAACATTTTTCTAACAGAAGAATTAGCTATGGAAGAAGTTGAAAAAAGAAATAACTCTCCACATATTAAGTGGGATACAAGAATATCGAGGTTTTAATTAAATAAAAAATTGCCTTTTAATAATTAAATAATTTCAAGATAGTAACAAACAAAAACAACAAAAGATTAATAATTAACTAAGGAAATTTTTATTATGAGTAAAATGAATAACGAAAAATTGTACAAATTTATTATCGACCCAAATTATGGTTCAAAACTTGCTCCCTTTTCCAATATTTTGACAATGACATGTATGATTAATCCAATTATTGCACGTATGATACTTAAAAACCATAACTTGTCAAATAGAAAAATATCGGCGTTCTGCGTAAGAAAACTAAAAAGACAGATTATGAAAGGTCTTTATGTCTACGTGCCCCAGCACAGCATTTCATTTGATATAAAAATGAATCTCTTTGATTTTCAGCATGTATTAACTGCTCTTGCGGATTGTCCCGAGAGTACAAGTATTCCAGTTATGATTCATAAAAACTGTCCTCCTGAAATAAAAGATTTAATTGACACTGGAAAACGCAGGACATTGTCGAACATTCTTGAATTTGAACGTATCGCAAACCCCCAGGTGATTTCAAAGATTATTAATATTACCAATAGTTATTACAACAACAATCGGAGAATAGGAAGCGGCGATATAAGTTCAGACCTTGAACGAAAGAAATATTATCTATCCAACAGGATTGAGTTCAATAATAGGTTGGAAGAAATGATGAAATATGAAGCATATCGCATTGCTAAGTTCGCACATCGAAAAAATCGTTGTGGACATTCCGTAGAGAACTACAAGGCAAATATCGGATGGTATGCTGGATTTAACATTATCTTTTCCAGAGTCTGTGCTGATGACGCTAAGAAGTTCTTTGAGCAACTAATGTCTGACAGGGTTGAGATGCACCCAGCAGTAGCTCATTTGAAAGAGTTTATAATGTCTGGAGATATTATAGGATACGGCACTGTCAAAAAATGCACCGCAATGGTTCTGACATGGAACGCATTCAGGAGCAAGGCTATGTATCAGAGGTCTGAACTCATCAATCTGGGAGATGCTACTGATGGCGTTGAGGCAATTTAACAAAAGAGAAACTTATGTCAACATTTGAATATGTAGTTATTATTCTTGTCTGTACTGTAATTGCTATTTTTGCGATATTGGGAATCAACAATTTTGTAAAATCAAACATAAAAGAAGGATACAGAGCCGGACAAATTGATTACGCAAATGGAATTATTAAGTTTAAATTAAAAACAAACCCAGACAAAACAACAAGCTGGGAAGAAATGGAGTTGAAATGATTACTTTTACCGTTATACTAACCCTTCTAACTGTCTCAATTGTTGCAATGTTTATAATTTCTTTAAATACCGACAATTTTGACGACTTATTTTTTATGTCTGGAATGGGTCTTTCCGTATTATTAATTGTATTTGTATTAGTTTGGCTTTCAGAATATAACAGCTCAACCAATATAATAATTGAAGCTCATGCTAGGATTGAAACTTGCTCCAGTTATAAAAATCAAAACGGTGTTTGTTTTCTCAATCAAAACATGATAACCAAAGATGAATATGAGTTTGCCGTAAAATACAATCAATGGCTGGCAAAGGCTAAATATTGGAACGAGAAACCATTTTGCGATTCTTTTTTCGACGACAGGGTTATTGAAGAAAAACCGATAAGGTTTATTACTGGCAGTGCTAAAAAATAGAGGAAAAATGAAAAAGAAATTTTCATGTCCAGAATGTCAATGTGACATAGTTGAAGAAGTAACAGAACATGTAACTGTTTCGTATCCAATTATTCAAATCAACATAAATGAGGAAGATGTTGAAGCTGATTATGACGATGCAATCAACGAGGGTGGTGAACTTAGTCGTTTTCAGTGTTCCAATTGTGGATTTATAATTGAAGCAAGCAATCTGGAAGAGTTATCAAAAAGTGAATATATGAAAAGTGTCTGAGATTTTGTACCGGAAACGTGGGTTCGATTCCCACCCCATGACATTATAGTCTAGAGGTCGTCTAGAAGGTAGGACGCCGGTCTAATATTAACAAAAAAAGGAGTTCAGATGAAGACAAAAGAACCGAAACCTGCAATGATTGACAAAACGAAAGTAAAAAAGACAAATCCGCAAGTAATCCAAAAGAAAACCACAACTCATCCGGAAAATCTGTTGGAAAAGATGAACGTCGAACAGCTACTTAAACTGAGAACGGAGAATAAAACTCATCCAAAAAGAGTTCAGTTGATTGATATCTTCCTGAAAAAGGCTGGTTATATCCCAGAATAAAAATATTAAAAAATTGTGATGTAGTTTAACTAAAACCAAGAGATGCAAATAAGTATCACCATCAATATGAATTTTGCCATCACTATTTAAAACTCTATAAAAGGTATATTAAATGATAAATATTAAAAAAGGTTATAGAGTTAAAATAAAGACGAGAGAAAGTATAGATAATAATTTACTTCCAACTTTTGTAGAGAGTATGGAAGATACAGCTGTACGCAATAAACGTATTTTAATTGTGCATTCTGTTGAAAAAAATTCATATAATTCTAGCTTCTACAGATTAATAGGAAGGATTAAACCTGAGTTTGTATTTTTAGATGATATTGATTTTATATATTCAGAAAGAATGTTTGATTTAACATTTACCGAAAAAGAACAAGAAGCATTCAAAAAAATAAAACAAATGTGTGTAAAAAATAAACATTCTATATGTAATAGATGTTCATATAATTCATGCAAAATTATAAGGTTTTTATATACTGAGGTAAAATATGTATAGTAGGGGTTCAATTGTTTATATAAAACAAAAATCAGAAATAAACTGTAAAATATCTCCAACATTTCCTTTAGAAATGGAAAGATATGTAAGTTCACATAACAGAAAATTTTTTATTCATAGCATATTATATAAAGAAAAAACTTTTGTCAGTTATTTTTTAACACCAATTGATAATCCAGAAGAAAAATCATATTTTACATTTACCGAACAAATGATGTCTCCTTTTTCTGAAAATGACACTAAGGGTTTTGATATAATTAGTGACTTTTGTAAAAAAAAATGTACAAATTGCTCAATTTATAATTGTGAACTTGCAAAAAAAATAATAGAAATGACTCCGATTATAAAGAAGAAGGTTAATAATAACTAACTTACAAAAGATACTAAGGAGGTATGAAGATATGCCAATACACATAAATTATAAACCTGGACAAGTCATTGTTGTATTAAAAAAATACAGAAAAATGGATAAAAACATATATTTATTATACAACGAAAAGGAATTTCATGAGTTTTTAAAAAAAATAATAGGTAGAGAATTTGTTATATTAGAAACTTCATCGACAGCTAGCTATGGAGCTTGTTACAAGATAAAGGAAGAAGAATATTGGCTTCAAGAACATTATGTTTTAAAAAAATCAGAATATGAATCTTTTAAATATATATGTGATAATTGTGAAATAAGAAAATGTACAATGTCTTACGATGAGTGCCCTAAAATATCAGAATTATTATTAAATGATGGAGAAATGCAAAAATGCATAAAAATTGCGATAGAAAATATAAAAAAGAAGATTCTGTAATAATAGACCTGTCTATCCCTAATCCACCCACTAAAACAATTAAAACACTTTCTCTTCTAGAAAATACCGGAATCCACGACCTTCGTGGAAGAGTTTTCCTTCTGCACAATGTTGAACATTATAATCATCCAGATTATGGTTCTTTGTATGGCTTTCAAAATCTTATGGAAAGACAAGAATGTAGTTATTGGGTACAAGAACATTTATTAATAAGACTTGAAGATGCAAAAATTGTATGTAATACATGTGACAATAAAGAAAATTGTAATTTACATTTAAATAGTATGTGCAAGCTTTTCAAAAAAATAAAAAAAGAAATTGAAGAAGCAACAACTTTAAGGGTTAATTAATGAAATATTCAGTAAATGACATAGTTCTAATCAAAAAAAACTTACAATTAGAAACGATTTATGGGAAACATATTGTTATTAATAGAATGATAACTTTTGCATCTGAAATAGGATATGTTGCAAAAATAATAGAAACAGAACCTGACGGTTATAATTTAGAAGGTAATAACTGTTTATGGACTGATGAGATGATTGAATGTTCTTTAAGTAAATCTTCAATATTAAAGAGTCTTTGTTCAGGATGTAACAAAGAATGTAGTCTAAGAAATATTCAACCATGTGACAATCTAAAAGAATTAATGTTTTCATCGTTACTGTTATTCTCTAAAGATTTCAGAATGCCAGCCAGAGTAAGGGTAAGAGAAGGCAACGAACTTATATCCATACAAGACAGGTCTCAATTAAAAGAAGTTCTTTATTCTGCTAATAAATGGCATTATATTTCCGGATATAAAGTATTTGAAAATGACACACAGTTTAATTATTGTGTAAATAAGTTTTTCGAAAATTATGGACGTGGCTTAATAGTCATGTTAATGTACAACACAAAAAGAGTAAGATTAATTTCACCTAAAGAAACAAGTAGAATAAGTGGAGGTAGCAAAATCTTAACATTTGAGGAATGGAAAGATTGAAAAATACAATATCAACTACATTTTTCTATAATTCAGAACCGTGATAAGTATATTTAGCAAAAAATGACCACTTAACCAAAGGAGGTAGATGAAAAATAAAGATAGTCCTTAAAAATTGAACAATTTTTATTTTAGAGACTTGAAAAAAATTAAAAATGGTGTATAATGAAAGTGTTATATATTGGGGATTATGATTCTTCAACTAAGTTATTTCTTGAACTTTTAAAAATGGGAAAGGAATACGAGTGGGGAACAGTACAAACGGCTGAAGAAGCCAAAACGTTAATTGACAAGTATGATGCCGTAACTTGCGGTGACGGCGTAGAATTTCACTGCAAAAAGCTCATAACTAAACAAAACCTAACAAAAGGAGTATTCTAATGAGCACAAAATTCACTTGCGGAGCGAACGAACTCGTAAACAACAACTATGACGGCGAAGAAATCGGCGAAGTAATTCCGAAAATCAAGGACATCCTCAACATTACCCGTGACCACCAGGTCACTGTAAACGGAGAAGAAGTCGATTCTGATTACGAAATTGAAGCCGGTGACAATATTGAGTTCGTGAAAAATGCCGGTCAGAAAGGCAACGATGAAGTTACTGTCAGTGTAGCTTTCGGAGCCAATGAAGTTGACATCGTTTCCCGTGACGGCTCTACCATTTTGGAAGTTTTGGAACAGGCACAGCAGGTTCTCGGTCTGCGTAGCATGGACGACACCCAAATTCTTCGCAATGGTCAGAATGCTGGACAGCGTGACACCGTTAATAACGGCGACCGCATTGAAATCCAGAAAAATGCCGGTTCCAAGGGCTGATACTAGGTAGTATCTTCCGCAAAGGAGTGGGGAAATTAAAACCCACTCCTTTTTTATTTTAAATTTTAAAAAAGGATAATCATATGGCTTCCGAAACGTTTTATAAAATACAGGGTGGAGTAGTCTCACAGGTAAGAATAGAAGAAGGCTGTGCTTTTCCTCTTGATGAACTATTCTCTAATTTAGCAAAAGGTTTTGGTTCTTATTCTGGGATATTACCTTTTGGCTGTCTTTTGACAAGTTCCATGAATGGAGCATTATGTTTTGTTACTCAAACACCTTCGAAGGTTTATCCAGTAAAATATTCCAGAACAAGAGGAGATGGAAAGTTATTCAATCTGCAAATCAGCGTACCATTTGTTCAATACTACTTTGTTGTTGTTGAAGCAACCGGTGCTATAAAAAATGTATATATGTCTGTTACTAAAAAACCAGTATTAAATGATGATGAAACGGTTTATACCCCGCCGTTTTTGAACATTTTTGATAGTGGAACTGGTAAGATATGTAATGGGCAAATGGCGGTTAACGTTTCATTACCGCTTAATGTAAGAATCAATCAATATATGTCTGAATTTTATGTTTACAATTTCAATAATGACCTTAACGCAAAAATTCCTGCCGGATTATCTCAAGACCAAGGCAAATATATGGAGGATTGGAGCAAGAAAACAGAAAAAAATCCGTTTTTTGGAGTCAGTAATGATGTTAATTATGAATATCTTATTGATGACAAAGGGAACCCAGCAACTATACTGAGTAGGACTTCTTGTATATTAAGGAGAGAAACTAATGGATAAAAAAGAAGCCCAAAAATATTTTGATAAGACTTTTAGTGATTTCATAAGAAATGGCAAACCAAAAAGTATTATTAATCTGATGAATTACAAAGTATCAACATCTGGTATGTTATATGCCAGAAATTGTGATATTTCTAAGCCAGCAAAATTACCGTTCAAAATCAATAAAAATATAATGGATTATAACCCAGAAATACTAATGATAGTATCAATCGAAAACAGTGACATGGGTGTCATATTTGACGAATCTAGAAAATTCGAGGCAAACACAAAAATTACCGACGCAATAATGAAAAAATTAATGAAACCAAAACCAAAACAAGGAATGTTATAATGGAGAAAGAAGAAGTTAAAATCGTTACAAAAGAAGAAAAACCAAAAGTTCAACTTCAGATGACGAAGATTGAAACAAAACCGCCAACTTATATTATCTTGGCTGGAGAAGTTACTCATCGTGATATCCCTGAAGCTTACGCTTATGTAATTGCCAAAGACGGCAACTATATTAAGAGAAAAAACTTTCTTTATTCAGCACTTTTCAAGATTGAAAAGAATCCATTACTCGGTGATGCTGATTCGTCAATGGTCACTTTTGATTCAACTATCAAAATTCCGCTTGAAATTTTTAAGGGAATTGAAAGACTTTTTTCTGAAATTTACAAAAAACATCAGTCAGAAGCCGCAGTCATTCTGTGGAGAAATTCAAACAACGATTGGTCTTTCCAAGTTCCAGAGCAGACCATAAGTGCAGCTTCGGTAAGTTATACGTCTGCCAAAAAATCACTGTATTATTTCAATGGTGAATTTGTAGAATCACTTCCTGCCGGAGATTGGAAACAATTGGGAAGCATTCATTCTCACGCAGCAATGGGCGCATTTCATTCTGGTGTTGATGACAAGGACGAATATAATTTCGATGGTATTCATATTACTATCGGAAGTTTTAATGCTAATCAAAGGACATATTCGTGCAGATATATGTTTGGAGATGCAGTTCTTCCTAATCGTAAAATGTCAGATGTAATTGCCGGATGGGTCGAGGAGACATCCGGAGAATTATACCCTTCGGAAGTGCTGGCTCTATTTCAGAAGCCAGCGACATATACATACAAAACAGGGTCATACGACTCTTCAAATGTGAAAAGTTTTCCCGTAGCCCAATTGGGTTCTCAAACTACTACGATTTCGACGACGAAAGTCTCTACGAATACTATATCGGAGCAAAAAGCTCTAACACTTCCAGAAAAAGTAAATCCAGAACTACCAATTGGGGCTGGCGTGGACGACATTGATGGGGTTGTTATGCACGGAGAAGATTAATAACTACCGGTTTTAATATTACCCCATAAGCACTTGAGTGTTTTATGGGGTTTATTATTTATTTAAATAATTTATTTTTATAAGGAGTAGAAATGAAAATTGTAGTAGTTGGATTAGGCGGAATTGGTTCACATTTAGTTGAACCTTTATATCGTTATCTTCTTTCTTTGGGCAAGGAAGAATGTGAAAAGTTTGAAATATCGTTCGTAGATGGAGACAAATACGAACAAGGGAATGCAGGTAGACAAACCTTTGCAGAATCCCTTATAGGGATGAATAAAGCAAAAGCCCAAGAAATGATTTTTAATTCACGATTTTCTGAAGGTTTAGTAAAAGTCTATGGGATTGAAGAGTACGTAGGAGAGGAAAATGTGAAATATATAATCCCAGAGGGTTCTATTGTATTTTCATGTGTTGATAATCATACATGCAGAAGAATCCTTTCTCAACACTGTCAATCATTGAATGATGTAATTTTGATTTCCGGTGGAAACGAGCTTTATGACGGGAATGTTCAAACGTTCTTTCGGAAAGAAGGTAAAAACATGAACAAAACCATTGAAGAACGTCATCCTGAAATTGGAACCACAGAAGATGGAGATAGAGCTAAAATGTCCTGCGAAGAATTGGCTCAAATTCCTGGTGGTGGTCAAGTAATCATTACAAATTTTGCCGTTTCATCGTTGATGTTAAACATGTTTTATTCATATCTTTCACAAGTGGAGGGGATTCACAATGTTATCGAAACGTTCTTTGATGTTAGAGGGAACAAGTTCCGCTCAGTCATCTCCTAGTGTTAAAACAATAGAAAACGTAAAAAAATGTTTAAGACGCTATAGGATAACAACTACACGTGATAAGATATACGGGATTATTTTAGATTCTAACCAAAAGATAATTGGACATTTCTTTAAACCGGTAGATTTTAAAAAAGAAGTATATGATTTGAACTTGTCTGGTGTTGATGTCTCTTATGGTGTGATTTTCTATAAAATTGTAGATAGAGCTTATTTTGAAAAGCTTATTGAAGGTTTATACAAATCAAATAAATCTGAAATGCAAAAATTTTTGAAAATTATGAGAATTAGCTTATCTCTTAATTTTATAGAATTGCCAAAAGAAATTGTAATTATGAGTATGGTGAGGCTATGATTAAAAAACCTTGGAAATACATACCAGAAGGAACTTGTATAGATGGGATTATCATCGACGAAAAAGGGGGAATAGTTGGTCACATATATGACCAAGAACTTTTTGAACAAAGGTATGGATTAGGAGATGTCATAAGTAAAAATGGAAAAAGGGTTATGATTATTGATGGGATTACTTTAAACAAAGGCTTTGAAAAACTCTTAGAAGGTTCAATGACACATGATGAAAGAATCCCAAGACGTAATGATTTCACATTAACAACCATGAAATATATGGCAAATCGTGGCAAATTAACAATAAATACAAACTTTCAATTAATATGGGTAGAAAATTATGATTAAAATAGGTAATTTTGAATTGACACCGGAGATTAGAAAAATTCTATCTCTTGTTATGCAGCAAGAAAAACTTTCTGCTTATGCATTGTATTGTCAGACATTTAAAAAGGACCCTCAAAACGGTCTTATTGAGATTAAAGAACTTGTAGATTCTTTTCTTTTGGCATTAAAAGATAATCCTGAAGTAATACAAGAATTTATTCCTGAAAAAAGTTGTTCTAATTGCATTGGAACTTGCTCTAAGAGGGCTGAGAAACTTGCAAATGGTCCATGGACTGACACAGATGGTTTTGTAGGTCAGGATTGCGGAATGTTCATGGGGAAAAGTGAATTTGAATCACTTGATAAACGTTCTATAAAATTTTCAACTTTGGGTATCGCTACTCCGACAAAACGATTAAAAACAATAGACTACTGTTTTGATGGTATTCTGCTCATGATTATAATGGGCATTACCAAACCAAACGGTATAATAAAACACTTTATTAAAAGATTTATTGTAAACAAACAAAATCTTTCAAATCATATTCTCAAAAAGTTTGAAAATAAATACTTTTTGGTTGAAAATCCTGCAAAGTTTCCTGTTCTTGATTCTGTTATTACAGTAGGCAAGATAAGTCCAAATATAGGAGAAACTTTTAAGGAATACAACAAAAGAGCTATTGCATTAATAAAACTGGAAAGAGAAAAGATAGTTAACGAAACAAGAAAACTTTCTCATGAAAAAGCTTTCGACGAATTAATTAAATTACTTGGAAAATGTTCTGAAGAATATTTCAAAGATTCTTGTGGAGGGGATGTTAGCACTTTTATGTCTTTCTTATTCCCCGATAAGGATGTTTGGGGTGCTTTAGAATCAGAAAGGCGTAAAAGAATATGATTATAACTACTCCAGATAAAAATATAACAGATTTTTTTGAAAAAGTTTCAAGGAAAGACCTTTTTAAGTGTTCCCTAAGACGTTATATTTTGTCTGGGGAATCTATTAATAATTGCCCTAGTAATTATAAAATTACAAGATGTGTAGAATCAGTAGATACAATTAGAAAAATAATGGATGGAGAAATATTCCAAGGTAGGAATAGTGAACTTTCATTTTTTGATGATAGTGTTGTTTTTCTTGAATTAAACAGGAAATACAATCTTCTTGTAATAAAAGATAAAATTGACGGAATTAAATTATTAGCAGAAAGACTGGGGGAAAATCCAGAACTTATTCGTACAATTCTTGAAGAAGGAACAGATAAGTATTATCACACTTTTAATATTTGGAAGGATGAAGCTCGTACTAAAAAACGTACCATCTCTGCCCCAAATCAAGATTTAAAAAGGATTCAGGGTAAAATCTTAAAAAGTTTTTTATATATGTTTGGGACTACAACACAGTCTCATGCTTTTGTCCATGGTAAAAGCATCGTTACAAACGCAATTCCACATTTAAGCAGAAAATATATATTGAAAATGGACCTTAAAGATTTTTTCCCATCAATAACTAAAGATATGATTATTGGTGCTTTATATCCGTTTTTAATGAGAAAACATTACTCTTATATAGATATAATTGCTGAATTGTGTTGTTTGAATGGCGTTTTACCTCAAGGTGCTCCCACAAGTCCTGCCTTATCAAATATTATTGGAGGATATATTGATGTTTGTATAGAGTATGTTCTTGAAAAATACAATATAAGAGCATATACTAGGTATGCTGATGATATGACTTTTAGTAGTAATGTAAAAATAAATCCAAAATTTATGAAATGCATTTACGTTATCATTAAAAAATTAGGATTAAAAGTAAACAGTTCAAAGACAAAAATTTATTCAGTAGGAATGAGGCATAAGGTTACTGGAATTATAGTTAATGGTGAAACTTCATCAATACCCAGAAAAGAAAGAATGAAGTTCAGAGCTTTATTGCACAATATTCAAACGGGTAAGATACAAATAAATAACGAAATAAAGAACCATATAAAAGGGAAGTATAGTTTCTTTTTTATGGTTAATCCGGCACAAGCAGAAAAATTTAAATCAACAATGGATGAAATACTATGTTAGTCAATGCAAAATTTATGACCGAATTGGAGAAAAGCAAATGGCTTACATGGGTTCATACCATGTTAAAATTTATTCCAAAGGAAGACTTAGTTCTTATCCCAGAAATTACCATATATAGTACCTTGATTAGTGGCATTCACGATTCTTTTAATTTAAAAAATCCTGATTCTGATAAAACAATTAATGGATTTTATAAGAATAGAGTTTGGGCTTTTGCTTGTCTAATTCAAGGTAAAACAATTGTTTGTACACCCAAAATAGCATTGTGTGTAAATCGTGAAAAGCAATTAAATATTAAAACTCCAATGGAGTTAACGTTTTTTCACGAAGTAGGACATTTTCATTTGTTTCATAATAGACCTTATAAAGCAATACTTTCTACGGATGAAGATGACTCTGATTTTTATGCACTTGTTAAATATATAAAACTATTAAGAGAACTACCACATTTTAGGACTTTTGCTGAGTCTAAAAATGGGAGACTTGCTGAAGATATTTATCGTAATTTTATTTCAAGTTATACTCATCTTTCTGATGCAGAACTTGCAATGCATATAGCAAAAGAGGTGTTTAAATGCAATGTGACAACAACGACATAAGACCAATCACTTTGGCTGGTTTTACTGGTCAAAGAGAGGTTGTTGATAGGGTTGAAAACGCTATTACAGCAGCTATAATTAAAAAGGATGCATTCCCTCATACAATTATGTCTGGTCCGCCTGGACTTGGTAAAACAACATTAGCATCTATAATTGCAAATGAAATGGATGTTCCATTAATAAAGATAATGGCAACAGCAATAAAAAATCCGTCAGATATAGAATCTATACTGGCTAAAATATCTAATTCTGGATATAATACAAATGGAGAAATAATAAACAGGGATTTACTTATCCCATCTGTTATTTTTATAGATGAAATACATAGATTACCATCTCTAATAACAGAACTTCTTCATACTGTTCTTGAAGACAATCTCATATCTTTAAAGAAAAAGAATTATGAATCTCAGTCAAATGAAGCTCAAGAATATTGGGTTCCTCGTTTTACCCTAGTTGGTGCTACCAATTATATGGGTCAGCTTCCAAAACCTTTTCTTGATAGATTTGCTTTACATTTCAACTTTGAATATTATTCTCTTGAAGATATAGTAAAAGTGTTATATAATTCATCAAAATCTCTAGGATATTTTATAAATGATGAAGGAATTTTAGAAATAGCAAAACGTTCTAGGGGTATTCCTAGAATAGCAAATAGATTTCTTTCTTTGTCAAATGATTACACAATAGCAAAAACAAAAAAATTAGATACAGAAATTAATTTTGAATTTGTAAACGGAATGTTTAAAAAGGAGGGAATTGATGAAATAGGACTTGACAAACGAGACAGAAAGGCATTATATTACCTTTCTACAATCCCAAGACCTATAGGTTCTAAATCATTAGCACAGGCTATTGATGAAGATGAAGATACTCTAGAGAATAGTATTGAACCTTATTTGGTAAAACTTGGATTTATGGTAAGAACTCCTCAAGGTAGATATATTACCGAAGAGGGTAAAGAATATTTAGGTATTATTAACAGGGGGCGGTTGCTCCCAAAAAAACAACAAGGAGACGTAAAATGAACGTAGGACAAATGCTCGACGCAAAACCCAAAGTAAAAGAAACCACAGAACCAAAGATTGAAAGGGTTCCAAAAATCGAAGTAAGAGTTAATGGGAAATTAATTGACCCAACAAAACTTGCTACTAAAAAAGCAGAAGTTAAGGTTGATACTGAGCCCGAACGTGAACTGGACTATGATAAAAAATTGAGGAAATCTAATCTTGTAACAAGATTGAGAAAACTATCGGTGGACAAGAAAATGGTTTCATTTTTGGTGTTAACTCCAGCATCAACTACTGGAAGAAAAGTTCAAAGTGTAATTATGAAAGACTTTGAAGTAAAAGAAACATCAGAAAGCAAATTTATTATTACTGGAAGAGACATTGAACACGAAGTCAATGCAGATTTGGACTGCGGTTTGAATGTGACCAAACATATCTGTACATCTTCCAGAGAAAAAGAAGATTGCATTTTCAGGAGCTATCGTATTGACAGGATTCTTGGTCATACCATGACTTGGAGTTGATTTAATATTTAAACATTTACGGTAGTTGGATTAAATGTGTCCATCTTTAATGAGTGGGGAAATATCTCATGCTGACGGGTCTGGTGTCCTGACTACAAGGCTAAGAGATAGACCGATTCCGAAGGGAGTGGTAGGTACAGTTTGTTCAACCAGTTAATTCGGGGCTGAATTAACTCAATATGTATAGAAGACACCTACATGTTGGGAATGCTGTCCGTGCGGTCAAATAAAACAACCCTTTAGTGTAACAACACGCCGTAAATGTTTATTTATAGGAATGCTCTATATGGCAAAAAATAAAATATTCGAAAAAGAATACAAAGAAGAACGACTTAGAAGAACAAAAGTACGAAAAGCTAAACGCCTAGAGAAAAAGGGTAGTAGTTATACATGTCCATTATGCCATCAAGATAGAGGATATGTAATAGAAAAACTGTTAGACCCATATCAACATGATATGTATGACATAGAAGTTTATGTAAGGATGTGTGAAGATTGTCAAAAAGACAAAGCAGGTGATGTTTAATATATCGCAGGGTAGCTCAGTGATAGAGCCAAGCGTCGTTGGTTTGATTCCAACCCCTGCAACCATTTTTTAAATGAGGGATTAGCCAATATGGTAAGGCAGGGTACTCTAAATACTCCATATGCTGGTTCAAATCCAGTATCCCTCACCATTTTAGTGAATTGTTTTTCATGTTACCTTTATTCTTGTAAGTACATATATTCAATCACTATATAGTGTATTGTAATTTATGTTAGCTTAGATGTGTGTGCAACTCTCCAGAGAATAAATATAGGTAATATGATTCGATGATGTTTCATCATTGAATATTTATGTTTTATTACAATATTATTACTTGGAACAAGTAATTGTGGAATTCACTACTCTTTTAAATTATTTTACCTTGAACCGTTTTTTGCTAACCTTAAAAATTAGCAGGGTTGATGTTTCATCAATCTTATATTACATTAACAATCAGTATACATTTTATTTAGTCCCCATAATTTATTTCTTCTGGACAAGTCCAGAAATCATAAATTATTTAGACTCCATAAAATAAAGGGTTCAAGGTTTTTTACAACTAACATTTTAAATTTTGCAAAAATAAATGGTATTTTGATAACTTATCTTTGAAGTATTTCCAAATTGAATTAAGAGCAATAAGTTGCTCTTTAGAACGACGTTTCGTTGTTCTTAGCCTAATAATTAATAACAATTAATAAGAATTCCTAACGCTACACCACGAATGCTGCTCAAGCGCAGCATTCTAGGTTACGCTACCGGAATTCTTTAAGGATTTGGAAATACTTCATTTTAATTTTAAACAACAAGGAATTAAAAATGAACAAAAATAGTAGATTTTTATCAAGAGGTATTCTTTCAAACCCAGTGTCATGGGCTGTTGACAAATGGGTAGTTGGTTACTATTCAGAACATCCTGTCTCTAAAGACGGTCCTATGGTTCCGTTCATTACAGAACTGAAATCTTGTAACATGCTACAAATAGTTCCATCTTCTATGGGACAATGTACTGGAAAATCAGCCGCCAAAAGCTATCGGGGCACACTCCCTGAAGATTTGCTAATTTTTGAGGGTGATAAATTGTTACAAAGAGGCTATACAGATAGAGATGGATTAGAATGGGAGGACGAAGAAGGAATAGTAGAATACTCTAAATCAGAAACCAGATTCTTTTGTACAGGAATCGGTGGGCAATTCATACCAAAAAACGTTGAAATCATAGGAACAATTCACGATGTAGGAGATAGTAAAACAATGTTAAAGGATATATAATGGAACCAGAAGATGATGGATTACCACACAAAAGAGTAGACGAATATATATTATGTGCTGCTATTCATTTTGATGATGAAAAGGTATATGTTCACCAGCCATTCAATATTAAAACAGGATTTGTGGTATGTGGACGAAGGCATCACAATTGTTTTATGACAATGGCAATATTAGATTCTAATAGACTTAATGGAAATCGATATAAACGAGAAATACAGGGATTTATAACATCTAGTGATAGATTTGTAGATAGACGTGAAGGCAATGAAATAGCCAGAAAACGAAAACAAGTAGATAATGATTATGATGAACAATTAATGTCAGAAGATTTATACTAATTAACTTTATATTTATAAATATCAACTATAATTCATATAAACAAATGGAGTTTAAATGAAATTTACAATACAAGATGTTTGTGTTAATACAAAAACAAAACAAGAACTTATTTTTGTTTTGACAATATTGGAAAAAGTTGGTTTTTTATGGAGGGGTGGAGATAAACCACTTTCATGGATTCCAGAATGGAACAACTATTGTGAAAGTACTGTAATTTTTATAAGAGAGAGTTTTGGTTACGCAAATATACAATGGGCTATAGATAAAAAGTTTAAAGTATTAACAATAAATCAGTTTTTGAACATTATAACTGAAGATACACCAAAAGCAAATACTTTAATAGATTATATAGACACAAAGTCAATGTCAATAAGAAATGGTCTGTTTAATAATAGTAAATTTTTTACATCATTGCTTGAGTTTAATGCATTGTCAACATGTAGAGAACTTTTAGAATTTAGATTAAAATTACTTAAAGATAAGGGTATTACAAATGAAAAAGGTTGAATTAGAGATAAAAGTAAAAGTGGTAGTTTATGTATCTGAGGGAATGGAAATATCAGATGTTGTTTTTAACAGGTATCTAATTCATGATTTCCACTCGGAAGACCCATCGTTTTATGTTTTTGGAACAGAAATAAAAGACTTTAAAATAAGGGATATAAAAAATGAGTAAACAATTTAAAATGATGAAAATATTCGATTGTCAGGATTTTCCAAAAGATATTAAAAAAATGTTTTTTGATGAATATGAAGCTGGAAATGATTGTTATGTTGAATATGATATATGTAATGACGAAGAAGCCAATAAATTAACAAAATATCTAATGGAAAATGGAGGAAAAGACGGAGAAACAGTTATTATAAAGCACTGGTGGTAAAATGCAATTAGAAAAAGGTTTTCGTGTAAAAATAAAAGAAATAAAAAACATTGACATAGACCGTTCTCCTGGTTTTACCTTTGATATGGAAAGTGTAGCAGAAGCTAATAAAAGAATTTTTATAATATTAAAATATGACAATAAAAGCAAATACTATAAAATAGAAGGTAAAAATAAAGTTGATGGTGCATGGGGTCAATTAGTAAGCTCTCTTGATTTTTCATATACAAAAGAAATGTTTGACCTTGATTTTACAAAAAATGAAATTGAGATATTCAAAGAAATTTCAGATAAGTGTGAAAATACATGTAAAATATGCTCATACGGTAATTGTCCAATAATAAAACAGGTGTATGAAATTTTATAATGAACTTTAAAAAAACCGGAGTTTATGTTAATACAAAAACTCAAGAACAATTTAATTATATACTGAGTCTATTAGAAAGTGAAAAATTTAAATGGCACAGCGGACATAATCCATTAGATAAAAAAAATTACTGGACAAACTATAGTTCAGAAACTTTTTTAGAGATAAATAAAGCATTTGGGTATGGCTCTGTTTCCAATTGTTCATATGGTGATACTCTTTTAAGTTTTGAACAATTTATTAACGACATATTAATATTAGATGCTCCGGCTACAGGACAAACTATTTTTTATATAGATATAAAATTAATGTCGGTTAAAAGTGAAAAATTTATAAATAATGATTTCTTTAATTATCTACATGAATTTGGTGCTCTATCGACTGAAAAATATATAATTGAAGAAAGATTAAAATATCTTAAAATGAAAATAAAAAAAGAAGAGAAGTGAATGAATAAAGCAACAGAAGTAAAAAAACAAATTTTAAAATACTATAAATACGGGTTTAAGTTTGGTGATTTATCTAAATATATGAAAAATAATGAAATAGACCACAATATAAAATCACTACACAAACACAGTGGTTTTGATTCCCCCAATCAAAGTGATTTGGCAGTATTCTATTATTCAGATGGTTCTATGTTGGTAATATCATGTAATAATGTATACTCTAGTATGTAAAAATATAGATGTGCATTCGATGTCTATAAAGAGTGAGAGATTTATGAATAATGATTTTTTAAATTCCCTGTTTGAATTTGATGCACTATCAATTAACAAAGATATACTCAGAATGAGATTAGAATTACTTAAAACAAGGAAACAATAAAATGTGCAGTGAATCATATGACTTAGGCGAACCCAATGGTGAATGTCCTGAATGTGGAGAACCAACTGTGGACGGAAAAGCGGCTTCTGGCTGTGAATGTTCACCCGAAACATGTCCAACATGTCACGCAACACCTTGTGATGAATCTTGTTAGGGAATTAAAATATGAGCGACTTAACCAAGATAAAACAATATCCTCTTTATTGAGGGAAAAATAATTTTAAAAAGAACGGAATAATGAATAAAAAGAAAAATAATCCAAATTATATAAAGAAAACAAGAAGCTCTCGCAGAAAAACTGGAACTCCTAAACTTCAACCAATGAGTTGGGAGTATTGGCGTATCCTTGACGGAATTTATATCAATGGAAGTAGAGAAACGAGAAGGCTATTAAGCGGTAAAAACGGAATAGTTGTAAAATGAGGTATTATGAAAACACAAGAATTACTATCCGTTGAGTTTAGATACTCATATTTAGACGAAAACGAAATAAGACAATACGAAAATAAAAAAACCACTATAGGGATTTATGAAACTTTAGAAGAAGCTATATTGGCTGGCAATGAAACGCTAAAATCTCTATCTGAAATACTGAAATTTGCAAATAAGGATTGTTTTACAAAAAATGGAGGTTTTTTCGGTCATCCAACCAGGCTTATTGTCAATAACAGAACCCCAGGAAGCAATATAGATTGCTATGTCAAAATAACCAAATTAACGTTTGAAAATGTAAATAAATTATTGGATTCGATTAGAATCTATGGATAAAGAAAAAAATAATGAAGGTGTTATATTGTGAGTTCAAACATAACTATTGAGGCAAAAAGAGGAAAAGAAAGAATTACATTTCCAGTAATCCAAACCTCTGGTGAAGATACTAAATATATTATAGATAATGGTGATTATTATGGAAATGCACCAAATCCAACACAAGCTATTGAACGATATAAGGAAAGATATATGTTTTGGCATGGCAATACTAATAAAAAGAACTATTATTATAAAAGAGATAATGCAGATGCTAAACGCCACTGTAATGAATTAGATAATTGGGTTAAACAACACAGAGCAAAATGCTATAACATTGTAGTTTATGGAGATTAAATGGAAACTATTTTTAAAACAATTTATGGTTCAAGACTTTATGGAACCAATACTAACGATTCAGATACTGATATTAAAAGCATCATTGCTCCAGATATTAAGAATTTAATATTGGAAGAAAAAATAGATATTATAAATGGGAAAACCGGTAATAATGATGTTGGAGAAATGACCATTCAAGACTTTAGAAAATTTTTAACAGAGGGGAAGGTAATATCTTTAGATTTATTATTTGCTCCGTCAAACAGAAATGCTACTATTTCAACAAGTAGAATGTTTGAAGAAATTTTTAAACACAGAAAAGATTTAGTTTGCAAAAACAACAACGCTTCTATTAGTTATTGTAAGGGGCAATCTTCTCTTTATGAAGTAAAGGGGTCAAGAGTACAAACTGTTTGTGATATGATTGATTTTCTGGATGGTTTTCTCGGTCATAAAAGTATTAATGAATTTTACGAATTTATCCCTGAAAGCAAATATGTTAGAAAATATGTAGAAAAAAACAAACAGAACATGGTTGAAATATGTTCAAGAAAATTTGAAGGAACTATTAGCCCTGCTTATTTAAAATTATGTCTTCATAACGTCGTTAGAACATATGGTAAAAGAGCTAAAAAGGCTAAAGAAAATAACGGAATAGATTATAAAGCAATAAGTCATGCCTTTAGAGGTATTCTTGGATTTAAAGACCTTTTGCGTTATGGAGAGATAGTATTTCCACTTGAATATAGAAATTTTATTAGAGATGTCAAAGAAGGTTTTTTAGATTACTATAAAGATGGTTTAGATGAGAAACTAGATGCTCTAATTGAGGAAGTAGAAAATCTAGTAAGAATTTCAGAATTAAGGGAAGATTTTAATCAAGAATTACTTGACAATATTATTTTAAGCAATTATAGTATTAAATTATAATAAAAAGGAACAATATGAGTGATAAAATATTTTTTTATGACCTTGAGACTACTGGGTTAAGTCAAGATTGTGCCATACATCAACTTTCTGGGATGTTTTTTGACATTCAACAATGGAATGTTGTAGATTCTATTAACTTGTTTGCACGTCCACACGTTGGTGCAAGGATAGAATATGGAGCACTTGAAATATGTGGAATTACAAAAGAACAACTTTATTCTTATCCAACACCAGAGTCTATGTATAAAAGATTGGTAGATAGCCTTTCTGCCCATGTTAAGAAATTTGACCCAAATGATAAAATGTTTCTTGGAGGATTCAACAATCATAAATTTGATGATGAAGTACTAAAAAGATTTTTCATATTAAATAATGACAAGTTCTTTAATTCATTTTTTTATTCTGCTCCGGTAGTAGATACTTATCATTTGGCTTCTAAAACTTTACTTCTAAGAAGAAAATACATGCCAAACTTTAAGCTTTCTACTGTTGCTAAATTTTTAGGAATAGAAGTTAAAGAAGAAGAATTGCATGATGCTAAATATGATTTAGAACTTACTATAAATATTTTTAAGAAAACATCTGAAATACATGGTATATTATCACTTGAAGGCTTGAATATTGGTGACTTGATGAATAAATTAACAATTGCAAGAGAAGAAAGAAAACAACAAATTAAGGAATATAAAAATAGTGAATACTTTATCTATAATGGCTAGTTACTCAACAAACGTGATGATTTTATCATCTTGTATAGTAACTTTCGCAGTTTGTGTATATTTTTCATTAAAAATATTATCAAAAATAATCGACAATTTAAAGTGCTCTTATCACTTTGCTTGTTTTTTATGTATGAGAATAAGAAAAGATAAGAAAATACCAAAATCTCTTAAAAGAAAATTTCTGACAGAAAAAGACTATGATTTATTTCTTAAAATAAAACGTGGATTAGAAGAAGTTAAATATGGAATAATGAAAAGAGAAGTACAATTTAAAGATTGTGAATCTCAACTTTTTTCATATGAAAATCATAACATATATATAAAAGAGAAAACATCCAACGATGCGATAAGAATAAAAGATGGAAGAAGAATAAAAATAAGTGATACAGAAAAGGTAATAGAACTAGAACTTCAGTTTCCGTTAATAGAATGGTTAGCTATTCAAGCTAAATGTGGTAAAATTTTATATAATATAGAAAAAAGATATGGGACATTTTATGAAGAAGAATAATGGTGGAAATAGGGGGAACAACAAAGGAATAAAAGAAAATATCAGAAAAAAATATAGCAAAAGAAAAGTTTCTGATAAACGCAAATTGTTAAAAATAGAACCAGTTATTATTAAAAATAAAATTTACAAAGAAGAGATACCTCATTTAAAAAGTCCATCAACAATAGCTAAATTACTTGTAGACAAATATACTGGAGTATAAAATGATAATAATTAATCCTAGTTCTTTTAATTATTTTATTGTTTGTAATTTTCCTCCTAATGCTATACTTATTATAAAATTTTTAATGTCTATTCACATGATTGATAAAAATTTAGATATACATGATTTTGTAAATAGATATTTTACAATTGGGACGAATAATTGTTTAATAATAAATAGTGACGGAACATTATCTATAAAACCAGTCAGTAGAGTAGTAACATATGAAAAAATTCGTTATTTCATTAGTTTTAAAGAATTTAAAAAAAGGTTTATAAGAAGTAAGCCATCTGTGGGTTGGAATTATTTTTACATATATGACTTTATAAACATGAAGTACACAAACAAAAAATGGACTAATTGTAAAAGCGACAATTTTAACCTTGAAATGGAAAATGTTTTTACAATTGAATCAATGATAATTCGTGAAATAAATAAAATAAAAGACATGGTGTAAAATGAAAATGATAGGTGAATATATAGGATTAAAAAATTTAGAAACATCAATAAACACTTGTACTGAACTAGAATTTTTAGAATTTATAACCTCTATGAGTATTTTAGGTTTCCGGTGGGTTGGTGGTCAAGAAGCATTAGATGATATATGTAAAGAATATTGGAAATATTACCAGAATAGAACACAACTTCACATTTTAAATGGTAGGATATCTTTTGATATTACTTATGACAATATGCCTTATATTACATTAAAAGAGTTTATGAAGTATTTATCATTAGAAGACGGAGATACATATTTTTATATAGATGTACACAACAATAGAATTAATAAAACAAATTTTGTAAGCAAAGATAAAATACATAATTTGAGAAAAGAATTTGACAATGTATTTTTTACCAAAGAATTTGCAAAATTTAAAATATCTGAAATATTAAGGTTTAAAAAATGAAATTAAATACAAAAATTAATTTAATTATAGTCCCAGACAGTAAAGAAGAAGTAGATAAAATTCTTGATATAATTGACAGTCTAAATATTAGACATCTTTCTTCTTTCAGTAAACAAAGAGTATCGAAACTTATTTATAAAAAAGTTGTAGATTTTAAAAGTATTGGGTTTTTAATTAATTCAGAATTTTATGATGTAGACTATCTAATATCTATGGAAAAATTTAGATATGTAAACCTTAATATTTTTATGAGGGAATTCATTATCCCAGACATTGATGAAACATTTTATTTCATAGACTTTAATAATGGTAAAATATGTAGTAAAAGATGGAGAGATTCTGATTTCGATAAGCTGTTATTATATTTTAAAAATGTTTTTATAATGTCAAAATTAGCTAAAAATAAATTAGAGATTACAAATGAAACTTCTTAAACCTTTTCCAGAAAAAATTGCATTAGTACCTAGAAATATGGATGAGTTTAAAAAGATACTAGATATTTTTGAAACTGTAGGATGAGAATATCTTTATGGAGATAGTAATGAAGAAATTGTAGAAATGATAAAGAAAAATGTTAAAGACGTAAAAACCATTGGATTTTGTATGTTTCGTAAATATTTTTCTGTATCTTATATTTCAAATTTAAGATATAAAAGAATTAATTTAAATGAATTTAAAAAAGAATTTTTATGTTGCGAATCTGGAGAATTGTTTTATTATAACGATTTTAATTCTGGAGTTTTAAAAAGTAAAGAATGGGAAAATTCTGATTTTGATAAAAATTTATTTGAATTTGATAATTTATTTTTCACTATTAATGAAGCAAGTAAAACATTAATTAAACTAAATAAAGTGGATAAACATGAAACTTAAACTATCTGAAGAATACAAATTAGGAACATTGGCTGTTTTCTCTGAAAAAAAAGAAGACGTTACTGAAATATTAGATTTATTATACGGGAATGGTTTTAAATATGATAGGGGTGAAAACAGAAGTTATCTTCATTCTCTAATTGCTAATGTTAGTGATGTATCAAGAGTTGCAATAGAAATTGGTAATAACTTTCAAGTAGAATATAAAACCCATTTTAAAGAACAAAGAAAACAAAATTCATATCGCTATAAAACAGTAATTGATAAGATTATACCATGGAACATTTTCAAAAATAAATATTTAGTACCAGAACTTGGAGAGTTATTTTATTATATCAATTTTAAAGATTATAAAATAATTGAAAAAAGATGGGAAGGAGAACCATTAGACTTTTTACTAAAAGAGTTTGGTAATATTTTTAATTCTTCAAAAGATGCATTAGAAAATGAAACATATATAAAAGTTAAAAGGATTATATATAAAAAATTAAAAGGATGTTAAATAATAATGGATAAATTAAATGTAATAAGTCTATTTGATGGAATGGCTTGTGGACTAGTAGCTCTTAAACGTTGTGGTTTCATAGTGAACGAATATATGGCTTCAGAAATTGATAAATATGCCATGAAAGTAGCCATGAAAAATCATCCAGAAATAAATCAAATAGGTGATGTTACAAAAGTCCATTATGCTGAGGGGATACTTTTCACTGAAACAGGAATGTATGATATTGGCAAGATAGACATGGTTATTGGGGGCTCACCTTGCCAAGGTTTCAGTTTCTCCGGAAAAGGTCTTAATTTTGAAGACCAAAGAAGTAAATTATTCTTTGATTATGTGAGAATTTTAAATGAAGTTAAACATTATAATCCTGATGTTAAGTTCCTTCTTGAAAACGTCAGGATGAAAAAAGAACATCAAAAAGTAATTTCTGAATTTCTTGGTGTAGAACAAGTTGCTATTAATTCATCTTTACTTTCGGCACAAAATAGATATAGATTATATTGGTGTAATTGGGAAATTACTCAACCTGAAGATAGACATATCTTTTTAAAAGACATTCTTGAAACAGACGTTATACCTGTAATAAAAAATAGAGGTATTTTTATAGAAAAAACTGACAAAAGTCAATGTCTAGATGCTAATTATTGGAAGGGTGTTGATAATCACGGACAAAGAACAGTTTGTGCAGCTATGAGAGGAAGGTATATAGTTGACGGTCATCGACAAGATGGTAAAATGACTGTAGCAGGGTTAACAACTCAGAGATTTGAAGTAAGAGATGATGGCAAAACAAATACTCTTACAACTGTTACAAAAGACAATCTTATTATTCACAATCATGATGGCAGAAAATTTATAGATGTTGATGAAGTTAAGGGATGCATTCTTATAGGCAAGGCAGAACTTAATGGTCATGATTATATTAAAAGAGTTTATTCTGAAAATGGTAAAGCTCCAACACTTACCGCTGCTCAAGGTGGAAATCAAGAACCAAAAGTTTGTATAAATGAAGAAAATAATGAAGAAAAACTTCTATGGAGGAAATTAACTCCGGTAGAGTGTGAAAGGCTTCAAACACTTGAAGATAACTACACTGCTGGAGTTAGTAATTCTCAAAGGTATAAAATGATTGGTAATGGTTGGACAGTAGAAGTTATTTCTCATATACTTAATTGTTTAAAAAAGGATATTTATAAATGAACAAAATATTTTTATTTTTGAAAGCAGCATACGAGGAAGAAGAAGGCATTTTTGATACTATCATTGTTTTTTTAATACTTGTTTTATCTGTAGGGTTTATCCTTTCCACAATATGGGCAGTTATTACTTTTGAAATAGCTAGAGTTATTGCCATTTCAATTGCAATTTTGTTTGTATTCTCATTTTTTGTATGGAATTTTATTAATTATATAAAAAGAGTTATTATTAGATACAAAAAAGAAATTAAAAGTAGAGAAAGTATTTATTATGAAACCACAGATGAACTTCTTTTAAAATGTAACAAAACATCAATAAATAATCAACAATGTATTATGGCTTGTGGTCATCTTGGTCCACACTATACAAAAAATGGAGATAAATTTATAACCAGATGTGTTAGGGATTGTAAGTTTAGCCCTAATTCAAGTAATATGGGTAAAGTTACATGGGAAGAATGCATATATTGTGGAACAACGAAAAACATAAAGGAAAACAAAAATGATTGATTTTGAAACGGCTAGAAGATTAAAAGAACTTGGTTTTGATTTTAAAAGTGGTAAAGCGTGGATAACAGACTCTAGTGGTGTAGAGGTAATCTCTTATCCAGAGTTAGAAGACAATGAAAACGAAGAAAAATTCTTTATCCCAAGTGTAACTGAATTGATAAAAACTTTACCCCCCTTTATTAATGTGCATGATAGATATTATAAACTTGTTATTTCTCTTCATGTAACAGGGGAAAAACCAGATAAGCATATTTATGCAAGATATGAAATGAATATGGGATATGGAAAAACTCCAGCATCTCTTTGCGGATTCCCATCAGACCAATGTTTGGAAGAGCAGTTGGCTAATTTACTTATATATATTAAAGAACATGGGTGGATTTAATGTTAATCCCACAAAGAAGTAATGTATACAGAGGTTCAGCCTATAGACAAGATGAAAAAGAAATAAAAAAAGAACTAAAACTTGCACAAACTGTTCATCTTGCAAGATGGGATAACAATGCTAATTGTGGAGTCTCAACAGGAACAACAACTAAAGTAGAAGAAGAAATAACATGTAAAGAGTGTAAAAAGTTCATAGAAAAAATGAAAAAGGAAAAGATAAGGGCAGAAGAATGTTTTAAATTATTACAAGAAAATGATAGTGAAAAATTAAGAAATAAAATAATAAAATCTATTGATTGTTGTCATCGCCAAATTTGGCTAGATGCTTTTGAGTATGATTATGACAATGATATGAAAGAAAAAATAAAGGATGTTACTCATAGTTAATAAAATTGATTTAAATTTATTTTAATGGTTGTATTTTAGATTTACGCTCTTATATTTTACTAACAATTTAAACAAAAGAAATAAATGAACAAAAAACTGACAAGATTTGATATTTTATTAGAAATTATTGTTGATATTTTTAAAAAGAACAACAAGAAAGAATAAAAAATGAAAATACTTAAAAAAATATTTGAAAATAACGGATATGGGTGTAATTGTTGTAGACGTGACGAAGAATATTCAGAGTGGATTGAAGAATCTGAAATGTTGTCTTTAAGAGAAATTTTATATGAAGCTATTGAATGTGCTAATACAATAATAGGTATTGGTGGATGTGTAGGTACTGTTTATGAAAAAGATGGAGATGTATTATATGGATTCACATCTGATATATATACAACAGGAGGAGATATATATATTGTAATAAGAAATTCCAAATATTTAATTTATTCAGACTCAACATCTAACAAAGAAAAAATATTCAATAAAGAAGAAATATTAAAAATTTATGGTAAATGAGGTTTTAAAATGAAAAAAAATTCAAAGGTTGTACAAGAATGGTTGTCTGGCAAAAACAGCAAATCAAGAAATTTATTCTCTGAAGATGGTGTGATATACAGTTATGGACATCATTTCCCTATCGCAAAATTAGGCAATCCTGTTATAATCACGAGTAGAACTTATTCTTCAAGCACTGGAAGACATGTAGGGATTGTACAAAGAGCTTTAAGTGAACATTACAGGAAATATATTATTGCACCACCTGATTGTGGAATTGAATTTTGCAAAAATAAATTTATAGAATTTTATGAACAAATGATTCAAAAATTATTATCGTCTCATTTACGTTCAAGGACATTAAAGTTTTATTATAATTCTAAAATTAAAATGTTTCAAGATATGATTGAATTAATACAAAAAATGAACTAATAATGAAAATAAAAATACCAAACAAAGCTATCCTGTGCAATAAAATGAGCCAAGTTAATTTTTTTATAAAAGAAATTGATAATTTAGATTATTCGCAAGGAGCTTTAGAAAGTATTAGAAAATATATATCATTGTATGGAGAGATATGTATAAATTTATTGATAGAATTTACATACTCAGGTATGATTATTAGAAATAAACCATTATTGGCATATGCAAGTGCAGAATTCTACAAGTTAGTGAAAAAAATTGAAATTATAACATTTAAAGAATTTTTAATGGATAACATTGAAATATTTAATAATGAAATGTTATATATAATTATTCCAGATAATAATAATTATTTAACTATTAAAAAGTTTTTATATAAAAATAAACCTGAACATAAATTATTACTTGAATATTCTTTCTTTTCACTATTTAAAGAAGAAGTTGAAGAAGAACTGAAAAGGTTAAAACAAAAATGAAATACAAACCAATTGACGGAGTAATAGAATGTTCAAATGAATATGAAATACAAAGCGTTTTAGATTTTTTTGAAAAAGCTGATTATTGTAATGATTTTTTAAATGATGCACTTGGGTGTATGAATAGACATTCCGAAAATATTTGTATTAATTTTTCTTTAGATATTTCTGGTAATAACAATTTTGTAATGCTTACAAGACCAGAATTGAGATATTCAGAAAAAAGTTTTTATCAAAGTCTTAATATTAAAATATATAAATACTCAGATTTTGTAAAAATGTTTCATCCATTACTTAGACATTCATATTACATAATAGAACCTAATAATACATCTAAAAATAAATATAAAATTAGAGAAGTTAAATATAATAAACATAATAAAACATTATTTGAATTTTATCCTTTCTTTTTAGTAGAAATGTTAGCTAATATGGAGTTGATAAAACTTAATGGTAATAAAAATGAAACCCAAGAGAAAATTAAAAAAAATTAAAGGAGTTTTAAAATTAATTTCTATAGAAGAAGTTAATTCCTTGTTTAAAATATTTTATATCAATGACACCTCTAAAAAGAATAGATGTGTGGAAAGCATTTTATTGCATGGGTATTCGTGTATTAATATATTTATTAATATTTGGAATAATACATACGGAAACGATTTTATATTTGGATTTGTATCCGAGGAATATTATACCACATATGGTATTAAAGTGTTTTCTTTTTCTGAATTTCTGGGGGAGCAAGGTTTAATACCAGTTATTGGAGTAACATATTTTGTTATTTCACTATCAAGAGGGAAATGGGTAATAAAAAAGTTAATATATAACGAAGAAAATAAACATTTGTTTGGATTTGAAAACTTTTATCTAACTAGAAAAGAAGCAGTTTATGAAAAAGAATGGATGTTGAGTATTATTGAGTATTATAATGAATAAAAATGATAATTAAAATATAAATAATAAGGAGATTTAAAATGTCATTTTTCGGAGTAACTAAAGAGGTATTAGAATTTGTAAACACTCATCCAAACGCAGACAGATTGGATATTGGAAAACTTGAAGGTTCTAATTTTCAATTTGTAATACCAAAAGATAAATTTAAAGCCGGTGATGTAGTCCTTTATTTTCCAATAGATTCTTTAATCCCAGAAAAAGTTCTTCAAGAAATCGGACTATTAGGACTTCTCTGTGGAAAAAACCAAAATAGAGTTAAAACCAAATGTATAAGGGGAGAAATATCTCAGGGGTTAGTTGAACCTATTGATTTACTTGATAGGTTGTCTTTTCCAAAAACAAACGAAATGTCTCCGGAAATTCTCACTGAGTTTCTAGGTGTAGAAAAGTACGAACCAGAAGCTATTCTAGAAGGAGGAGCTAATCTTTTACCGTTGCCAAATTTTCTTTCGGTTTATGACATTGAAGGTTGTGAAAGATATCCAGATGTAGTAGAAGAATTGATGGATGTTGGAGTTTTTATATCGGAAAAAATAGAAGGAACGAATGTATCGTTTTCTGCCAATGTTGAGAAGGATGGAAAAATTACCTTTTTTACTAATCAAAGAAACTATACTCTTTTGGAAATAGATGGACGCAAGCATTCTTTATGGGAAATGTTTAGAAAGCTCAAGATGGACAATATTCTTACAATGTTAATATCAACGGAAGGTGCTAGTAATGTAACAATCTATGGGGAGTTTATTGGTCCTAAAGTTCAAGGTAATCCATATAAATTAAAATCTCATGAATTTTTAGTTTTTGATATCAAGATAGATGGAAGATTTATGTCATTCTCTGAGATGTTCCTTACCACACTTCACTATCGACTAGGGGCTGTTCCAACTATATCTTGTAGCGAAACGTTAAGGGATGTTTTGAATGGTAAGACCATAACTGAATACTCTAATGGTAAATCTTTACTTAATCCTAGTGTTTTAAGAGAGGGTATTGTTATTAAACCTCTTACAGAAAAGTACTCAGAGAGTCTCAAAGGAAGGCTTATTATTAAAAAAAGAGACCCCATATATTTATCGAAAGGAGAATATTAATTTTTATTTATATCAGGTTATATAAGTTTCAATAATTTTAAAACAACAAAAACAAAGGGATGATAAAATGAAATTTCTCGTAACTTATACTGGATTTTTAAAAGATGAAGTTGAATTGTGGGGATATAAGATATATTCAGAAGACGAATTTAATGAAGAAGACATTAAGGAAGCCATTTTAAAACAAGATGGAGAAATGTATAGACTGAAGGATGGAAATTCTATAGAAATGAGTTTTGAGGATTTTCAAGTAAAGAAAATAGACGAAAATCAACATAACCATATTATAAGTATTTTTGGTGGAATAAGTTGCGGACACTTCCCTGAATTGTTTTCTTCAGGTGAAATATGTTTTTAAATAGATTCAGAATGTTATTAATTATTTTTGCGTTAATTTTATTCATAACTGTTTCTTTTATGAATTTTTTATCAAAAAAGACTACGCATAATACAAAATACTATTTGATAGAGATATTTATTTCAAATAATACATATAAATACATATATGTTCAAGGTGGAGACTTGACTTATATAAATAGATGTGTTATTATAAAAGATGATTGTTATCCTTTCAATGATAAAATAGTAATATCTGGAGATTTTATAATAACTTTGGTTAAGGAAGAACCGTGTAAAAAATAAGAGATAATAATGGATAATAATTTTTTAGTTAATGGGGAAATATTTTATGTAAGAATTAATAATGTAAATGAATTTCATCAATATTTATACATTATGATGTTCATCTATAAATTTAAAACCATTGGAAATGTAAGTTTTGATAGTTATTTTGAAATGAAAAAAAATATGATAGAATGGATAGATGAAGATTCAGGATTATTTGGACATGTAAATAGATATCATCCCTTTTTTACAATAGAACGTCGGCTTTTAGGAAACATACCTTATAATATGAAAGTTTTTACATTAAGCAATTTTAAAATATGGAAAAATTTAATGGGACACATCCCCCCACTAAATAAATCAATATATTATTATATATCATTTAAAGAACCATATATTAACACAGAAGAATGGACTGAAAACTGTTTAGATAAACAAAGATTATTTTTCGGTAATGTTTTTATAGATGAAAGAGAAGCTAAATACTCAATTGAATTATTAAAAAAGGAGAAAATTATATGAAAAACTGGGAAGGTTCTGCAAAATATTGGGAAAAAGCTTTTAACCCAGTAATAGGGTGCAATAAGATTTCTGAAGGATGTTTAAACTGTTATGCCAAAGGAGTTGTTGAAAGATTCGGAATTAATGACGGTGATTTTAAACCTACTGTTATGACAAATGCAAAAGCTCCAAAATCTGGGATTGTTTTTGTTGGTAACATGACTGACATTTTTGGTGAGTGGGTTTCTCATCATCAGCTTTTTGACATTCTTTACTCTTTAAATGATAAAGCAATCAACTTAATTTTAACCAAAAGAGCAAAAAGATTTAACGATTTTGCATGGCGTAAAGAAGAATGTTGGTTCGGAGTTACTTGCGAGAATCAGACAAGAGCAGACGAAAGAATACCAGAATTATTGAAAGCTGATGTATTACACAGATGGCTTTCACTGGAGCCTTTACTTGGTGAAATTGATTTACAACATATAACTAGAAGTTGCGAACGTGGGCTTGGTGAATATGTAGATTGTTTAACAGGAGAAGATTGGCAAGAATCTTCAATATTTGGTGGAAGTAGATGTGGGTTGGAGCCAGACGAATATTATGAAAAAAGAATTAAATTGGTTGTAATAGGAGCAGAATCACTGGGAAACAATGCAGGACGTGAATGTAAAATTGAATGGATTGAAAAAGCAGTTAATGATTGCTTAAAGGCTGGTGTCCCTGTTTTTGTTAAACAAATACATATTGATGGTAAATTAATAAAAGACATAAATAAGTTTCCTGAGCATTTAAGAATAAGACAAATACCAGATAAATTTAAAAATTATAAAGGAAATTAAAATGGCATTGTCAGGAAGAACAATAAACGAATTAGAAATAGAAATAGAGATCAAATCTGAAATAAAAATATTAAAAGAAACGGTTAAACGTTTAGAAGAAAGAATAAAACGGTTAGAAAAACTTGAAAAAACTAAAATTGATGATAGGTTTACCAACAAATGGAACGAATTAGTAGATAGCAATCATCCAAAAATAAGGTATTAAATATGTTTATTTATCAAAATGGCGGTTTACCAATCAAAGTATGGGTTGACCAACAAGAATATTATGCTGATTCTGGATTGACTCAGCAAACAGAAGCACTAGCAAGACACCCATTCGCATTTAAACACGTTTCCTTGACCCCTGATGGACATTTAGGTAAAGGTATGCCTATTGGTGGAGTTTTAGCAATGAAGGGTGCTGTGTGTCCTAATGCTGTTGGAGTGGATATAGGTTGCGTTGATAAGGATACCGAATATCTAAGTGAAGAAGGCTGGGTGAAAATATCTGAATATAAAGGGGAGAAAATAGCAGAGTATAACGCAGAAGACAATTCTACGGTCTTTAGAACGCCAATCAACTATGTTGTGTTACCAGAGACTAAGTTTTATTACTTAAAAACCAAATATGGTATTAATCAAATGCTTTCTGGTGAACATACTGTATTATTAGAAAAAGGAGTTCATCACAGGAAAGGTATGATTGGTAAGAAATATACAATGAAGATGGAAGAATTATATAATTATCATCAAAATAGAGTTTTAGGAATGAGAGATTACTTTATTAATGAGATACCAAATTTGATAATAAACACATCAATTCCATTGACCGACGAAAAAATAAGAATTCAGGTTATGGTCATGGCGGATGGCTGTTTGGATACTAAATCAAGTTGCGTGTGTAGATTTAGAAAGTCAAGGAAAATAAAAAGGGCAGAAGAACTATTATCGGATTCAGAAATAAAGTACACTAAAGGCATATCTAAAAATGGAGATGTTTGGTTTCGATTTAAACCACCATTGATGGAAAAAAGAATCGGGGTATTTAAAAATGCCTCAGTAGAGCAATTGAAAATAATTGAAGATGAGATTATGCATTGGGATTTTGATACAACGCAAAATTCATTTTGCAGTAAATATAAAGAGGATGTTGATTTTGTACAATATGTATTTGCAACACAAGGGAAAAGAACATCCATTAACTACGATAACAGGTCGGATAAAGAGACATACAGATGTTTATTATCCAAAGGTAAGCCTAGAGTACAACTAGGTGGAACCCCTAAAACAGACATAAAGATAGTAGATTCTGAAGATGGTTTAAAATACTGCTTCACCACGTCTACTGGTTTTTGGATTATGCGAAGAGGTGGCTGTATCTGTGTAACGGGCAATTGTGGAATGATGGCTGTTAAAACTGACTATAAAGCCAGTTCTTTTTCTAAAGAGGACCTGATTGAAATTATTCATTTAATCAAAGAAAAAATTCCAGTTGGATGCAATCATCAACAAACTAATAGGCATAGGAAAGAAGCTAGTAATCTATTCAATAATTACATAACATCTTGCTTTGAAAAAAAATTAACAATTAATCCTGATATTAATATAGAAGCTATTTATAGTCAACTTGGAACTCTTGGTGGAGGAAACCATTTTGGAGAATTTCAATCAGATATTGAAGATAATCTTTGGATTATGTTGCATAGCGGTTCTCGTAATATTGGATTAAAAATTGCAAATCGTCATGCTGTAAAAGCCAAAGAAATATGTAAGAAATACAAAACTCCACTTCCAAATGATGACTTAGCTATATTGTTGACCGATTCACAAGAGGGTTTAGAGTATTTGAATGATATGGAATTTGCTATTCAATTTTCTTTTATGAATAGAATGTTAATGTTGGCTGATATTAAAGCCGTGTTGGTTAAATATACTGGAAATGATTCCTTTATATGTACATCTAAGGATATAGACGACCCAAATTCTACAGTGTTTATTAATATCCATCATAATTTTGCTGCTCTTGAAAATCACTTCGGAGAAAATGTTTTTGTACATAGAAAAGGAGCTACAAGAGTAAGACCAAATATCGTTGGAATTATTCCTGGTTCCATGTCTTCTTCTTCTTATATAGTAAGGGGAAAAGATACGGAAGAATTAAAAAAATCATTCTCGTCTTGTTCTCATGGAGCAGGAAGAACAATGTCAAGAACTAAAGCCAAGGAAAACCTGAGCATTGACAAGTTTCGAAAGGATATGGGAAATATAGCATCTGTAGATATTGACTTTTCCCATCTTGATGAATCTGGTGATGCTTATAAAAACATTCAGAATGTTATGAGTAATCAATCAGAACTTGTTGAGATAATTCACGAGTTAAAACCAATAATGAATTTCAAAGGGTGATATGACAATAGTAAAAACATTTAGAAGCAAAAGGGAAATACTTAAAGAACTAAACGCAGAAAAAATACTAAATAAACATCAATGCAAAGGCGGATAAAGAAATGAAAAAGAATGGAAACCAACTATAGATAAAGACAGTGTAACGTTCGAACTTAAAAAAGTAAAAGAAGATAAACAATGAGAAATAAATTAATAAACATTACCTATGATTATACAAATTCAACAAATCTTTCATTCGCAGAAGTGGAAGAAGCAATAAAAGCTGGTGTTGAAAATATTCACACAACTTGCCTTAACTTCTTTGACTTCGCAGTTTTAGAATTAGGTTATGATGTAATCGTAGTTAAGAAAAATCTTGACAGTATTATATTGGAGGATTTACTAGATTCTTCAACAAATGTGTATACAGAAAAGGAAATACGGAGAGCTCATAATGTGAGTAAAATGCTAATAGCTGGGGCTTTTAAATTTAAAGAACTATAATATAAAAAGGAAGGCGTAAATGTGGAAATTTATGTTTATTTACCCGTATTTGTTTCTTTCGGCTGTTTATTCAACTGGTAAAAAATTCTATATAGGTCTTGCGTGGTTATTATTATGGATTATAATTACCTTGTGTGGCTATAGACCTTGCCTTATTATAGGACAAATATTATTTGAAATATCTGGACAATCACTACCTAAAGGTACTCCAATATTACTTGATAATATTTATCTTTCACTAATTGGGGCTGTGATAATAATGATAATAGGCTTAATATTAGTTTTATTTGCAAAACTTGTACATATTATTGGAGAGTATATTGAAAGAGTTGGAGCTGAATTTAAACAAAAAAGAGATAGATACTTAACAAAAAAATAAGGTTAAATTATGAATGAATTTTATTTAGTGTTTTTGATATATGCTATACCAACAATCATAATGGCATGTACTCCTGTAGATAGATGGTTATTAACTTGCGACCAAGATAAAATAATTATTATAGTATCTTTATGTTCGGGAATAATTGGATATGTAGGAAGTAATATTTATTTTCTATTTAATGGAACTTGGAAGTTACAATCATTAATAGTTAGTTTCCAGTTTGGGTTGCTTTGCATTATTTTAGGGCTAATGGTTTTTGTCTGCTCATTAATGATGGGGTGTGCAATTAGATTATTTATTATATCGGTAATTGAAAAAATAAAAAAGGAGTAGATAAATGAAATATTGCAAGGATTGCCGACATTTTATAAAAATAGATATTGGAGGATATAATCTATGTAAAAAATCAAGGCAGGTTTTAACTACAGAAGATGTGGTTAGTGGGAAAATAAGTACCGTTTATTACAATGATTGTAAAGATTGCAGAACAGGAACTTACAGAACAATAAATATATGTGGAGAAGAGGCTAGATTGTTTAGTCATAAAAATATAATAATTAGATTAGTACAGTGGATTAAATCAATACTAAAAGGAAAATAATGTTTAAAAAAATATTAAAACTTTTTCACAAACATAAAATGGTTCACGATAAAGAATTTGAATTACTTGGAACTAAATCGTGTAAATGCCATTGTTCTAAGTGTGGAGAAAAGATGTTCGGTTTTTTAATGCAAGGGGATTTTACCAAGGAATGGTATTGGATGTATGTTAAGGAGGAAAAATAAATGATTAAAAATATATGGTTCGCTATAACAGCTTTTCTACAAGCTTCTTGGATAATGTGGCTATTCATAGCCCTTTTCATATTGTCCTATATAATAGGAAGGTTTGAAATGTCTTTATTTCCTTATAGTAATATAATAATGAATGATTGGATACTTAGACATGTGTTCCGCATATTGCTCGGTTTTTGGACCTTTGTTTCCTTGTATTTCCTTCATATTATAATTAATTTATTGCTTGCAGCTTCTGTGGATATTTGTAAGAATACGAAAACCAACTACACCTATAAAAAATTCAAAGACTTTAAGGAAAGATACAACAAAGGAATAAAAAAATGAAATATATGGGTAGTAAGTCTCGTATTGCAAAGTACATAGTGCCAGTAATACAAAAATATATTGATATTAATAAAATACAATCTTACATAGAACCATTTGTCGGAGGTGCTAATGTTATTGATAAAATAAACTGTACTAATAAAGTAGGATATGACTCAAACAAATACTTAATAGCTTTGTTCAGAGCACTTTTAGATGGGCTGGAATTACCAGAAACCATAGATAAAGAGTTGTACAGTAGAGTAAGAAGTGATAAAGATTCACATCCAGATTGGTTTGTTGGTGCTGTTGGGTTTTTAGCAAGCTACAACGGAAGATTCTTTGATGGGGGATACGCTCGACCAGGATATGAAAAGGTAAAAAACGGAACCAGATACAGAGATTATTACCGAGAATCCAAAGACAATATCCTCGCACAATTGCCGTTATTAAAAAATATTTCGTTTTATACAATTGATTTTAAAGATATTGTTGATATTAATAACTCTGTTATTTATTGTGACCCTCCATACCAAAATACAAAGCAATATGCTAATGCTTTAAAATTTGACTATGAACTGTTTTGGAATAAAATTAGACAATGGAGCAATAATAATATTGTTTTAATTAGTGAAGAAAACGCCCCAGATGATTTTAAGTGTATCTGGGAACAAGAAGTAAGTAGGAGTATAAAAACTACAGATAAAAGTGTATCCGTTGAAAAACTCTTCATAAGGAAGTAATATGAACATTCAAGAAAAAACGAAATATTTGAAACAGCAGAACAAACTATTACTAGAGGATGGTTTGATACATTAAGCGAAGATAGTGAATTTATTAACAATTGCATTTATGCTAACAAAAGGATAAGTAACAAATGAATCCAAGAGTAGAATATAAATTAACCGATGCAGATTTAAAAGAATTATTAGAAGCAAGCCGACCAACTCCAGTAATGAGTATTGGAGGAAATACTTTTAGTTCACCGCAAGAAAATGCAAATAGAGCCTGGGCTAAATTAGGCGAAAGACTAAGATTTGACCCCATGTCTGTTCGTCCAATACAAGGAAAGGGGAATAAATTCTTTACGGCAATACCAAATGAGACTAAAGAACAAAAAGAAGAAAGACTTAAATTTGAATCTGAACAAAATAAAAAGGAAAAAATAGAAACTCTTAAAAAAGAGATAAAAGATAAAGAAGAAGAATTAAAGGAATTGACAAATGGATAAAGATATTTTAAAATTATTGAAAAAGCTCGAAAAATGTCTAAGAAATTATTCTAATGATGACAATTATACACTGGAAACCAGAACGTGTGAATTGATTGGAGCTAGAACACGAGTAGAAACATTTAATGACTTTAATGGTGATTCAAGAGCTGCAAAAAAGGGAATTAAAATAGTAAAAACAATAAAAAACAAACTTGGTAAAGGAAAGTGTTCTCACCCGTGCGAGGTATGCGGGAAAATAGCTTGTAAGGATATAAATAAACGAGAATTAGGAGATGGAAATGAATAAAGATAATTTTGATGGAATGATTCTTGGAATAATAATCGGAATTATAATATGTATAGTTTCAATGGCTTCTATTATTCCTCGTATATATAAGAATGGACAAATTGACGCAATCAATGGGAATATTAAATATGAATTAAAAGCCATGCCAGATAATTCAATAGTATGGGTTAAAAAATGAAAATTAAATTAATTATAAAATCTATATATGAAGAAAGTAAAGATGGAATACCTTTCATCGCTTTTATAGCAATTTTGGCGTCGGTTTTGATTATTTGTGCTTTAATTGCTCATTATTTTAAATATGGTGTAGTTTTAATTGTTTCAATTCCTGTGTTGTGTTTCTTATATATGATTATTCATGAAGCAATCTGTTATTTTAAGCGTGTACGAGTAATTTATAAAAGAAAATTATATGAAACATATAAAAAAGAAAACGAAGATAACCAAGTTGAAAAAGAATGGAAATCTACTAGAAATAAAAACAACGTGACTTTTGAACTTAAAAATAAAATGGATTGAAAATGAAAGTAAATGAAGAAGATATAAAAATGTTTTTATTTGGAAGATGGATAGCTACTTGTTATGCTGATGAACTAATGGATAAAAATGGTATGACAAATCATAATCCAGGATTTAAAAGAGAAGAAGCATTGTCAGTATTAAACATGACTGGCGGTTCATGGTGGAAGTCAAGAATAAGACACTTTAATAGCGTGGTTCTTCCAAACTATAAAAGCAATGGAAGTTATGAAGATGCTAAAAAGTTCTTAAATGAGTAAAAATATACAAAGATTTATTCAATAGTAATAAAGGTATAACGAGAATGGGCTGGCGTGTGTAATGCACGTCAGCCCTTTTTTTTGTTTTTTTTATTTATTTTTTTGTAAATATAATATATACGCATTAGCAGGCGACTTTTTTACCTTTTAATGTCAGTCATTTTTGTACTAGGGATATTTTAGTAATTGGGATTCTTATATAATTATCATTTTCATCTTTCACATTACTTAAAGTTACCCATCCTTTATATCCTAAAAATGTAAAAGACTCTTCTCTATTAACACTAATAATTTTATTTTCCTTACCCTCATAGATAACATCTAATCCAGTATGAATCCATTCTTGTGAAAATAAAGTATTAATCATTTTTTTCGCTAATATAAAAATCTTCTTCTTTATACTTCTTGTTTATTTCTTTCATAAGATAAACTTCTTTAATTTTTCTCGCTGGTCCCCATCCATTTTTGTGTGGCTTACAAAGTGCGCAACTACTTCCTTTCTTGTTTTTTGTTTTGGAAGCTCTATTTGGATGTCTCATTTATCCCCCTATACAAATCTATTTATTATATTAGAATTAACATCTTCGTTTTCTCTTAATTTCTTCATAGCCCAAGCCAAGTCGTCACTGTAAAGTAATTCCTTACCTGTGTGTTTATCCTTATATAGTCTTCCATCTGCTACCATTTGATTAAATCTAACCTGTGCTCTTTCTACATATACTTCAAGTGGCTGTGGTGAATAGTTATTTTCTGGAACGTCAACCCCTACATCAAAGCTAAGATTTTGAGTATTCATTCTGCCGTGACTGTGGCCAAATAATGCTACACTACAATAATGACTTTTATCCCACGTCCGAGGACAACAATGTTGCATAACCCAATTATGACCCAATGCTTTTATATTCTTTATTTCACATACTTCTTGAAATTGCTCTAAATGTATTTTAGGCATTTTATCGTGAGAACCTAAAATAAGAACCTTCTTTCCTTTGAGTTTATTTATAAAATAACCATGCCTTTGAAAAGCAAAATCACCTACTATATAAACTAAATCCTTTACTCCAACTACCTTATTCCAATTTTCAATTAGCCCTTCATCCATTTCTTCTACGTTCTTCCATGGTCTGTTATTATGCTTAATTATATTTGAATGACCAAGATGCCAATCCGCCCCTACCCACACCTGATTACAACTCATTTTTTGTTTCCTTTTCTTATAATAATTCTAATTAGAAATTTCTCTTATTTTTTTCATCTAGTGAATCTTGTGCCTCTTTGCGACTTTTTCTTTCTTCGTCAGTTAATCCGGCTAAATAATTTTCATGTTTTTTCTTTGAATATTCAACCAACTTATCGAATAATCTTTTGATTCTTTTGGGCATTTCTTCATCACATTCCCCTTGAACAAATCCACGAGATACAGAAATCCAAGCCATTTCAGTATACTCACCATCAGATAAATATGTTTCAGGACATCCTACTTCGTTAAACCATTCTTGTAATTTATTTACACCCTTGTCAAATTCTTTTTCATTCATTTTTATTTAACTCCCAATTTTTCTGCTTCTTCGATAAATAACGACTTTGTATATTGCATATCTAAACCTTTATATAGATAAATATTAAATAAATTACAAAGGTCTCCTTTATAATTTTTAAATATTAATATACAATAATCAGATGGTTCACCTTTAAACCACCCACCGTCAATTTTCATAGAATATAACATTTCAGATTCAATAAGACCCATTAAATTATCTATTTCATCTACAATTTTAGTTATTTCATCAGTAATATAGATATTAAATGCTTCATTTATTTTTATTGCATATTTATTTTCGAATTCACCGTAGTCAAATCCAACAGATTTTAAATATGCTTTTATTGGTCTTGGCAAATCGCAAACATAAGCTTCATGTGCATCATGCATAAGAAAAGCTCTTTTTAAACATTCTTTAAAATTTTTGTTTTTTAATATGACTATAGGAAGAATTCCTTTTGAATCTAAAAAATCTATAATCATCATACCAATTATTGAATGCATTGCTACAGAAAAGAAAACACTTGAATGCCCATTATATCTACATATTTTAGATAATGAATGAGCTATGTCTTCTATTTCTATTTTATCTATACTAAGTTCTGGGTAAGTAATTTCTTTATTAGTAAAAGATTGAAGAAAACCATAGTCTTTAAGTGACATTTCTATCATTTTATTTACCTTAATCCTTATTTTTACCATTTAGAATGGCAATTTTAACAGATTCGTCAATCATCTGATATATCATAGCTCCAAGCGGATTGCCTTCTTTTTGACAATCATGTCTATCATCTAATTCTGCTGGTAACATTCCACACTTGATTGCATCCAATGTGTAATCTATACTAAAAGCATTCCATATTGCGGCAATTAAATGAGGTTCATCTGTCATTCCACTTTTCCATGCCAACAAATGTCTATCTAGAGACTCCATATACCTTGATATAGGCTGACCCTTAGCCCAATTCCAACTATCATATTTAAGAGAGCCATTCCCATAATGGAGAGCTAATTTAACCAAAACAGATGGCGGAATTAATGCAGGTTTTGGCTTTCCAGCCTGAGTATCTCTTTGAGAACCCGTTTTCATTAATTCTCTAACACCGTGGTCTTTAATCTGCCCAAATACTTTGTTATTTTTATCCATTTTATTCCTTTTCCTTATGTGTTGATTCTTCTTTTACCATCTCCGCAAAACACTGGTCACAAAGATAACACCCCTCTATGTCTGTTGTGTAATGACTATCTTCAAGTATTGGGCATTCACACCCTTCACAATGAGAAATAACCATCTTTCCTCCTACTTCTATTGCCCTCCATCCTAGTGTTTTATGGTTTTTAATTGAATCAATGGTCTTGTTTTCGCTTACATCTACCACTCTAGTTTCTATCTTTTCAAATATTATTTTCATATTATTTCTTCTCTTGAGTTTTATTCTTATTAAATTGTTCTTTAAAATATTCTTTAGCAATATTATAAAGTTCTTCTGTTTCTTTTGGAAGTTTATTTTGGACAAACTCAGAATTAGCAACCATAGGAAGAATCTTAATGGTCGCCATTTCTTTTGTGGTTGGAATAAAAATTAAGATAGTAAACGAAGACAAAAAGATAATTAAAGTATAAGTCCATATTTTTTTACTTTTCCCTATATTTTCTTTTTCTATTTCTTCACTGGCTATTGATAATGAACAAACATATCCTATAGTTATTAGGATAAATAATACCCCCGATATAATGCTCATTATTGAGAGATACATACAAATAGCATCCAGTCTAGTAATCCAATAAATCATGTTTTCAGTAATCATTTTGTTCTCCTTAAAATGAAAATGCTAATATAATTAATGATAATACAATAAAAGATACCCAAAAGATAGTAAAAGCATCAATCCTTGATTTCTCTTTATATTTTACTCTACTATTTAATGTTTTCCTTGGAACGGTTCTGTTAATTGTCATTTTTGTTTCCTTTTTTAGTTTAAGTTTAAAATAATATAGCACGGTTCTATTGTTTTTCAAGTGTGCATTTATTAGAATATTCTCCTTTTAACTTCATCCACGTCAGGAGATTTAGTTTAAAACACGCTAAAGGGTGTATTATTTGTAATAATTGTGGGTCAGTTGCAGAAACTGTATCCACAACTTATACACTGAGCGCACCCATTTTCATATTTCATTTCCCCCCCACATTCCGGACAGCTCCCACTTGCTTTTTCTCCATCTGTAATGTATTTCTTTAATACCCTTGAGATAGATTTTTCAAAGCTGAACATGTCTGAATCACGATTTACCTTTAGTAATTGTTCGCAAATAATCTTTATTGGTATCCCATGTCTTAGCATAGCAGAAATAATACGAGTATAAGAGCCAGCGTTTGGACTAAATACATTAGCAATATCTTTAATAAAAACCTTATCTGGAATATCAAGGTCATATCTTCTTATTTTATCTATCTTTCCATTTTTAATAAGCTTTCCTGTTTTTGTTGTTTTGGCTATATCTATATTTCCTGCTACTCCACCAAATATTTCATATGGCTTACCATCCATAAGTCCAACAAAGATAATCCAATTATCCATTCCTACAGCTGAGAAGTGAATGTCACAATCTAAAATAATTGGTCTTTTTGGTGCATTATTTTCTACTATTCCACTTTTGTCTTCTTTTTTGTCAAACATTATTCCATCCCTAGAACCATCTCTATAAATAGTAAGTCCTTTACACCCCATTTCATGAGCTAATAAATAGATATTGGATATTTCTTCTTGTGTAATCTCTTTATTAAGATTAATAGTACTACTTATACTATGGGTTATATACCTTTGAATTAAGGATTGAATTTCTACTCTGTACTTCCAGTTAATTTCTCCTGCTTCACTTTCCCAATATGGAGAATCTTCTATCTTTTTATCTGGATTTAAAGATTTCCATTTTTCCAGTCCGTGATGTAAAACTTCATAATGAAGATATTTTATTCCATCAGAATCAATAGAGTCTGGTTTTATCCCATTTTCTACCTCTTCTTTGTACATTTTTCTTTTTCTACTATAACCACGTTTAAATACCGGCTCAAGTCCAGATGTAGTTTGAGCTAATATTGATATGCTATTGTGTGAAATAATATTGTTTTCCAGTAGATATGAGTGGGTTCCTTCTACTTCAATGTCCATGTAAAAATTTTCGGTTTCAACTATTTCTTTAACCTTCAATTCTTTGTATTTCCCCAGGTCTTTTAATTTAATCATTTCTAACTCCTTCTAGTCTTTTTAAGATTTCATTTTTTATTATGTCTGTTGTTTTCTGTGGTTCTTTTCTGTAGTCGCTCTCCCATACTATTAAAACATCTTTTACTCCAATTGTTTTCATTATTTCGATTCTATCCTTGTCTCTTTCCCATATTCTTTTATTCTCTTCTGTGTCTTTGTATTCTTCTGGATTCTTATGAAAGTAATCTCCTTGAAATTCAACCACCAGCCCTATTTCTTTCATATAGAAATCTGGCATAATCATTTTAATTTCTTTGTTTATTGCATTGTTTGCAACAAAAAACTTATACTCATTGTCTTTATAGAAAACATTCTCAAGTTTAAGGTCTTCTATTATCGCATCAAAGAACGCAATTGAAACCTTAGAATATAAGACTACTTTCCCAAATCTGGCATTAAGCCATCCATCATAAATTAAACTGCCGTTTTCTAGTCCATATTTTTCAATACACTTTTCCAGTGTAACAGCCTTATTTTTATTCCTTTCTTGCCACTTATTCTTGCCTTCTTCTCCATACTTCTCTATAAAATATTCCATGGAGTGGGCATGTTTCATTTTGGCAATTTTTTCCTCCCACTTTTGTGCTCCATACTTCTCAATAAAAACATCCCTACATAAAGACTTACCCTCACACAAAGCCACCCATTTTTCTCTTCCATTTTCCTCCCCGTATTTTTCAATAAATTTAACTAGACTGCCACTATTACTTGACTGCATATTGCTAATCATTTCTACTGAATCATCGTATGAATACCCCTTATTTGTCCAGAATTTAATTTGAGATGGAGTCACTGACTCCATATCACAATATGAATAAAATTTCTTAGATGCACCTGAACACTTAGACTTAAATATTTCCCACTTTTTAAGACCTTCAATCTCTCCGTGTCTTCTGATAAACTGCTCTAGCGTTCCAGAGCATCTTTCATTTTTATCTTTATATCTCAACCATCCCTCCTCTCTCCCATATCTTTCAATAAACCCTTCAAGCGTGTTTTTATGTGAGTGTCTTCTGTGTATTTCTGCCCATTTTTCTTTCCCTTTTTCTTCTCCGTACTTTATAATACATTTTTTCTCACTTGAGCTTCTGCAAAAAACATAATATGCTTTTTCTTTATCTTCTGCTTTAATATCCTTGTTTTGTATAATTTCTTCCCAAATATCCGGATAAGTATCGGTGTTCATTTTAGTTTTTCCATGACATATAATCATAACCATTGCTCCTATGTTGTTCTGTTATATAATAGGAGCAACAGTTGATGACTAACACTGCTGAATGATAATATCATCTTTTTTTATTTCAGATACTTTTTTCCATTCGCAATTTTCATCGTCAACTTTAACCAAAAGTTTATGGTCATTTGACGAATTTAAAATATATCCATCCTCGAATACAGTCTTTCTTCCTATAGATAATCCCTTCCAGTATAGTTTAGTTATTTTTTTATCGTTACCAAACATATCCTTAACGTAGATTTCTTCATTGACATTAAACCACATATTCATTACGCCTGATAGTTCGTCAATATCTACGCCATTCATTTTGAAAATATCACCAATAGAAGCCATTTGGTTATTTTCCAGTTTAATATTGGTATCTTTATGAACACAGCCAGCTGGAGCTATGGTTGTAGTAGAAATATTTCTTCTGCCGTACTTGCTTATTTCTTCCTGTAATTTTTCTGGAAGTATTTTTATATAATGACAATTTTTTTCTTTTTCCCAATTAAACACTGGAAAAGCTCCTCTTTCCTGAGATAATACGCAATTTTCTAACATATTCATTTCATGAAAAATTTTAAATAGATATTCTGAAAATTTAAAAGCTTCTTTACTACTATATTTAATTCCTAGCATGGCTAACATATCTCCATATCCAGTAATACCCAATCCAGTTCTTCTTCCATTAATATAATTTATCCTTATCTTTTCCCACAGTTTTAGTTCGTTTCTTTTAAGGTCTTCATCTTCTGGGTCAGATTTAATTTTAGTTATAATCTTGTCAATTTTTTCTATTTCCAAATCTACTAAATTATCAATAAGTCTAGTAGCAATCCTAACATTCTTTGAGAAATCATCAAAATTAAAATTACTATTTTCTAGATATGGATTACATACAAATCCAGTTAAGTTTATAGCCATCAATATACAACTTGAATAGGGTGAAAGTACGAGTTCTCCGCATGGATTACTCAATTCTGTTTTGAAACCAACATCGGCATAACAATCACTTAGAGATTGAGAAATTACCTTATCCCAATAAAAATTTCCAGGTTCTGCTGATAACCAATTAGACTCTACAAATAAATCCCATACTTCTTTAGCGTTTACTTCCTTTGTATATTTTGCTGTTTCTACAGGGGAATCTACTGGGAATCTTAGCACGTACTTACTATTAGATTTTACATGTTCAATAAAATCATTATTCCATTTAATCGAAATATTTGCACCGTTTACTTTGTTTAAATCTCTTTTTATCTTTATAAACTCTATAATATCAGGATGCCTACAATCAAGACCCAACATTCCTGCACCCCTACGCCCATTTTGACATACCTCCTTAATTGTATTACTGTATCTATTCATAAAACAAGTTACACCATCAGAAGTATTTGCTGAATTATTTACAATAGAACCACTTGGTCTTAAAGAGCTTAGGTCTACTCCAACTCCGCCTCTTCTTTTACAGATACTTGCCAGTTCTTCATCTGTTTTTATAATTCCAGAATAAGAATCTTTTGGACTTTCAATTAAAAAACAATTTGCCAAACTAACAGTCTTAAAGTCATTACCTATTCCAGACAAAGGAGAACCTTGTGGGATAATCTTTTTAAAACCGTCCAGTGAACCAATAATTTCTTCATAGCTCAACGGGTTGGGATATTTACTTTCAATTCTTGTAAACTCTCCGGCTACTCTTTTAAAAATGTCAGTTGGACTACTTTCAACAAAATTCCCATCTCTATCTCTCAATAAATATTTATTTGCACAAATTCCACCGGCAAGTTCATCTCCGTTAAAATAGTCTACACAATTTTTAATAACTTCTGTTTTAGTTATTTGATTCATCTTTTCTCTCCTTAAATTTTAAAATTCCATTATTAGATATTTTTTGATAATTACTATTGTAAAAATCTTGATTTGAACTAGGAAGCCTCATTTCATAATCATCTTTAATTACTACTTGAGATAATGTTTCGTCATATTTACCGCATTTAGCTACGTGGAAATGAGTAATATGATTTTCTATAAGATGAGTTATTTCATACCCTGTGTATATTATTATTTTATATCCATAGTAAAATAATATTTTGAGTAAAGCTCTACACACATCAATATTGTCTGGATGAAGAGGTTCCCCACCAGAAATTACTACATGAGTTATTTGTTTTCTTTCTGAAAAATTAGCAATATGTCTAAACAACTCCCTTTCATCGAACTCTTTAAATTCTTCTACATCATTCCTAAGTTTTTCATTACAACATCCAACACAAGTCCCATTACATTTTGTAAAATACACAACTGTGGCAATATCGTTACTTGGAAAATCCTTACTTAAAAATGGTTTACTAGCCCTTACCTTTTTAATTGTCATGAATGATTCCTTTTAATTTAGGCTTATAACCTAGCATAATTTACTTATTTTTCAATAGTCATTAGACAAAAAATACGGATTTCTCCGTATTATTTTTATTGTTTAATTTTTTGTTAAATATTATAATTCCTTTAAATCCATTTTTGAGAAAACAGAATCTTTTAAAACTTCCCAAGCAGTATTTTGAAACCATTTTATAGATTCCTGAAATTTAAACCAATCAGAATTTTCAAAACAATCTTTCTTTTTATAGGAACTAAACATCCACCCATTTGTAATTACTGCATCATTAAACCATTTTTTACTATCATACTTGGGAAGTGCAACTCCACCATAGCTTGGGATTAATGCCATTTTTTCAAAGTATTGTAATCTATCAAGTTTATTTGGTAAATCAAATGCAATACTTAAATGAAGCATTAATTCTATTAAAGATTTACGAGTTCCCCCTAGTTCTAAAAATAAACTCTTTGCCGCTTCAAGAAATATTTTATTATTATCTCTATGTTCTTCCATTAATCTAGTATCCTTCCACACCCTTCCTATCTCATCTGGTAACGTCTTTGCGTCTGCATGACCGATGTTGGGACTTACGGACTCAAGGGGACCTGACATTGAATTAAACGACTCATAGTATCCTACGAAGTTAGAATGAGCCCAAGTGTCTGCAAACACATGACAGGCTATTCCTAATTTATACAAACACTTTTTATCCTTTGCTCTTTTAAATAGCATTTGTGCGTTTTTACTATTTGGGGTGGTGTTTAATAAATGAAATTTACCATCTTTTCTAAGTGCTTTTTTGCTGGAAAAATTACCAGGCACAAAATGAAAAAGGGGATATATTCTGAATAGTTTCTTTTTAGGATTAAAAATATTCATCGTCTGACTAATGTAATTATGATACTCATTAATTCCTTTATTTATTAGGTATTCATTTACATTATCATCAACCATCTGTGAAGAATAAGCTATTATCTCAGCTTCGGCTGGAGAATATCCAGCCTTAGTTGCAATTAAATAAGTTACGCTGTGATGAAATTCAATATCCATTTATATATCTTCTTTGGAAGTGGTTGTTGAATCAGTTTCTACTTCTGGAATATTTGCATCAAGAGTTACCAATCCCTTTAACCCGTTTTTGCTACGAATAGTACTAACCAACTTACGAGTTTCATTACTTTGTATTACTTTTGCCAAGGTATTAGCCTGAGCTGTATCTTTTACATTTTTATAGACTTCGCTAGTTTGTACTACTTCTAGTAATGATTTATTATCTTTAATAGCTTTTACTATAAGAAGTATTATAAATACTCCTACTATTATGGCAATACCAGTTATTGCCATCCAAAAATAATAATAAGCAGCCCCTGAAAACAAGGCTATACTTGCACCAAATAAAGTAAGTTGCAATGCTAATCCAGCTAAATTTGGAACTCCAGCCGCATAACATACAATAATAAAGGCTATTCCTCCAGCAAATATAACAGAACCAACTATAATACCCCAATAGAAAAAATTCTCTACTCTTTTAGTTTTATCATTCATTAGTTTTTCAACTTTAGATTCAAGGTCTTCTGTATATGCTTTCATTTTTTTTGCAATAATATCTTTATCTGCTAACCCATTGGCTACCATAATAACTTTTGTTGCTTCTTGTTTTACCTTTACCTCTTTGCTTGTTGAATCTATAATGTTTGCTGATGTTTTAAGTTTTTCTGAATCCTCCTTTAATAAAAGATTCATTCCAGAAAGAGCATCATCTGTTCTAATTGGGGTGTATAAAGAACTACATCCTGTAATTAAAAATATAGTCATGATTGGTATTAGTTTTTTGTACATTTTTCTTCTCCTCTTTAAAATTTGGTGCATTTAAAATATAATCTAAAATAATTAGTAATAAATAAAACAAAATAATCGTAAATATAAATAAAACAACTTTTAATTTCATTTCTTAATAATTCTCTCATAATTACAGTTATGATTAGAACATATGTATATCCCAAGAAAAACATCATCAGGGACAAATATTAAATAACATTTACATCTTGGACATATATCCATTTTAACTTTCCTATAATTAATATTAGTTTATAGGTATCGGGAAACGGCAAATAATAAAGTCATTTGGGTTCATTGCTTCATCAAACCCTATCAAAAATAAGTATTGAATATCATCAATAGTTTTTAATTCTCCGATTGTTCTCCAATTAACATCTTTTTTGTTTTTTACTTTATAAAATCCGTCTTTCATTATTCAACCTCTTCTTGTTTTGGTATCATGTCAAATAAATCAGCATGTAATATATCCATTTTATTTGCGATGTATGGGTCTGAGGTTTTTATATAGTCAGAATAAGCTTTTAGTGCAGCTAAAACTGCCATAGATTTATCCAGTTTTCCAATATCAAAAGAAACTGGAAGAGAAAATGGTTTTTGAGTACTTTCAATTAACCCATTTATAAAATAAGACTTTACTTCGTTAGCGTTTTCAAAATTAAACATTTATAATCTCCTTTTTTTATTGTGGTGTACAAGTTTTTGTTCCAGGATAGCCATAATAATCCCAATTAGGATTCAATATTACATTAACACCTTGTGTGTTTGGAGCCGTTGAAATTATTGCATATTCAATTACTGATTCACTTTCATAAGTAGTTAATATTGATGTTCCAATAACCCATAAATAATCACTTCCAGATGGAGTTACGGTAATGTATCCATCATAACTCCCATAAAAGGCTAAATTAGATTTATAAACAACACTACCTTCAGGAACATCCACTCCATAATATCTAGTATATAATCCACCACCATAACTAGAATCATAATCATCAGTTACTAAATATTCCAAATCAATGATTGCACCTCCTGTTATATTCACTGTCCATCCTACTGCTTCTAATTCTGTTTTATCTGTCAAACCTTGACCAGTTGGAAGAGTTGTTATCAAGCCACTAAATGTCCCATTAGTTGTTCCTGTAGATACTAGCATTGAAAGTAAATAATTAATTTTTGAAGCACCTAATAAAGTATTATCTACATTTATATTAGTTAATATAGTTCCAAAAGGTATTGTAAATAATGAAATTTGCTCTCCATTTAAATCAATTGAACTAAGAGATGTTACTGCACCAGAAATATAAATAGTATAAGTTCCTACAGTTGAATAAGTATGAGATAATGTTACAGTACTTCCTGTCATAGATTCATTAACTATATTACCATCACCATAATCAACAACAAGTGCAGTTCCGTTAGCTCCTATTACATCTATATAGACTTGATTATCTAATAATAAAACAATTTTAATTGGGTCTCCAGTATGTAATGGTACAGTTGCAAAATCAGCAGTATATAAACAATTACCTTTGTATGATACTAAACTATCTATTAAGAAGTCTTCACTTGAAGAATATCCCATGTAATAACCACTACCAATTATTAATTGATTAGAAGTGCTTGGGAATGTTCCAGCAATTTCTGTTTCAAGAACTTTTGTTCCATCCATAAACATACGAACAATGTTACTATTATCACGAGTTAATGTTATTTCTTTCCATTCATTAACAGGTAATGAAACCGAAGAACCATACCAGGTTGAACCAAACATCACTCCAAGAGTAGCTCCAGAAGTAAGGATGGACCAACAATCATCGTAATAAGAACCAGCTATTAATAAAATTTGGTCATAGGCATATTTTCTTTTTACTCTAAATTTAACAGTAAACACTCCATCAAACGAAACAAAAGAAGTAGTTGCTGAATTTATCCATGTATTTTGATAAAGAGAAGCACTTGATTTTCCAAAAGCAGAATCATAAGTAGTTAATTTTGCCCCATAATTAGCTGTAAACGAAATATTATTAGAGCCTGAATCAGAAATTGTTGTAGATGCATCAGCTCCTTCAAAATTTAATATAATGTCAGGAACAATAACGATTCCAATAGTGATAGTCCAACCGTCATTCTCTAATGTAGCTTTATCTGTTAATCCTTGACCAGTTGGTTGTGAAGTTGCATAAATGCTAATTGTTCCATTAGAATTACCAATATTTGATAACATACTTAATAAAGTATTAACTTGATACTCATTTAATGTTGAATCAGTACCTGATATATTAACCAAATTACAATCTGTTGGAATTATAATATTTGATACAGTAGAATCTTTAAAATCTATGGAAGTAATTTCAGAAATATATTGTCCATGTAATTTAAAATTACAATTTGAACCAGAATAAGAATGTGTTAATGTAACTATAGAGCCAGTCATTTCGACAGAAGTTAATGTTCCATCTCCATAATCAACATCAATGATAGCACCATTAGTACCTATAATGTCAATCTCAAAAGAACTTGGTGTTGTTAGTGATAATGTAATTCCATCCCATAAATGTTTGCTATCGTTAAAATAAGAATCAAAAGCACGAATTACTCTTGCTCTTTGAAAATCATTTAAATTAAAATCAAATCCTAAAATTGCACCATAATAACCATTAGTAACTGATTCTCCATTGTTATAATTTGCACCAATAATAACATCTCCAGTATTATCTGTTATGGAAGTGGTTAATAAAGAAGAACTTTCTATATTATCAATAGTTATTTTAGAGATAGTATTAGATGCAGAACTCGCATCCGTATTCATCCATTCAATAATTTCCATTTTATTTCCAGCATATAAAGTAGAATCAGTATCTCTGACTAGAGAAGCACGATTACAATAACGACCATCAGGATGAATATCTAAACAGTTACCACCATTCCATGCTTGACCTATAATTTGTTGCCATGCTCCATTATTTACGAATTTACCAACAATAAAAATATCATAAGGAGTATTTGAAAACTTCATATTTGAAATCTTCATATTTTGACTACCTTGAAAATTAACAACAGATTTATCATTAAATGAAGAGTTAGAAGATTGAAATACAGGATAAGTTTCACCATATCTCAAAGCGTTTAATGATTCATTATTTTTATCTTTCCATTTTCTTAAATATCCATCAGTTTCACCAGTAAGATTATTAGAAGAAAAATAAAATAATGGTTCTAAATCAGCAAAAACATCTTCTAAATAAATATCAGTGATACTAATCGTCCATCCAGCAGAAATTAAAGTTGTTTTGTCAGTTAAACCTTGACCTGTTGGCAAGTAATTATTTTCAATAGTTAAAATTCCGTTAACAACAGAACTTGCAACTAAATTTGCCAATAAACGATTAAGTCCAGAAGAACTTAATTCTTTAATTCCTGTAGCTATAAAACTATTAATAGAAGTAACACTAGAAGCTAAAATAATGTTTGTAATTGTATTGTTACTTACATTGATTTCAGTTATGGCATTACTTGTTACACTCTTCATGCAAACGTTATATTTACCATTTGATGAATAAGTATGATTAATAGAAACACTGTTTCCTGTCATGGTATAAGAAATAAAAGAACCGTCACCATAATCTAAAATAACTACTGTCCCATTTGGACCAATAATAGAACCATTAAATTGTGAAGATTCATTAACAAAATATATTAATGTTGGATAAGACAAAACTGTTTCAGAAGTTCTAAAATTAAATTCATAAATATAAGGACTTGTACTTGCAGTTCCATAAACACCTTTCAATCTCAAATATCTATAAGGGCTTGTATTATTAGGATAAGTAGTTAATACTCCAGCAGTAGAACCACCAATAACTTTATCAAGTGATAAATCCAACCAATTAGAATCATCAATACTACCTTGAATAATCCAATATCCATGAGTTGAAGTATTGTTTTGTAATAATTGTATCATATCAGTTTGATATAATCCGCCAAAATTAAATTTAATCCAATTATCAGTTACATTAATTGCTTGAAAATAAATATCATTAGCAGAAGAACCGTCAACTAATTTAGAATAAGTTGTATTAGTAAACATTGAAGATGAAGAAGTTGTAACTGTAATATTAGAAGTTCTATTGCCAAAACTCATAGCATTAGTCCATTTTGTAGGACTTTCATCATAAGAATAAGAATTGTTATATTTACTACTATCTACTATGGTATCATTAAATAAGTTTTCTTCTAAAACAGGATAATCTACAATCATTGAAATTAATAAACCATCTGTATAACCACCAGAATTTTGAACAATATTTTGTTGATAAGAAGAATTCATTAAAGATAAAGATGAAGGTGGTGTTGTATCCTCAATAAAAGTACCAGTACCAGAACTTTCAATGACATCCCAATATGGAACATTATTGCTTATGTATAGTGCTTTATTATCACTTGATTCTGGCGGTGTTAATGCATATAAAACTCCACTTACAGTATAGAATAAGGTTCCATCAGCAGGTTCTGAACCTCCTATGTATATCTTTGTTTGCCCTCTAAATTCTGGATTTACTATTAAACTTTTTATCATTGTGTACTCACTGTGTTTATTGTTCCATTATTTATTACTATTAACCCATCATTCAATACAGTAGGTTTCAACTCACCATCTTTTTTAACTAATATACCATTAGTAGCAGACTTATTAGGGAAAGATATAGCCCCTACTATTTTTGTATTCACATTTTTACTCTTCATGAATACTCCTATTGTTAAGCACTAACCAATTCATGTAACGGGTCTAATAAAAATTTACATCCAGCAGCACCGTACCAATTAAATTCAAATTCAACAGATAATGGATTAGTGGTAGGACAATCAATATAAGTATCAATTCTCCACATTGTTAATCCAGTTTCATTATTCCATTCCGAAGTAGCATCCGTTTTATAAACACCACAAGTATTAGAATAATAATCGTTATAAAAATCACCATCGACATCTTGTGGAACTCTTACTTTGATTTTAAATCTAGTGCCAATGTAATTATTAACTGTACCTTGTGCAGTTAAATTAGCATAGCCTTTAGCGGCAACGTAGTAAGACAATCTATATCTTCCAGGGGTTTCAACCGTTATTTGTGGTCCAAGTAAAGGACTTCTTCCTAAAATCATAGGAGTTACATTATCTCTATATTGATTAATAAACATTATAGAAGCAGGTGAACCACCAGTTCTGTAAATATTTGAAGAACGAGCATATTGATTATATGAATCTGCCATAAAATAATTTATATTTCCAGAATACTCCATAGCAGATTTACAAATTTGTAAATAATCAAAATTAGAATAACTTTCATTGGCAGATGTTTTATTATCACCAAGTAAATATGTATTACAATGGTCAACAATTATAGTTGTACCATAACCTGTTCCCCAAATACAACCAGTTGAACCATCATAGGGATAAGAAACATTATTAACATTAGCTGTTACTGTATCAATATGAATAGTACATCCATTATCATAGCGAATGAAATTACTTGGTCTCCACGAAGAAATAGTATCTACGTCAGCTCTAGTTAAATTTCCAAAATGAACTTGACCTTTAAAACTAGCATTAGTAACTTGTGCTCCACCAATAAATGCAGCTTTACCTCTTTCGTTATTTACGATTATATTATCAACCGTAATTGGACAAGCACCATGATAATGACCACCAATATCAGAATTATTACAGTCGAGATAAAATACATTATAATAACTTGGAGTAGCATCGTTATTATTATAATTTGCTGTGCCGTATGCTACAGCAGGGTCTTCTCCCATTTGAATAGTAATGTTTTTAAGTTTTCTTATTGCTCCAGCAACATATCCTACAGTTCCATAAACATTCAATCTAAATGGCATTCCATTTTGATTCATGTAATACCAAACTTTGTTTAAATCTAAATCAATGTCTTGAATATCACAATAACGAATCCAACAATCGAAACTGAGTAAACCATTATAGATAAACAAATTATTACCAGTTCTATTTGGCGTACCAAGAACACGAGGCATATCAATATTTATATTTTTAAGCGTTAAATAATCAATTGTTTGATTTACAAAAGCAATTGAAAATGGGATATGATTACAACTTGTAGCTGTTCCATTAACAATAATATGTTCGGTATAATTGATTACATTACAACTTAATAATTTATGTTCATTAGCATCATTTAAATAAAATACGCCAATATCGTCACATCCAGTAACTTTATTAACTACTGTATTAACAAGATTAAACTTCCATAAAGCTTGAAACCAAAAACCATAACCACCTGTAGAACTACCTGCTCCATAATTTATCAAATTATTTTCAAATGATGCTTGAGCACAATCTCTAACTTTCAGATATTGAAATAATCCGTCATTAGCAATTTGGGTTGAAAATACAGTTGCATTATTATCATTTAATCTACCAAGAGAATCTGTACCATCGTTATCTACATCTTCACCATATCTACCGAACGAACATTCACCAGTATAAACTTCTGTATGAATATTTGAATAAGTTCCTGAACCGTTATTATTGGTAATATTTACTATATAATTAGTTGTTGCGGAAGTACCAGCAGTACGTTGAACTTTTAATCCAGACCATGCGAATGAATAACAAGAACTTAAATTAATATTATTTCCACCAGAAGTAAAATAAGCCCATAATGCAGCATCATTTCCCCATGCAGATATAACCTCAGTTGGAACTATATCATAAAATTTATCTTTTTTACCAAAAGGAGATTGTAAAGCAGCCCTTGGACAACCAATAATCATAAATGAGGTTGCAGCTGAAGAAATAGAAGGAATTACTTTTGCTGCATTATAAGCAGTTCTTCTTAAAATCCAAGCATCACCAGTTGAGATTGTTGTAGGATATACGTTTCTTGGAGTTGCTGGTGATACACCATTTCCATCTGAACCTGCACTTATATCTACATAAATTGCTGTGTAAGTGTTTCCACCATATTGAAATGTTGACATGTTTTATCTCCTCTATTTTCTTATTTTAAAATTAAATGTTAATCCACTGCATCCTGAAAAGTCAAAATTTATATTATTAGCATCAATTATTTCAAATGGAATACTACCACATGAGTCATACAGTCCAGTTACACTATTTAAAACACTAACAACAACCGAAGGGTTTAATTCGTCCAGAGAATGTTTAACGGAAAGAATATTACTTGTCCATTTACATCTATAATCTGAAAGACCCTCATCATAACCAGCATCTGTTCCATAAATAATTTCAGGAACTGAATAATTAGAAGCTTCACCAGAGCCAAAAGAATAAATTATAGCCCAAGAACTTTCTCCTCTTTTATATAATTCACCAGTGTCAATATTTATGTGATGGTCTCCGTTTTTACCACCACTAGGAGCTGCGTTACTTGATGTAACAATCGCTATTTCACCAGTAATATCAACCAACTCATAAGTCTCTGTTGTAGAGTTATATCTTAACGTTTGCCCATTAGACGGAACTGTATCTGTTATTACAACCCCTCTTAATTTTATGGCATCAATCGGTCTAGTTGCCGGATGTATGGTCGATAAGTTTATAGTCATTAAAATCTCCTTATTATGTATATTATATTAATTAAGCCCTATTTTAAACACTTGTCTATTTTATAAAAGGTCAACGTTATGTTGTAACCGATGGTGCTGGGTTTACTCCAGAACCAATAGTCATAACACTCGGATTGTCAAAGCCATCATCCATTGACCAGAAATAATAAACAGTCCCTGGTGTATATATGTTAGAGTCATTGCTTATAACATAAGAATCAGTTGATGGATAATCCATCATAGTCTTTATATAATATCCACTTGTTTCATGTTTTATTATTCCATTTAGTTGATAATATCTTCCATTAATTGCTGTCGTTCCAGCTCCAGATACAGTACAAATAAGAACACCAAGTGGAGAATCTTCCTCTACTCCTATAATCCAATTAGCTATAACAATAGAACCATCTGGACTATAAAGAGAAATTACATCAATACCAGAATCTACTAATACTGGAAGTGTTTTACCAACCCATTTAAAAGAATTACTCCATGAAATATAATTTCCTGCGCTGTGTGTTATTAACATTCCTCCTTGACCAGCTTGAAAGCTACCTGGAGCTAAGGTTAAATTAGAGGTTGGGCTTATTATATTTCGTTTACCAGCTAATACTGTCTGATTGCCAGATACATTCATTGTGTTTACCGGATAGTCATATAACCAGGTTGGCACTGAGTTTATCATTTTTAAAGATTGTCCCTCTATTCCCTTTGCTAATCTCGCAGGTTCTCCATTAGCTCCACCATAAATAATATCTCCGACCGCAGTCATCGGATTTGTGATTCCGGTATTTAGTGATGGTTTATTTGTTAAATCGTTATAATTTCCACTAAATAACGTTGGTTTATTTGTAAGGTCTGCATAATTTCCACTAAAAGAAGAGACAATTGGCTTATTTGTTAAATCGTTATAATTCCCACTAAATAACGTTGGTTTGTTCATGATGTCATTATATGAAATAGTAGTGATAAAACCAATGTCATTAGTGTAACTAGATAGATTTTTAGATATATTATCAAGAGATGACTGCAATGCGAAAATAGAAAGGTCTGGTTTATTAGTTAAGTCTAGATATGAAAAAGCACCTTGACTTTCGTCTATTATAAAATTCAAGTCTTCAACCCCTAAGTCTAGAGTTATAATCCATCCTATAGTCCCACCAGCATATACTAAAATGAAAGTATCTAGCGAGTCTATGTTTATTATTTGAGACTCTCCTTCTATGTTTTTACCATTTCCGTATATGTATAACTCGTGTGATAAATTAAGTGCCTTGATAGCCACTCTGTCTCTTATGTTTGGATTTTGTGGCATATTTAAGAGAACAGCATTGTTTGTTGTATTTGCCCTATATCCATGATTATCTACCATTGTTAACTCTGAGGTAGAAACTTCCTCCCATGTTATTTTCGTATTTGGAATAACATCTATGGAAATAACACCGTCTGTTATTATCGGGTATCTTCCATCATGGTCGTGAGTAATAGTAGAATATACCCCGTCGTGAGTATGACCCATTACAGAATATACTCCGGCATGATTATGAGAAACAAGAGAATACTCAGAAAGGTCTGGTTTATTGGTTAAATCGTTATAGTTACCTTCAAAATATCCAGATGGTAAAATTGGAGTATTTGATAAGTCATTATAATTTCCACTGAACAATGTTGGAATATTTATTAAATCATTATAATTTCCTGAAAATAAATTAGGAATATTCAATAAATCTAAATAGTTACCAGAAAACAATGATGGGAGATTGGCTAAATCTGAATATTCCCCACTAAAATAAGAAGATGGCAGAGACGGAGCATCTATAAGGTCTGAATAATTTCCACTAAATAATACTGGCTTATTTACTATATCCTCATACGAAACAACAGTAATATATCCTACATCATTTAAAAAACTAGAAATTCCAGATGGGATTATCTGAATATCCTCATTTCTTGCATATATAGATAAATCTGGTTTATTAATCAAATCAGTATAGTCTCCACTGAATCCACTTGGGATTATAGGTTTATCTGTTAAATCATTATAACTCACGCTTAACCCAGATGGAAGTATTGGAATTTCAGTCTTCAATGCGTACTGAGAAAGGTCTGGTTTGTCTTCTAATTCATTATATGACGTTATAAAAATTCCAGACGGAAATAATGGCTTATTGATTAGGTCTTCATAGTCACCGCTAAAATAATTACTTGGAAGTGTAGGTTTATCTGTCAAGTCAATATATGAGCCAGAAAACAAAGTTGGTTTATCAACTAAGTCGGTATATGAACCGCTAAATCCAGATGGAACAACTGGAATCTCTGTCTTTAAGGCATATCCAGAAAGGTCTAATTGGTCTTCTAGTTGATTATAAGATGTTATAAACACACCAGAGGGGATAATCGGTTTTTCTAAAAGGTCATTATAACTACCTGAAAAAGTAGACTTTCCATTCCAGCTTTCTCTTTCCTGTATGGTTATATGTATATTGCTATCTTCTGCGTGTGATATTGAATTGCCAATAGCAATAGATTGTTCTTGTGTAATTCCTTGACCAATAATTACTAACGAATCAAGAAAGTCCTGCTCGGTTCCTGCGTTTCCATTTCTTAACCATACATCATAAGCAGATGCTCCGTCACTTAATTCTATAGCGGAACCATATGTCTCACCGCTGTCTACTGACATTCTTATAAATCTGGTTCCACTTAATACATCGTCGCTCCACGTTTCTCCGTCCATAGAATACTGAACCATATATCTTTTAACATCTATAACCGGAGCTGGTTCTAAGGTCTCGTCATAAGGGTTATTTTTTATGTTTAAATATCCATTGAAAATTATAGTATCACTAACACTATCCCATAATAATGCTCCAAATACTTTTGAAGAGCTACTTCTCACAGTTGAAAAAACAGTTTCTAAAACATCACTTCTCAATATCAAATTACCAACAACAACATCTCCTGATAAACTAAATCCTGTAGCTATTATTGCTTGAACTTTTGTTTTAGTGAATAATGATAATACTAAATTAGAAGGGTTAACATCTGAAATATTATTTATTTCTAAATCTATAATTTCTTTATAAGATGGCATTCCTACATATCTAAAAGTTTTTGTTGTTCTATTTACATTTATTACTAATTTGTTATTCATTAATCCCTCCGGTTCTTCCTTATAATAGTATTAAAATATGTAAAAAAACACCTGTAAAATAAAAAAGCCTCATTAAGAGGCTTTTAATAATTATTTAATATTTTTATCTATTTATTGTTTATCTTTATTTGCAAACTCTTGCCAAAATTTATGTCTTTGTATTAAAAATTTAGCAGCTTCTGAAGATGTCAAACTTTCAAACTTATCAACCAATAAATATTTTTTTACTTCTTCTTCATCAAAACCATGTTCTTGAATTATTTTTTTAATACCTTCAATTTGTACAGCAGAAATAGGGTCTGATTTTTCACCATCTTTGGTAGTTTCAGAGACCTCTACTATTGGCAACTTAATATTATCAAGTTCATTATCTTGGTCATATAAATAGAGACCAACACCTAAAAGTGTAGCACATTTCTTTAATGCATCAGTAGTAGCTATTTTAAGGTCGTCTCCAAGACAAACTACTCTCCCATTATTATATGTGTTGATGGAAACCCCACCCCATTGCTGTTTTTCAATCCATTCACTTTTCTGCTCTCCTGGTTCACTTGGAACTTTTAACATCCCACATACAGCAACTTGCTTTTGAGAAAAATCTACTATCCTATCAATTATATTAAAACTCCAATTAGTTCCATATACTTCATTAAGTCTCGCTATAATGTGAGAACCAGGAACATATTCTATTTCTTTTACTTCCTCTCCTCTCATTATCATTCTTTTTTTAACAAGTTCACTAGGAAATTCTTTTTTTAAGACTTCTATATCACTATATTTTTCTTCAACCTGTGCTGTTTCTTCAACTACTTCTTCTTCTTTTTTATCCATTTTCTACTCCTATAAATATTCGTTTAAAATTAGATAATACCATATTATCTCTTTTATACATTAACTCTTTTCTGTCAAATAGTAAATTAGTTTTAAACCCATCAAATATAATATCTGATGGAAAATAAGCATAATTGACATCTACTTTAAAACTCCAAAACTTCTTGACCATTTGATATATTAAAAAATCAACCATTGGAGAAGATTTTTTTGTACATAAAAATTTTCCATACATTTCCTCGGGTAAAGATATATAATTTTTAAAACAACAGTCTTCAAAAATAGTTGAATCTATTATTAAATCATTATCATTACACTTGTTATTTACTATTTCTAATATTTTACCTCTGTCATTTAAAACCGGTGAATAGATGTAAAATATTCTTTTAATACACCCAAACTCTGGACGTACAAATTCTTTATATTTATTAAATGGGAGTTTATATATAACCCCATTAAAAAATACAAAAATTTTTAATTGACATTTGGGGCAAACTATAACATTATCTCCTATTTTAAGACAATGACTACTATTCACCCCACAGTCACATTTTATAACATTTTTATTCATTTACCTTTTTGCTTGCTATTTTAGTAAATATTAATGCTTTTTGTTCATCACTAAGAGTTATTTTAGATAGCCAGTTATTCAAACTTCCTTTTGAAACATTTACACCTTCCCTTGCAAGTTCATCAATAATTTCTGAATAACTCTTACCAGCACGACGCAATTCAATTGCTAATTTTCTAGCCTCTCTTTTCATCTTCACCTTCCTTTGTCATTGATTTATACATTTCTTCGCCTTCCTTTCTAAACTCTTCTTGAGTTAGAACTTTTTTATCTATTAATATTTTAATTAAAACATTTAAAGATAAATCTACATCCATAATCCTAGAATGAGCTTTGTTAGCAAAATCAACAAGTGATTTAATTGATTCTTTGTCTTTTGAAGCAAGTGTTAGTGAAGTAATTATAGAATCCATCTTTATACATTCGTTTTCTGCAATCTGCAAAGAATTTTCTAAAGACTTATTCACTTCTTCTAGTTCTGCAATCCTAGATTGCATTTTTTCTATTTCACTCATTTTTATCTCCTTTTTTTGTAACTGATATATTACCAGTTATTTTCTAATTTTAACCTTTTGATTGACGTTTTTTGTTATACTTTCTATAGTACTATTCCTTTTTGAGCGTTCTAATGCACCAAGAGGGTCTGGAATACTAGAAGCTATACGAACTACCGGTCTACCAGTCTTCTCATCTATAGATGCACCAGGAATGCTTTTAAGTAAACTATTATTTTGAATTGTTCTATTCCCATGGTCTATAAAGTTAAGCATAACCGGTTTACCATCAACATTGATTAGTTTTTGATGTGGTTTAACTTGAATCCCTGGATTGTTAGTCTTTATGACGGAACTAGTTGCATTAAAAACCCTCCTTAATTTTGATGAACATTTTTCACATTTAGCATTTTTCCTTCCATCTTCGTCTTTCATGGAAAAAACTAATACTACATCTTCATTACACTTTTCACAATGAAAATCATAACTTGGCATAAATCCTCCTTTTATATTGAACTTAACATTTTCATGTCTTTAATTAAAAACGTTCCATCTTTATATCTACCAGTAAATAAATATATTTTATTATTATTAAGATTATTTTTTAAAGCATCATATACATCTGGAAAAAGAATAGCATCCATATTTTGTCTTTTATCATAAATATCTAAGAAAGCCATAGTTCTTCCATCGTTTTTACTATTTAATTTACTAATAGAATGTAGCTTAATTTCACTAACCATAGCCACTATCTTTAAATCACTATCTGATGGGAAAAATCCGTCAATCATATCAAGTATATCTGTATTGGTTTCTTCTTCTATTATTTTTTTGAATGGCTCTGTAGGGTCTGCTGTAACATAATAATTACAAAGGACAAACTCTTCTCCAAGCATTTCTTCAAGAGTTCTTTTTTCTCCACTATATTCAAAATCTCTTTCTTCTTGTGCAATTTCTGAAATACTGTATTCAACTCTTAATTTAACCCCAGAGGCTTTTCTTTTTTGTTGGTCTTTATATTTTACTATTTTCTCTTTTACAAATTCATATTTTGCTAATAAAATATCTCTGTGCTCTCCCATGAAATCAAAAACCCCAACATTAATCATATTCCTCATAACATCAGCACTTAATACCCCCATATCTGAGTTATACAAAAATTCAGTAAAACTTTTTAAATATTCTCTATTTTTTATTAATTCTTTTACTGTTGGAGGAGTAACATTTTTTATAAAAGATAGTCCAAATTCTACAGTTTCATCATCTCTTATTTCAAAATAAGCACCACTTGTTAAAGCACTAGGAGGAATTAGTTTTACACCAAGTGTTTTAATTTCATTAATATATGTACCTATTTTTTCTTTTTCATCTTCTCCATTTATTAATTCACACATAAATTCAGTTGGGAAATGAGCCTTAAACCACGCTGCTTGAAAAGCAATTTTACCATAAGCTACGCTATGAGATTTATTGAAAGAATATTTCTGGGCTGTTTCAATTTGTGAAAATATTTCTTCTGTAACACTGTCAGGTCTGCCAAGAGACTTTGACTTTTCATAAAATAGAGTTTTTGCTTCTGCCATTTTTTCAGGAATTTTCTTGCCAATAGCTTTCCTAAGATTATCAGCTTCTGTCATATTAAATCCAGCATAGTCTTTAGCAATTTGCATTGCAGTTTCCTGATACAATACAGTATTAAGAGTTTCTTTCATTGAATGCTCTAAAGATGGATGTAAATATTCTATCGGAGATTCACCCTTTTTGCGCTTAATATAAAGTTCAGTTACACCTGCATGAAGAGTACCAGGTCTAATAAGTGCAGTAAGAGCAAATACATCTTCAAAACAATTGACTTTCATACTCTTACACATATTTTGAACATATTTACGTTCTAACTGAAACACTCCTGTAGTTTCTCCTCTTGCAAAAAGTGCTAATGTTCTTTTATCATCCATTTTTATATCTACTTCTGCATTTATTTTAATTCCACGTCTTTCATATATCCTATCCATAACCCTTTTCATAATATCAAGAGTATTTAGTCCAAGAACATCTACTTTTAAAAATCCACCATCTTCCATGTCATACATATCCCATTGAGTAATAGATGAGAATTTATCGGTTTTTGGAGATTTAAATAATGGCATATAATCTGTAATTGGTTTAGGCGTAATTACAATACCAGAAGCATGTACTCCTGTTGATTTTGATTTACCTGCTAAATCTCTAGCTATATTAAATATCTCAGGATATTTTTTAGCTTCTTCTTGTAATTCAGGAGAATCTGCAATAGCATCTTCAAAATCTATATCAGCAGATGCTGGAAATTTTTTAGCTATTCTATCTGCAACTTTAGCATGGTCTGGAATCTGTAAAGCCATAGCTATATTTCTAATTATTGCACGAGACCACATTTTACCAAATGTTATAATGTTAGCAACTCTATCGTTCCCATATTTTTCTTGTAAGTGAGTAATAACTTCGTCTCTTCTATCTTTACTAATGTCCATATCAACATCAGGCATACTTATACGGCTAGGATTAAGAAAACGTTCAAAATACAAACCATATTTAATAGGGTCAATAGTTGTAATTCCTACAGCATAAGCAATTAGCGAACCGCAAGCACTTCCACGACCTGGGCCTACTGGAATATTATTATCTCTACAAAAATCAAGAATGTCTGCAATAATAAGAAAATAATCAACAAATCCCATTTTACTGACTACTTCTAACTCAAATTTTGCTCTATCGAAATATTCTTTAGTTTCTGGAATATTTTTTTCTTTCCATCCTTTTTTCATTTTCCAACGAAGAAAGTCTAAATTATTGAATTGTCTGGACATTTTTTGTCGCCTTCCATTATTGGTTTTAATTTCATTCTTGAATAATCTACAAGCGGAGTAGAAAGAGGATTTTTAATATCTACATATTTCTTTTTTATGCCACTATTAGGTTTCCAATAACTTTTAGAAATACTATCCATAATAGCACTAGCTTCTTCAAATGGCATATCTATACATTTAGATACAATACCCATTTTTGCTAAAAAGAAAAGTTGCTTAGGAGTACACAATCCTTTTTCACGCCTCTTTATAATAGCATCAACTATCCTGTTTGCAAATCCTTTGTTCATTTTTTTATCCATAAAAATTCCAACTTTTGTTAGAAACTCTATTTGCTTTTCACTAATAGGTTGAAATTCCCAATGAAATATAGGTTCATAATTTAATAATGAATCATTTTTAGACAAAAATGCAAATGTTTTAAAATTCTTTAAATTCTTTTTAAATAAATCAACTTGCGCAATTTTTCTAGCCTCTTCCATTTTAGCTTGAAAAAGAATACAATCAATAATATAATGTAAGTCAACTAAATTATAACTATTATTACAATTAGAAATGAGAAAATCACGCATTGCATTAGCTACAGCTTCGTTTTCTGCAATTAGTTTAGATGGATGAAATATCTCTTTATTTGATTTCCATATTAAATCAAATAATAATAAGTTTTCTTTACCATTCATCAACCTTGTTCCTCTTCCCATTGCTTGTTTATAAAAATTAAAAGATTGAGTTGGTCTTAAATTTACAATACAATCAACTGATGGCTCATCCCAGCCCTCATTAAGAAGCAAACTACAAGTTAAAACTTTAATTTTATTATTAGAAAATGCTTCTAGTTTTTCTTTTCTATCCTTATCTTTACCTGAAATATGAGTAACGTTAAAACCACAAGTAGACATTGCTTTTGCAACTTCTATAGCTCCATCAATTCTAGGTGTAAATACCACTATTTTTCTATTTGGAGTGTGTTTCATTAAATATTTTGATACAGCTGAAAAATAAGGAGAAATAGCATCTTCAAGTTCCCCAACTGAAAAATCTCCAGAAGAGTTTTTAACTTTTGAAATATCTACAGATATATTTGCAGTACGTGCTATTATATTAGACAACCAACCATCTTTAATGGCATCTGGAAGTTCATATTCAAATGCTTTTATTTCAAATACTTCGCTTAATTTTTTCTGGTCAGCACGGTCTGGAGTTGCTGTAACACCTAATAATTTAGATTCAGAAAAATGATTAACTATACGCATATATGTATCTGAAACAATATGATGTGCCTCATCAACTATTATTAAATCAAAAAAATCTTTAGGATACCTATTAAGCCTTTTTTCTATACATAAAGAATCTTTACTTGCAAAAATTAATTGATGATTTAAATCACCAATAGAACTTTCTTTCTCTAAACTAAAATCAATACCAGAATCAATTTTTAAAAACTTTTCTATTGCTTGATTTATTAATTCTTCTCTATGAGCAATTATTAATACTTTTCCACCATCTTTTATAATATCAGAAGCTATGGAGTTAAATACTATAGTCTTACCACAATTATGAGTAATTATATTACCTTCCATTAAATATCTTCTATCACCACTTACATGAAATCCATAACACGTTCCTACTGCTTCTTTTTCTATAGATTTTATAATTCTAAGAAAAGGTTTTTCTCTAAAACCCTTTATTATTAACCCTGCATCGCAAATGACACCATGATTTAAAAATACCGAATCGCACAGTCTGCCTAAATCTTTTCTTATATTAACATTCTTTTTTGGAAAAAAACAAGAAGGATTTCCTTTGTTATTTTTTAAATGAACCATAAAACCTTTGATAAATTCAATTCTATCTTCGAAAGACATTCTAAAATACTCTTCTTTAATATCCATATCTTTTCTTGCTTTTATACCTAACATATAAGGTTCAAGGAGTTTATTTTTATAAGGATTCCCAACTCTCAAAATAGGAGCCATTATCATTTTTATATGGTTATTTAAAAGATACTTTGAATAAAAACTCATATGCCTAATTGGTACATCTTTTATTACGTCTTTATTGTTACTAGTATCAATAATTGAAAATAAATGATTTCCACCAAGAAGAAATTCGTTTCTATCTCTTGTAGATTTAACTCTATATATATCATCTTCACTTACAATTACTTCTAATACTGTCCTTGGTGTAGAATCTGCCCCCATTAATTGGTCTCCAGCCTTGATGTCTTCTACTTTAACTAAATGACCAGTATATTTTAAAACTCTTTGTCCTTTTGCATGACATCCCGTTGGTAAAACTAATAAAACTTTTTTAAACCCACTTAACCAAGCTTCTTTTATTGATGATATTGCTTCTTTTTGATAAGGTCTCAAATTTATCATTTAAAAATCCTTGTTTCTAAAATATTTTTCCCTACATTATACTTTAATAATTTTTCCAAAAGAAATAAAGAACTTCTAGCATCACCAAGAGCATCGTGATTACCATATTCTATATTAAAATATTCACACAATGTTGAAAGTTTCATATCATCAACATCTACTTTTGCTAAAGATGCCATAGTACAGGTATCTATGAATCTAACTGTTCCGAGTGATTTTCCACAAAAATTAATTCTCTTATTGATAATAGGGAGGTCACTTTTTCTTATATTATGACCAACAATAATAGCCCCTGAAAAAAAAGATAATATCTTTTCGTGTCTTTCTTCAAAACTTTCTTCTCCTAATCTTCTATCATCTGATATTTTATGAGTTTTTAATGCGTAATATGTACTCTTTCCGCCTCCAAACATCCTAGAATATTCATTTATTTTACCAGATAAAAATTCTACTATTCCAAGTTGTATTATCCTATTATTATCTCCAGATTCACCTGTTGTCTCTATATCAACAGCTATTAATCTCTCAGTGGGAAATTTTTCAATTATTTGTTTAAACATTTATTAACCTTTCCGCAAGGTTTAAACTCTCCACAAATTCCATTTCTAAATTCACACATTGGACACATTAAACATGCCAACTCTGGGTCAACTTCTGAAATTTTAGACTTTAATTCATCAAAAAACTCACGAGTATAAATCTCGGCTTTAGAACACATTCTTTTATGAGACCAGTCAATAATATGTTGAGCATTGCACATTATAAAAAAATTACGAGGAGCTAGACGACCATGAACTACAGCAGAACCTATATCAGGTCTACCGCTTTGAACTAGGAATAATGCTCCATTTTTATCATGAGTTCTCATTTGCATTACTACGCAGTATGGAATATCAGTACAATAGATAGCAAACATTTGGGTTCTGATTGGAGAATGACCGCTTTTATACCACTTACTCAATGAAGCTTTGGATTTAACTCCGAAAGAATGTTCCATACAACGTTCTAATAATCCTCTGTCTGTTATCTTTTCTATATTAATTTCCATTATTTGTTATCCTTAGTTATTTTTTCATATTCTAATTTATTGATATATACATTTATCCTAGATAAATCCTTTAGGCAAACTCCACCAGAGCTGTCTTCTCCAAGGTGTTTGCACATGACACCCTCTAAATGCCCCCATTGTTCTCCTCTTTTAAAACATTTTTCCTTGCATCCACACTTCTTCATTTTATTATCCTTTTAGCTTAAATCCTTCGTTTACATCTTTTATAAAATCATTATAATCTTTTTCTTTTGAGATATCAAAAGCTGGAAACTTATAACCCTCAAAATTAAGTTTAAATTCTATTCTGTTAGCTATCTCAACTGTCATATCTGCCATTTCTGGAGTTATATAATTCCTAATCATTTGTTCTCTTGTTTTCATAAATAAACCAGCTGTTTCAAAACCTTCCATTTTACCACCAGTAGCTATTTTTAAAAGAATATTCTGTAACTTATGGTCTCCGTCATTCAAATAATGGCAGTCATTTGTTACTACACTTTTAACATTATATTTATTAGCTAAAGATATAAATTCAGGAACAATTTTATCATAATCTGGAAAATCAATACACATTACTTCATTATAAAACCTGTCTCCAAAATTATCAACAAAAAACTTTATGTTTTCCTCTGCCTTTTTAGGGTCATAGCCTTCTTGGGAAAAATGAAAAGATACTGGACTTTTATAACATCCAGATAATATTATTAGACCTTCACCATATTTTTGTAAATTTTTTCTATCTGTTCTTGGTTTATAATAAAAACCCTCTCTATTTGCATTAGTTACAATTTGGCATACGTTTTTCCACCCCGTATCGTTCATTACAAGAATTATTATATGATAATTACTTCTTTGCTCTTTATCTGTAGCATCATCTACATAATAAGCTTCTATTCCATGTATTGGCTTAATCCCATTTTTAATACATTCCTTTTGAAACTTATATAAACCAAACATATTGCCATGGTCTGTCAGTGCAAGGGCTTTAAAACCCATTTCTTTTGCTTTTTTTGCTAATTTATCAACATCAGCTACTCCATCTAACAAACTGTGTGAAGAGTGAACGTGAAGATGAACAAAACTATCACTCGGAATAATTATTTTTTCCTCTGTTTTCTTTTCCTGCTTTTTAACCTCAATAACAGCATCTTTCCTAACTTCTTCTTTTTTCGGATATATTTCTTTAATATTTTTAAGTTTAAAAATAAAACTTCTAGGAAGGTATACATTGGAAGGAACAAATTCTCCACTAAACAAGTTCCCAATTTCCTGAGTAGAATATCCAGCAAGTTTACATCCTATTTCACAGACGAGAAATCTATTTTCTGGATGAGAAACAGCATATTTTAAGAAATCTATAATTTCAGACTTGATTTCTTCTAGGGTTGATGAACGCTCTACAGCCCAATCCTTTTTTGTTACAATAGCATAAGACCTACCCTGTATTCCTCTTGGATTATTCCATTTAGCACCAAAAAACTGTCTTGCAAATAACGCCGCACCTTTGCCGTGTTTACCGCCAGCATTAGAACCAAAAACAAAAATATCATTATTCTGAGCCAATGAAGCAACTAAAAAATTTCTAGTTCTATTTTGTATTCCAGGAGAAATACTTTCTCTATTACCTGCAACATTAAGAACTTTTATATTGTTATTAATAAGCCATTCTAAAAACTGATTTTTTGATTTTACTAGTATATACGGTTTATTATATTTTTCACATACATTAATTGTATATCTAGTTCCAACAGATTTTTCATTAGTTGCAAATATTGCAGTACCATCTGATTCTATAACATTTTTTAATGTTCTTTCTTTATAATCACCATCTATCTCTACCAAATTAAATCTATCTCTTAATTCTATACATTGACCATTCTCTGTTTTAAATTCACTAGGTGCAAAACCACCAACATCTAATCCAAGCAATTCTCCTGCTTCAAGACCTCCTCTGTCACCACCAGATTGACCACCAGAAATAATTTTATCAATAATCATTTAATACCCCATTATTATTTATAGTAAAATAGCATGTTTTGAACAAAAGTCAAGTTAAGAAGAAATATTTTTATAAGAACATACATGACATCTTAGGTTTAAAACTTTTTCTGTTTGTAAATGTAACATAGTATTTTTTACTGCATCTATTAAATTTGCAGAATCAAGACATTTTTTACATTGCAAAATACTTTCTTTCCTAATTTCTTTTAATTCTGAAATTGGTATTTTAAACATTTCATCTTCTGGAACATAAGATATACCTGAATTTATAGCATTTTTTAATAAATTTTCAGCGTTAACTAAATCTTTTTCATAATCTATAAATAATGTTTCTGAACCTTTATTTTTAGAAGTATTAGCAGATAGAAAAAAGCTACTTCTAAGAGCCAAAAGTTCTTGACTTATTGCATAAAGAACTTCATATTGAGGAGACATTTAAAGTATTCCTTTCAAACGGTAAGCGTGTTTCACCTTCAGAAAGATTGTATATTTTAAAATCTTTTTCTTCAGAAAGTTTTTTAACCAAGTTTAATTCTCTAATTAACCATTCATCTCCCATTCTTAGTGGGTCTGCTGTACCTTCCCCATAAAAATGATTAGTATCTTTATTATACATTAAATCACACCCTATAATATAAATGTTAAACATTACACCATGGATATAACATAAATTGATTATATGATAAATAGAATTTAATAACATAGTACCTGAACCATCTTCGCATTTATACCAATACGGTTTATTTAAAAAAGAAGTAGTAATTCCTCCCCTAAGACATCTTAAACTTTGTCTAAAATCATCATGACTTGGAAGAACCTTCCCTGTACAAAAAAAATCGTTAGGAATAAGCCAATAATCTGTTCTTTCTTTAGTTAATGACCAAGAATTATTCATTGCACAAACATATATGTTTTTATCAATATTTTTACTATTATTATTCCACCAATCTTTAATGTATGGAGCAGAACCAACTATTAAAAAATTTTTCATAAACACCCCCTTATAATTATATTAAACTGCTTTAGATTCCATTATCACAGTAAAATGTTCTTCTTTTATTTTTTCCCATGATTTTTGTTCTTCTTCTTTTGAAAGAAATCTAAAATATTTATCAACTGGAACTAATACAGGACCGGCTCCATAGTCAAGATATGACCTTGAACTAAGATATAGAAATTTAGTCATTTTAGATAAGCTCTTTAAATATTCTTCTAAAACGTCTACTGGTATATGTTGAAAAACTAATGAAGCAACTACTATATCAAACTTTCTTTGTTTTAAATCATCCCATTGATTAACAGTAAAAAGTTCTAAATTTTTTGTTTCAGAATATCTTTTATCTTTTTTTAATAATTCTATCATATTGGGAAAATCATAACCTACTACATTGTTTGCTATATTTGTAAGCGCAAAAGTATTTCTACCCATCCCACAACCAAAATCAAGAACATTTTTATGTTCAACAGTAGAAACTAACTTTAACATTTCGGTTGAAGCAATTAAATCTTCCCGTGTCTTAGCTACACTAATAATTAAGTGTGGAGCAGTTTCTTCGTTAGCTTTTCCCCAATCGTTTTTATAAATTCTCATTTTTATTTCCTTTTATTGCTACAAAAAATATTGCATTTCCTCTTGAAAACATTACCATTTCAGTATGCGTAAGTTTATATCCTATGCCATTAAATAGTTCTTCTAAGTCTTTAACTTCAAACTCCCTATAGTGCCACTTGTCAACATGCTGTGCTGACTTTTCAGGAACAGTGCCAATGATAAGACGAGGGTTTAATAATTTAATATTCTGCATTACAACTTCAGGATTAGGAAAGTGCTCAAGTATTTCACAGGCAACTACAACAGTTTTAGTATTATATATGTTTGGCTCAAAGCAGTCTTCTTTTCCTATGTCTACAATAAAAAATCCTATATCTGATACACGATTATCTTGTGCAAACTCTATTGTTTCTATGGAATCATCTATTCCAACTACAGCACAACCGCAAAGTTCATATAGTAATTCACTTCCAAATCCAGAACCGCATCCAATATCATAAACTCTATCATCTTTATTTATATACTTAGCCGCCATCCTATAACGTGTAGATGGTAATCCTAAGAATTCATCCTTTTTTATAATTCTTTCACCCGAAGTGAATGACTTACTTCTATTTCTATTTTCTTCGTTCATTTTCCTCCTAACATATCTCATTTATTATTTTTGTCATTTTTTCACATGCTATTTTCCAAGTCCATTTATTAATCATGTCTCTTCTTGCATTAATTCCTTTCATGTTCTTATCTGACCTATTATTATAAACAAATCTCATAGTTTCAATTAAATGGTCTTTATCTATCTCTGCCCAATTTTGACCAGCATAATGAGGAAATTTAGCACATTGTTCATCTGAAACTGGAACTATTTTACAATCCACTAAGTACCCATTATCTTTATTTATAAATTCAGTATGTGAACTCCAGTTTGTTGCTATACATGGTACTCCACACCCCATGCTTTCACTAAAACATAGCCCCCATCCTTCTCCTCTTGTAGGAGAAACATAACAGTCTATACTGTTATAAAATCCAGCCATATCATCGGCATTAATCATTTGCGGCATCAACATTATTTCTGAATCTTTATTTCCAACAAAATTACGTATTTCTTTTATTTTTTCTTTAACTGTTTCTGTAAATTTATTTGAATATTCATAATGAGCATATATTTTTAACAATAAAGAAACATCTTTTCTACCTTTAAAAGCCCTAAGATAACATTCAATTAAAGCATTTGGATTTTTTCTTGGAGTCCAATCAAAATTAGAACCAAAAACAAATTTATTTGGTATTTTTTTTATTAATGGTTTTTTTTCAGGGCTAAACCTATCAGTGTCAACTCCGTGAGGAATTACAAAAATAGGGTTTCTTATTCCTGAATTATAAAACGTATTTTTATTAAATTCACTATATGTAAAAACATAATCCATAGCCCTTATTGGCATTACCCATGATTTTGGGATGCCATCTGTTTCAAAAGTTGTCATACAAGAATGGAAGCTCTTACCTTTATTAATTATTTGATAATTTTCTGGTGTTACATTAAAAATTACAATATCAAAATCTTCACTATCCTTATTCATTAATGGATTCAATTTATTAAAAAATTCTTTACCTAAACCAACAGTACCACCCTTATAAAATTTTAAAGATTTTAATTGTAGATTAACACCATTCATATTATATACATAATTTCTTGATGCTTCACCATATCCGCTTGGGTCGTGAAAAGACCCTACCCATAATACGTTTTTCATGCTTTCACCAATTCAATCTTTTCTTCATTTTTGTTTTTATTAATCATACGAGATATTAAAACATCCCACTGTGGGATAATTTTATCCCAAGAATATTTTTCTATTTGCATTCTACCGGCAATACTTAACATTTTTCTTGCTTTATCACCTGTTATTTCTGGCTTTTTAGATTCTGGATAAGCTTGTTTTAAATAACTACCCCATTTTTCATAAAATACACTATTATCATTATAATATAATTTATCTAATCTCATAGCATAATCATAAACATCAACAATGGCTCTTTCTATATTAGAATTTGTTTCTGTAAAATAATCTGAAACACTAATTAATTCTGAACATGGAGCACAAAAGTCAATATGACCTGAATAATTAGTGACAACGGTAGGAGTTCCACAAGCCATAGCTTCTGCAATAGGGAGACCAAATCCTTCTCCAGTTGTTGGGAGTGTAAATATATCGAACAGGTTATAGAGTTCGCACAATGTTTCTGAAGTTACACCTGCACCTACGTTCATTTTTGGTGGAATTATTACATTACCGAATAACTTGTAAGTATTTATTAGTTCTGGTATATTCCAACCAAAGTCTTCTCCTCCAGGAGTATGAAGGTAAAGGCGAGCTTCTTTTTTACCATCACGAACTTCAATTTTTTCGCTACCACAAAATTCACATTTTTTTTCAGAAAATGACATTTCTCCACATTCACAACAAATACAATAAGGTCTACAAAACAAAGAAAAAGCTTGCATTAATTTAGGGATATTTTTTCTTGGTTGATTTCTACATACAGTCCCGATTACAAACAAATCTTTAGACTTGTATTTTATACGTAGTGATTCTTTATTACAAATAGGTTTAAATATATCTATATCAACACCATGTGGTATTGCAACTATTTTATTAAGATTTATCCCTAATTTTATAATTTCATTAAACCCAAAATTACCATATGCAACAACCATATCAATGTTTTCAAGTAAATTTTTCCATCTTATTGAAAATGGAACACCATCAACAGGGACATACGATATTAATTTATAACTATTTCTATAAGGGCTCTTTATCATTGACTCTATCATCCATATATCTCCAACTGTCAATACTATTTCTGGCTTATAAACAGATACAACTTCATTAAACGTTATACCAGAATACATATCATCTTTAGTTGCTTTTGTAGATATAATTTCATAAGGAACCATTTCTTGGTTTTTTTGTCCATGCCAATTAAACCACCCTATTGTCTTTATTTCATACTTTTCCATATTAAAAAGACCAATAGCCATTTCTTTAACAACTCTTCCGAATCCTGTATGAATCAAACTTGAATCACCTACAATTAATATTTTTGGTTTCATTATTTCCCCTTTTTTATTATTGGATATGGATTACCATCTTCCTCTATGGTTATTTCTTCAAAGTCTTTCATTGCAACTTTATTTTTAGATATTATTTTTTCAATATCTCCAACTCTTATCATTGACAAGGCTTCTTCAATAAGATTGTGTTTTAAGATAAGTTCTTTACCTGCATTTTTAGAGATAAGCCTAGTATTTTTTCTTGATGTTAATTTTGCCACTTTACCATCTTCTGTTTTAATTTCTCTATCGCTATGACTATTAATCAAATCAACTACCCATGAACTTAAATTTTTCTTTTCTTTATCAATACATGTTGCTATAGTAGACATAGAATCATAAATTCTTATTATTTCAGATGGAGATAAATCTTTTACCTCGTCAATTGTTTTCACCTTTGTATTAATTACTCCAACAGCAGAACCAATCATGGCTACAATAGTTATAAAATTAGCATATTCATAACATGTAGAACGGCACTCACAATTCCAACAAAATGAATTTAATACTGGTTTTGGATTATTATTTTTTAATATCGAATGAAATAAATGGTCAAAATATTCTAAATACTCAGGGATATCAGCCCTATAAACATATATATTTTTTTGCCTATTTAAACGTAAATATTTATAATTAAATATCACCGTATCAAAATTATCATACTTTGGGTTAGTAAAAAAATATGCTGAATATAACTTTGTTTGATGGGAGTTTTCAAGTTCTTCTGAAGTGGGCATAAAAGCACCTGTTTTATAATCTACTATTCTTAAAGTATGATTATCTATAAAATCTACTCTATCAATGAACCCCCTTGCTGAAGCTCCTGATTCAAGATATAATTTAAACCCTATTTCTGTCCCTATAACATCTAAAGAATCTCTAGGTTCTAGAGAAACTTGATTAAAAAACATTTCTTTAGCATCTTTAAAATATTGTTGGTTAGCACATTCGTTTTCTTTAGAAGCCTTTAAAAAACACTCTTCTGGTGTTTCTTTATTACCAACCTTATAATATAACTCTAATGAATTATGTGTTAATAATCCAGAATCTATTTGAGGGGTTGAACCACCTCTATCTGAACTCAATTCATATCTATTATAATATCTATAAGAACATTGTTCATACAAAGTTCCACCTGAAGCACTTAAAAATTCACATTTCATTACATTCTCCTTAATCCACTAATAGTTATATTAATTAATTCAAAAAGTAATTTATTATCAATTTTTTTTATATTAGTTTTTGTTATTTTGTTTTTTTTGCGTAATTTAGGTGAAATAAGAGAATATTTTTGATTTTCATTTAAAGAAGATATATCAACTCCCATTATTGATTTAATAGATTTAGCCAACATATAAGAGTCTGCTATATTATCATCAATAAATCTTTTTCCTGTTAATTCCTGAACCTTTAGTAAATAACTAGTATCTTTTTTTACAGAACCATCTCCAAAAATCATTAATTTCCATGTTGACGGAGGTATTATATACATATATATGTTTCTATCAGACCATATACTATTTTTATTACAATAAAACAACATGTCTATTACACCTCCCAATTCACCCAATTCAAATATAGAATTTGTATCTAAAAGACTACCATAGGAATAACCTTCTCTTACAACTATAATCTCTTCCCCTTGAGACGTATGTTCTTCAACCACATTAGCAAGAAATTTACATATATAATCGAGTCTTTCTATTCCTCTAAGCTCTGCGGTTTTGATTACGTTAGAATAGAAAATCTCTTCTTCTTTCAAAACAGAAACTCCTGTGCTAGTAAGAGATTGGTCAATTCCTATGATAGTTTCCATATTATACTCCTTTTATATTGTTTTAAAACAACTCTTCCTTAAAAAGGAATATCATCACCGAATTCTTCTTCAGCATTAAAATCTCTATTATCAATTTCACCTTTAGTCATTCTTGTATCTTGACGAGGACCTCTTTCGTAATCTACACTGGGGATTTGTTGTTCTCTTGAATCATTTCTGCTTTGATATTGTCTGTTTTGATAACCAGGTCTACGTCCAGAATCATCTCTTACAGTTTCAGTTCTTTGTCTTTCAATAGGTATATCTCCATTTCTTTCATTAAAATTTCCTCTATCATCTCTACGCTTATTATCACTTCCTCCTCCAGATTGACGTGCATTTTCAATAGAAGTTGCTACTAACTCTACTTCACTGAATCCTGTTTTTTCGTTTCTTCTTGTTACAAGATAACCTTTAATTTTAACCAACATATGAGCTCTCATAAAATCAGCAGTTGAATCAGCCAATTCATTCCACCCACTTACTCTGAAAAACGTAGCATTTTCTCCGTTTTTTACTAATACTGAGAATGTTATCTTTCTATTCCCAGTGTTAAATTCTTTGTATTCAAAACCTTCATTGTTATTTTTGTTTTTAGTTACAACACCTTGAATCCAAAAACGATTTATAAAATCATTTTTACCGTTTTGCTCACTTCCATTACCTCTTTGCTCTTGTTGAGTTCTTTGTTCTCTTTGCATTTTTAGTCTCCGTTGTTATTATTTTATTAACTTCTATACAATAGCATTTTTTTTGTATTTTTCAAATCTGAATATTATTATTTTTGAACATTTTTCTAACTTCAAAAATTGGCATTTCTCCTATGTCTTTTACGCCTCCAAATTTAATTTGCTTTACAGTAATTATATCTTTAAGTAATAGGTTTAATTTGTCCCTCCCTATAATACCATTTACATCTTCATCGAGAGCATTGACTATAGAATGGCACATTGATAGTAATTTATAAATATGAAATTCAAGAATGTCCTTTCCGCAAATAGCTACAACGTTTCTAATTCCTGATTCCCAACATCTCCAAAAATCTGCAAACCCCTCTACTACAATAGCTTCTCTTTTTTCTATTATATAAGGTTTTGAAAAATACAATCCATATAAAATATCCTTTTTATTACTACCTTTAACTATTTTATATTTAGGAACAGATTCATGTTCTTTAAGAACCCTGCCTGAAATACCAACAAGCTTAAAGTTTTCATCTCTTAGTGGTATGGTAACTCTTTCTGGTCTAAATAAGCTTTTTTTCCAAGGACTATCATATGCAGGGCAAAAACCAACCTCAAATAATTCTAATGTTTCATTAAGAAAACCCCTTTTTAAAAAATAATCATTTCTCCTATCAATACATCTCTGAACAAATTCTTCATTAATATATTCACCTGGAGTAAATTCTATATTGTTATGCATTTTATTAATAGATAATACTTCATTATGAAAATTTATTAAGTCTTTCCTTGTCTCTATAATTTCAGGAGCCACTATTTCCTTTTCTAAATCTTCTAAATTAACACCATACATTTCAGATAAAAAATTACAAGACTCTTCAAAACTACAAGATTTTATTTTCATTATAAAATCTATAATATCACCATTATCTTGACAGTCTGTTCTACACATCCAATGGAATATAGGAGTTTCATCTTTAGACTTATAAAGAATAGAAAAAGCATCTCTTCTTTTACCGTGATGTATTGGACAACATGAACGTATTTGTTTTCCATCATTATGGAAAATTTTTATATCTAAAGAGTTACAAAAATCTTCTATATTCATACTTTCTGTAATTATCTTTTTAAATGCATATATGTCATACTTGGGATTACTTTTAACTACATTTACATTACATCCAATATTAGAGTGGTGTTGCAAATTTTTTGTCATTTTCTTCCTTTTTTTTCTTTATAGCCTCATCCTTTTCTTCTTCAGTTCTTCTTTTATTATGAGATGTTAAATCTATTTTATCTTTTTCTTCGTATGTTAAAGTGTCTCCATGAAAATTTAACCCTATCCCATCAATACATATTGGGCCGCCACGTTGGTCAACAACATGAATCATTTGATTATAGAATTGTTCAGTCTTTGAATATTTGTCAAGCATAACCGTCATTTCTTGACTATTAAGTCTTCTTAACCAAATAAGACATGTACAAAATCTTAAAAGACGGTCAGAGTCAGCCAAAAAATTTTGAGCATTAAAAGCTGCATTTGTACCTACATCTTTATCATTACCTAATCTATTTGCTTGTGCTCCAGCAATAATAGGTACATCTAATTCTCTTCTTGCGTCGTTTAATTTTGTAGCTATAAAACCAAGTTCTTGATATTCTTTTACCTTTTGTAATGAGTCAGAATCTGCTACTTTCAACCAATCATAAACAATAAGACATGGTTTAGTTTTCTTTTTACCATTTGGCATTATTTCATACCCAACATACTTTTCTACAAACTCTCTGATAAGAGCTATAATACCATCTATATCCATAGCCTTCGCCGCACAATAATAAAACTCTTGTTCTGATAAGGTTTTACCAAATTCATTTATTGATTTTGTTTTTTCTTCATCGTCCATAAAAGACCCATCCATAATATCCCATTCTTTAATTGCTGACATTCTTGATAAAGCTCTAGAAGCTTGTTCTTTTTGAGACATTTCAGTGTCAATATAGAATACTGGTATATTTTGTTTGGCAGTTTCTATTCCAAAGTTTAATAACAAACTTGATTTACCTGTTTTTGGTCTTGCAAATAATATTATAAACTGAGTTCTTCTTATTCCATTGATTACTTTCATTAATCTCGGCATTACAGGGATATAAATACCAACCCTACCTTTATTAGCTTTATTAAAAATTGAATCTTGAATTAATTCTTCTATACAATCTCCAAGTTTTACTATATTCCCCGTACTTCTTTCTTTTTTTATAGATGAAAAAATATCATCAACATCTTGAATTATTTTATCTCCATTATCTTTAAAGCTAGATTGAAAAGCCCTATCTTGAATTATAAAACTCATTCTAAATGATTTAATACGGATAGAGACCTCTTTTAATATTTCGATATATTTATCAAAAGATTCTTTATTAGTGTCTGGTGCTCTTAAAATACTATCAACATATTCAATTTTACCAATATATATATTAAAATCATTTTTCAAATCTTCTCTAGTTTCCATCCACTTATATATTAGACATGGATTAAAATCATAATCCTGATGCATTATGTCATATCTTTCTTTCATTTGTAATATAGTTCTATAAATAACATTAAAATTTAATGAATAAACATCATCAACTGAAACTTTAGAATATGCTATTCTTACTAATTCTGGACTTTTTAAAATACATGAGATAAAAGCTCTCTCAATCCCTACATTATATAAATTTTTTTCTCCGTCAACTCTTATTTTTAGAAGTTGTTCATAATCCATATTATGCTCCATTCCTAGATTTATCCATTTCAAATTTACGTGTATCAATTATTCTTTTCAAACAATTATCCATCTGAACAAATGATTCAGCTAAACCATTACATTGTTCTGAATATAAATTATGAACATCTTGTATATTTTCTGCCGTTCTTAAATCCTCAAATTTATCCATTGCCATAGCTTCACGCTCTTTTATCGTTTTACCTATACAATGTTTTGCCGCAAGCATTAATGCCCTATTCAAACTTCTTTCTGACATTTTCTTGGCACAATTCCATTTATTTTCCCTAGCTCTTACCCATAATACGTGAGCAACTAAAACTGATTCATACTCTAATAATTTTTGTAATGTACACTCAAATAGAACTTCAGGTTCCCATTTCATGGCGTGTATAAGTTCTTCAAGTGTATTTTCTGGTTTATATTTTTTTTCTTCAAGAGCTATTAATCCTAAATTTTTTCTAGCCTTAGTTAATGATGCGTTTGCTTTTTTTCTTAGTTCATCATTCTTTATAGCATTACATATTTGACTCTTTACTTCTTCTTCTGTAACTGACAAAGTTTCTTCTTCTTTCTCTTCTTTGTTTTTTAATTCTTCACTCATGATTTTAATGCCTTTTTAATTTTATTTTTTAACATTTTTTCAGAAACATCTTCATCATAATCAACCTCAATTAAAGAAATACCATTTGATTCACACCATTCTTTTTTTATTTTATCGTTTTTTTTAGATTTATTAAAACCTTCAACCCCATTATGAAAAAATCCTACCGGTTTAAAATGTTGAATACCATTACACTCTATTGCAAGATTCAACTCTTTTATAAATATGTCTAAATAAAGAGTTAACTGTTTTCCATAGTCATTAGTAATTTTTATAGAATACTCCTGAACAACCCTAAACGTTGGATACATTTGACGTATTGTTTCAAACACTTTTTTGTGCAGGTTCGACGCATTGCTCTTGGGGTTCAGTGACGACATCTTCCTCGACGTTTCCATGAATTTCCTCGTATATTTTTTTAATTAATTCTTTATTAATAGTATCAAAAAGAGTTTTATTGCTCTTTAAAAGAGAAACAGAACCAGCTCTGCCTTGAGCTAATTTTTCACCACAATAAGCATACCAAGAACCTTTTTTCTCTACAATTCCCATATCAACACCAGCATCTAATACTGCTCCATACATATCCATTCCGCTACCATACATGATGTCAAACTCAGCCTTTCTAAAAGGCGGTGCTATTTTATTCTTTATTATTTTAACAACACATCTATTCCCTATAATATCTCCCGATGAATCTTTTAACTTTGCAATTATTCTTATATCCATACGTACAGATGTATAGAACTTCAATGCATTACCACCTGTAGTTACCTCTGGACTTCCATAAACAATCCCAATTTTATCTCTTATCTGATTAGTAAATATTATCATTGTATTTGTTTTATTTGCTATTCCTACTATCTTGCGGAAAAATTGAGACATTAGACGAGCCTGTAAACCCATGTGAGAACTCCCCATTTCACCTTCTATTTCTGCTTTTGGTACTAAAGCTGCAACAGAATCTACAACTATTACATCAAGACCACCACTACGAATAAGTTTTTCAGCCATATCAAGAGCTTCTTCGGCATTAGCAGGTTGTGAAAATATTAATTTATTAATATCAACACCTAAATTTTGAGCATATGTTCCATCCCAAGAATGCTCCATATCAATAAAAGCACAATAACCACCTTTTGCTTGAGCACTGGCAATAATACTATTACAAAGAGTTGTTTTACCACTTGATTCGGGGCCGAATATTTCTATAACCCTTCCACCTGGAAGTCCATAAAAATATTCATCTTCAACCTTCGTTATTATCCCTATAGCCTTGTCAATAGTTATACATCCTGTAGAAATAGTCTTACCATGCCAATGAAGACCATCTACGTCACCAAGTACACAAATAGATTCATTGTTTTCTTTCTGCAAACTTAATATTGTAGCCTGTAGTGCTTCTGGGAAAAACGATAATGCTGTTGCTCTTTTTTGAGTCTTTTTTTCCTTAACCATTTATTAATCTCCATTATTTATATTGTTTCTTAATGTTGCTAAAATAGCATCTTTTTTTTCTTTTTCAAGTTCTCCTACTTCTTCTTTTGTTTCTTTTTGCATTTCTCTAATTCTAAAATCAATATCTTGAGATAGTTCTAGTTCATGTTTATATTTCATATAAGATTCTATTCTTGACACAATCCATTCTATTCCAAATATACCTATGTGAATATTTAAATCCTTTATTTTATATTTATATTTTATATTTTCATAATCAAGAATCAACGTTTTTATCATTTCTGATAATTTTTTATTGCCGTATCTTTCTATATTCTTCTTCATTATAGAACAATCTTTGATAAAATTAGGAAATTTAATATCTTCTATTATATTTTCCTCTTTATTTTTCAACATTGTTAATTTAGCCATCCCACAATAAAAATAAGAAACAAAATCTCTAGAAGTCCATTCTCTTATTGGTTTTTTCATTGATGTAGAAATTTTCATATACTTGCAAAAACTTTCATAATTTGTACGAGCCATTTCTTTTAAACTTTCTTCCTTTAACTCTGTTACCGTTTCTACTTCTTCTACTTCTTCTACTTCTTCTTCTATAATATCTTGTTGCTTTCCATAAGGTATTAGTTTTGATGATATTTTTATTTTACCAAGATTATTAATCTCATATATACCATTATATAGATGTGAAAATTGAATAATTTTTAAATTATCAATTAAAGCAGTTATATCACATGGTAATATAAGACTACTTATATATTTTGGTGTTTTATCTTCTAATAATTTTGATTTAGAAAAATCTATTATAAATTCACCATTAGATTCTATAACATATTTATTTAGATTATTTACATCTATTTTATAAATTGAATATATTATTTCCTTAATAAATTTTTTTGATTGTATTTTATTCATACTATATAAAGGAATATCCCCAATTGTAGAAGCTTTTAATTCTTTTATGTCTGAAGTTTTTACAATACTTTCAAATAAATCAACATCTACAAGATTTGCCTCATACGTTTTACCGGTTACAGGTGTTATTATATCAAAATATTTTTCATGTAATATTTCAAATAACATTAGATTAAGAATATTTACAGAATAAATACTGGTTTTTTTACCAGACCTTAAAAGCCTTATAACAAAACCTTTCTTATATAGATTATCTAATCCTACTTTTATTTGCTCATCGCTTAAAAACCCTATTTTGGAATTATTTAAAGATGATAATTGTGCTTTAGTCCATTTTGAACCTCTTATTTCTAACATGTTAATATTACTATTTATCATTTCAGTTAATAAAAAAGTTGCTTCAAATCCTATACTATTAGCTATTAAAACTGGGAAAAATATAAAGTCCATACTTGAATTCCTTAATTTAGATGCTCTATTATTACGTAAATTACAATAGCTCATAATCTTGTTTTTTCAAGCATGATTATAAACAAATGTGTTTTATAAGTGTTTCAATTTGTATAATAAGTTAATATACAACTAAAAAAGGAAATTTCAAATGGTAGAAAAAAAATTCGAAGAATGCCGTAGTCTATTAATTGATTTAGTATCTTCTGGTTATGGGAGATATACAGTTGCTAGAGAATTTGGGATTCACCCAAGCAAGGCAAGAAGGTGGATTGACAAAATTAGGAATGAAAAACAACCAACAACCAACACAGAAGATGCTGAAGTAATCATAAAATTGAGTAAAACTACTCAAAACCTAATGGATAAAAATAGAATAGAAAGAAAAAAGACTAGAGAAAATTACAGAATAACAAACTCCCTAGAAGAACTTACAGAAAAAATGATAGAACTGTTAAATGAGAAAAGTTTTTCAATAAACACTGTAACCCATAAAGAAAAACCAGATGATGTTGTAGCTATAATACAATTATCAGACCTTCATTTAAATGAATTAATTGATAATGTAGGAGGTAATAGCTTCTCCTTTGAAATAGCATCTTCTCGATTAAAAATGTTCGCACAAAAAATAAAACAATATTTGATTCCAGTCGGAGTGACGCATGTTCTTATAGCCATGACTGGAGATATTATAAATTCAGACAGAAGACTAGATGAGGTTCTTAATCAAGCTACAAATAGAACAAAAGCTATGTTTTTAGCAATTGATATTTTAGTTCAATTTATAAAAGATTTAAACGAAAATTTCAATATTTCAATATCTTCTGTTTCTGGTAATGAATCAAGAGTTGGGTTAGAATATGGTTCTTCAGATGCTGTTATGAGTGATAACTATGATTATGCGATTCATAATATGTTGAAATATTTATTTGTTAATTCTCCTGGAATTTCTTTTGTTACTGGAAATTGCGTAGAATGTTTAGTAAATATGAATGGTCAAAATGTTCTTCTTATTCATGGTAATGGATGTATTCAATCTGGGGCAACAGAAAAAAGCGTTGCCCAAATAAAAGGTAGATATGCAAGTAGAGGTGTCATTGTTAATTATGTTATTTTTGGACATACTCACAGTGCTCAAATTGGAGACCAATACTCAAGGAGTTCTTCATTATGTGGTTCTAATGCCTATAGTGAAAAAAGTCTCAACTTGGCAGGAAGAGCATCTCAAAATATTTATCTATTTTATAGCAATGGACTGAGAGACGGAATAAAAATAGACCTTCAAGTAAATACCGAAGACGGATACCCTTTCGATAAAGAATTAATTAGCTATAATAGTAAGAGTGACAAGAAAACTCATCTTCAAGAGTCAGTATTTTCTGTTGTTATTTAATCTATTTTAAGATACCCCCGAAGCCTCTTTTAAATGCTCAAATGTCGGGGGTTTTTCTTTTTAATAAAGAAATAAATTTTCCCCTATTCATCGTTTTGTCATAAGACCTTGCTAATGCAACTATTCCAGAAACCATAGCACACGACATACTATGACCAGTTAGTTCACCATATCTATTATTTGGTAATGTAGATACTATTTTTTCTTCTGTATATATATCAGCTTTACTTTTATCATTAAAAGATGTAACAGATAAAACTTCTTTATAATTTGCAGGGTAATATGTTTTTCCATCATTTGAAACAGCACCTACTACTATTATATTATTTTCAAATGCTCTTTTTATAGAATCTCTTACACAAGTAAAATCTTGACTTAAAGAAATACTTAAATTTATTACATCAACACCATCATCTACTGCATTATTAATAGCATTAGATATTCCTTTGGCAGTTCCTACACTCTTTACAAAAATTACTTGGTAAATATTTAATTTGCACAAAGGAGCTACTTTTAGAATAATTCCAGCAATATGAGTACAATGTTCTTTCCCATATTCTCTTGCTCTCATACATGTAGAATATTTATTTATACTTTTACTTATATCTTTATGAGAAATATCACAATGAGTATCTATTATAGCTACAATAGTATTTTTACCCTGAGTATATATCCAATCAAAGGGTATCTCAACTATTTTCATTTAAAGGTTCTCCTTGGTCTATTCCTGAAAAATTTTCGTTAACTATAAAATTATTTGCAGTTATCCATACTTCTTTTTTACCTCCAAAATTATCTTGAATAGTAACTAATGCTTTAGCTCTTACAATTCCACCTAAACATTGTTCTACCCACATACCATCTAGCTTAGATGAAATATTAGAAGGAATACTCCAAACAACTTTTTGCCCCTTTAATTCATCAGGTATTCTCCATTTATCATTAACAGGATTGGTATCTTTTTTTAATATAGACACTGAATATGTTCCAGGTTCTGAATAGATATGTTCTATTTCTCCACTTGTAGTAATATTTTCAGAAGAACCATCGCCCCAATTAACAATAGTCAATTCTACATCAACAAGTATTATTGATTTAACTTCATTAGAGTCTTCAGTAATTAATGTTTCATAAGTTAAAGAATCAACCTCATCAATTGTTGGATATTTTAATACTCTGTCTGGATTATTTTCTTCAAAATTATGAAAGTAAGAACCTACCGGATAAACATTACCATCATCATCACTAAAAGGAGATTGAATTTTACCATCTATTTTATAAGGAATTGAAACTTGAACTTCCAATCCATCTCCAAATATATTTTCATCTATATCCCTGTCTTGCCATCCATATAATCTTTCCCAATTTAAATGATTAACAACCTGATATTCTATAGTTGGATATATATAATAAGAATCTTGGTATCCAAAATCTCTTCCTTTTATTTCATCAATAGGTCCATCAATTAAGCCATTATCCCCTCCACACCAAAAATTTCTAGGAATAATAAAATCAGTATCTCCATTTTTAGTAAAATCATCAATATTCCATTTATTATTACCACCCTTTAAATAATGGTCTCTTTCTGTTTTAAGTTCATTAGAATAATATTCAATAGAAATTGTTCTAGCCATATTATTAAAAAAGAAAAAATTACCCTTGCATTCACGAAAAGGTCCAAACGTATGAGCATTGCTACTTGCATCATATTTTATACCAGTTTTACCAATATCTCCATTTATATATTTATTCTTTCTACTATCCCACGGTTGGATATAAACTCTTCTCCAATATTCCTCAATATAAAAATACCATTTTGGCGTTCCTAATATAACAACGTTATCTGTTTTATTTGGGTCTTTAGACCTTATAGACCATTCGTCTTCAATAGAAAAATTATAACTTTGAGAACCACTAAAAGCCCTAGAAGCACCATCTAATTCTGGTTCATGACCAAGCATAAAAAAATGACAATGACCTCTATGTGGTCTTTGATTAGATGGTATCCACCCCCCTTGATTATAAAAATTCCAATCTCTAAACCCCCACTGGTCATGATATATTACATATAATGGATAAAATTCTAAATTATCTGACATTTTAAGCTCCTGTAGATGGTGGTTTTGGTTTTGGTGTTTTAACTCTTGTTTTTATAAACCCAGCGTATCTAGGAGCTATATACAAATCAACACTTCTCAATAACCCAATAATACTAACTTCTGAAATAAAATCAGGCTTATTAGATGGTCTTCCAGTATGAACAGATACTCCTTCAAATCTAGGTTCTACAATTTTTTCAAAATTCCAAGTAGGATATATTTGTTGTCCAGCTCCCTTTCCACTAAATATACCAGTCTTATCTATTACTGGAGGATTAACCATACCCTTATATAATTTTGAAAGGTTTCCATAATTATGCATTTGATAATCTTCGGCAGTTATTATAATTTTAGGAGAAACTCCAGTAGCAGTCAAACTCATAATAACCTCCAGTAATCAATTTCTTTTACAATTGGGTCATATTTAAGTAAAATAGGATTCATTTCAGAATTTGTTGCTTCTTTATTACTTGAAGAAAGCCACTCTGACTGAATTAAATATTCTCTTTCACTTAAATCATTAATCAATAAAATTCTAATATCATCTATACTAAAATCTGTTTTATTTCTAAACCATTCATATACTCTTCCATCATTCAAATTTATATTTATTTCGTGCAAAGGAGAACCATAAACACTACTAGATATATTTTCCAAATCTCCGGTAACAACATAATCAAGTCCACTACTTATTATATTATTCCAATTAATATCATTCCATACAGATGTTTTTATTTTCCATATATTATCTACTTTTTTATTATAATAAATTCTAATTACTTCTTTACCGTTTATTATATCATTTAATATATATGGATTCTCTGCATTTTCTATATCTGAATATGAATCATTTAAACAAATTATTTTTGAAGTACTTGAAATTTCTGTACAAAAAACAATTTCATTATTATTCTTCAAAAATACACAAGGAGTATTAAGGTCATTTTCTCTATGTTCATATAAACTATCATTTGTAAAATTTACACCATCAACGGACACAGCTCTTCTTATAGAACTTGTACCATTATATAATGCACAATAATATATTATAAATTCATTGTTATTATAAATTACAGAAGGATTATAAGAACCATTATTTACACCTAATATTTTTTCTGGATTAGACCACTCCCAAGCATTAGATGAAATAGAATGATAAATAGCGTTGCCCTCTTCATTTTTATAACCAGTGTACCAAAGATGCCATATATCACCTATTTTTGCAACAGATGGGCTGTAAACCGCATAGAATCCCATTCCGTATAAACTATTGTCTCCATGAGGTATTGATACATCATATTCTCCAAATGTTAAACTATCTTTCCCTCTAGCATGTACTATAGAATTTTCTTTATAAAAATTGCTTTTAGTATACCACATATAGTAATTATTTTCCTCAATAATAACAGCTGGTCTGATTCTCTCTTCTCCGTATGGGACCCATGACATATTATTACCAGAAGAATTTTCTATACCATCTGGTACATCTGTAGGAAAAGAAACAGAATCCTCTTCCCATTCTCCAATATTCTCACTTGCACATTCAATAGAAAATACAGAAACGTTCTGAATTCCTATATCTCCAAACACTTTAAAACTTATTTTTAGATTATTACTATCTTTTGTTATAGAGTCAATTATAGCATTAGGTTTTTCTAATGGGGCAGATTTTACTATATTATAAGAAGCAACTCTCCATTTATAGCTGTAAGAAAAGCTTTCTATTCCATCAGGAATAATATCTGTAACTGAGTATGTATTATCTATTTTATGATTAATCCACTCTCCAGGTAAATCCTCTTTTTGAATAATAAATTGTGAAAATACTCTTCTTGAAGAACTGCCTATTGAACTATCAACCCCCTGAGCTACATTCATATTAGAAATTTCTCCACTTGCATCTACAGAATCCCATCTATTATTATTCACTTGAATATCACTAAAAGAACCATCACTTGTAGTAAAACTACTAGAATATTCATTAGAACCTTGAATTTTATTACCAAATGAATCATACATAAAATCCCTTAATGGCTTGCCGTTTTGAGAATCAAATGTATTAAAAAAGTCAATTTGAACTCTATTATATACTTCATATCTCTCTTTATAAATAATAGAAAATTCACCATTTATAAAACTATCACTATCAGAAGCATTAGAGATTACCATAAACATAAATCTTCCATCTTCTACATTATTATTATTATATCCATTACAATAAAATCCTTGGTCTATAAGCCCTCTTCTAACAGCTTTTTCTGTCTCTTTTATTTTTTCTATATGATATGGAAGTTCTACGTCTCTTTTATTATTTAAATCATCTGACATAGATAATAATAAATCACCCTTAGTCATACCATTACCCAAAACGGTATTCATCCATATTTGATAACCACTAGGGCTTATCAATATATTATCTTCATAGCAAGAATAAAGACCAGAAGGAAGAGGTAATGGGCTACTTTTTAAATAATCTATTTCTTGTTCTATTTCTTGTATTTCACCAATATTTACTATTGGATTTTCTAGTTTTTCAATATTACCTTCTTCATCAATTATAATGGTTTGAACACTTCCATTTAATTCTGTAATCCTTAAATCTGAAATACTTCTTTCTGGGTTATTTTCTTTAGACCATGATAACACTGGATAAGTTAATCCATCTACAAATTTTGAAGGAATAACTTCCATTTTAACCCTATAATCATTACCAGCTATAAGGTCATAACTTGAAGTATCCCAAATTATACTATGTAGATTCTCATCATTTTCTCTATTAGAGGAAAGTTCTTTTTTTATTCCATAAATAGCATCTTCATAAATTTCATGAAATACATTACCATCTACACTATACCACATTTTTAATAATTCATAATAATCGTTATTAGAGCTATCAATTCTGTAATTTATTTTTAACTGTTTTGTCCACTTATCATATTCTGTAGATATTATATTAGCCGGATTTGGAATACCTTTACTTATATAAAATTTAACACTATAAATCCATTGAGAAGAAGTTTTAGATACAATATCAAATTGTCTTATTCTTAACCTATAGTCATATCCACTATCTAATATTTCTTGTTTTGTACTATCCCAAAAAGTATGCCATGAATTTGGTTGAACTAAATATCCATCAATACTTATATTATATTCCGACATTTCACTCATTACATCAACATATTCCGTATGAGAACCATCTTCAAAAAATTTACATATCTGTAAATGTATTCTTGTAGTTCTACTCATAGTTGATTGCCAGTGAATAGTATTATAAGAATCCCAACCATTTTGTAAATAAATAATTTTTAATGGTTCGAGAATTTCTTTTTTACCAATATTTGTTTTTATTACCCACATTCCTCTTTCCCACCTATTAGTAGGCTGGTCTCTATCTGAGAAAAAATCATTTTCCCATGAACCATATCCAGGAACATAATTAGATTTTTCTGGAGCTGTATCTTCTATAACAGGAGAAATATGATATTTATCTAAAATATATTCTGGAAAAGGTTTCATTTTTATAGGGAAGGTTATTTCTGAATCACCTATTATTTTTTTACCAAATGATATACTTCCGCCAAAGAATGGATATATTCCTTTTATATTATATTTATCGTTTACAATAGTTTCTGCATCTTTTTGAAGAAATGAATCAGAGCCTCTATATTCAATAGATTTGCAATATGGTCCATAGAAAAATTTCTTTCTGCTTTCAAAACTACTAATATCTAATCTAAAAAAATTATTTGAATCTACATCGTTTGGAGCAAAAAAATCTTCTAATATTTTATAATCTGAAATTATATATTTATAAGATTTGTGACCTATTAAATCCTTAAAAATATCAGAAAATCTTGTTCCTTTACAAAGAGAACATGGAGTTCTATGAAAATTATTTCCATCGTTATATAATTCATTTATATTCCACCCTTTACCGCCACATAAAAGACATAAGTTTTTATCAGAAATTATATGTTTAATAAATCTTACAAAACCATATCTTCTATTATTATCCATATTAATTTCTCTATTTGTCAACTTTGGGTATCTTCCATTTTCTAATACATAGTGAGTTGTAATCACTAAGTTATCATCCATAGTATCTAAATCAGTTCCTGAAATATCAGTTTTATTACTTCCAAATTTGACTCCTTGAGGATAAAATATATTTTTAAGACCATAAGAATCCCAATAACTATAAGAAGAAAATCCATTTTCTAAGTTTCCGTTATAAAATGAAGAGAATGTAGAAAAATCACCTTTTAGTGCAAAACATTTTTCGTTCATTAAATTCTTTTCGTCTCTTAAATTTAATTTTAATGGTATTTGAGGAATGCTTATTGAATTTTCTATTTTTTTACCTATATTTAAAAAAGAAGGAAAACTTATATCTATAGCACCTATTCCACCGCTATCTTCTCCCGAAGTGCTATTATCCATATGAAAATAACCAAAATCTTTAGAATCTGTAAATCCACTATTATCTATAACTTCAAGTGTTATTAAATACTCTCCCTCTACTAGTTTTTCATCTCTTGAACTTCTCCATGTTATTGAATGTTCTCCCATATTCATAATAACTATTGGGTTTAATAAACTCATTCTACTTTTAGAAAAAGCATTACCACCTATATAATAACAATTAATTTGAAATTCTTCATCATCAATATCAGTAATTGTAAAATTAATAATTACATCTTTATACTGATTATTCGTAACATATACACTGTTAATAATTAATACAGGTGGACTGTTGGCACTATTTATAAATCCATTTACTTTCGAATATATACTATAATCCATTCCATCAAAAGATTTTACTCTCCAATAATATGTCATTTCGTTTTGTATATTTATTATTTTTGATGTTTTTTGAGAGCTTGAATTTCCATTAACATCTTCGTCTACTATTATATCTTCTTGATTAAAAAGTGGATTAGTAGATACTTGAATATGATATGACAACGATTGACCGTCTGGGTCATATGAATTATCCCATTGAAGAGTCACACTATCTCTATTGTACATTATTTCAACTACATCATCATAAACAAAATAAAAATATCCTGAAGTATATTCAAAGTTTCCATAAGTATTGCTAGATATTGCTATTTCACACCTGCATAATCCTAAAAATCTATCTGTCATAGGATTACCTTTTGGGTATTCGAAAAAATTATCTGAAGAACTTACTTCTCCCAAAATAAACAAACCATCACCATTATCAATATTTTCAATTTTTATATTATATCTTTTTTGGGTAATATTTTCAGGAAGAGTCCATGTAAAAACAGGAGTACTGGTAGCTATTATATTTGGACAATATTTACCACTAGATATGTCATTACCAACCTTTACCTTTAAATCAATAACAGTTGCCACAGTTATTTCCCCTTACTCTAAAATATAGTTTACAATATCTATCTCCCCACGATGTACAGCTTATTGGTCAATACTATAAAATTTCCCACTTATTTCACTAGAAAAAGTTTTTGAGCCAACACTTGTTGCTGATGGATAATCATTCCCAGAAGTTCCACATAAAACATAACACACTCTACCATAGAATCTACTTCTTGGAGACACATCAAAACCAAATGGCTGATTTTTCCAATTAGATAATATTGTCCTGGCTTCAGTCCTTGTTGGTTTCAGAGAAAATGTATAATTACTCCTTACTTCCATAGCAACTTTATTATAGGTTTCATCTGGAGTACCTTCTTGAATATCCCATGGACGATTTACATCAAGAACTTGGTCTATAGTTCCATCACTATTAGTATCATATCCCCTCATTGTAAATGTTATTTGACCCCCTTCAAGAATAGCATTACCTTCATTAACTATCTTTACATCATTCCATGTATAATCTGGATATACTGTAGTATTATCAGCTACTATTGTAGAGTCTCTAAAAGATAGACTTCCATATCCATCATTAGATAATCTTTTATAAGTATGATAATTATAATCAGAAGTAACTCTACAATCTATTGGTACAAAATAAAATTCATCAAATCCATATCCAACACCACTATAAAATTCTAAAACACCTCTATCTTTATCTATTGAAAAATTAGAAACAAGTTTACCTGATTCGAAACTTGAAAAATCCCAAGTAGATACTTTATCTATCATTTCACCAGATGGTGTTATAAAAATATTAGGGTCATAATAATCTACTAAATCATCATTACCAAGTATAAACATTCTTGTTCTTTCTTCTTCTGTAATATCTTCTTGTTTTTTATAATAAGTATAATCTGCACTTATTACACCACTGGGCATTATAGAAAAAGATACTGAACCATCATCATAACCAATATCAACTTCTGTATCATAATAATCATAAATCATTCTTATGTCATTTTCATAAGATATACCATCTGGATATGTATGAAGCCATAATTCACCATTTTTTTCATCTATATCATAGTTTTTAAAAGTAATATCTTGTTTCTCGCTTGATTTTAATTTAAACCCAGAACCTGTTCCAGCTGCATCTGAATAAAATATTAAACATAATTTTTCTTTACCAGATATTGTAGGAGTACTAAAAGCACCATAGGTGTCTGCACTAACTAAATATCCAGAAGAAAGTTCCATTACTTGATTACCACTTCCGGTATATGCATAAATTTCTACCAATTTTGTAGAATCAAGTATTTCATATGTTTTTTCCCCGTTATTTAATATTATTTCCCTAGTAGCTCCTTCGGCACTAGCATCATATAATACTAAACAATCACCATAGTAAGGAGAAAGATTATTATATGGAGGTCCATAACTATTAGCATTTAAATAAAAGAATTCAAAATTCAATTTTATTTCTGCTGCTGATGGATTGCTAAGAATCCAATATTTTAAACCAGATGAATAAGAACTTTCTAAATTACTATAATTTTTACTTCCATCATTTGTCCAATCCACTGTTTTAGGTCTTCCTTCTTCATCATATACAACATTACCACTACTTAGTTGTACAGCATCATAATCTGCATTACTAACTCCGTTCATTGTTTTAGCAGTTGCTTCATCAAATTCTCCATATACATTAAGAGGATAAGAATGAGTAGTTGGATAAAAAATATCATCCCATAATCTGGTATATGTGTTTTCTAATGTTTGTGTTTTTACTACAATTTCTGGTTGACCAAGAGTATTTATTTTCATAACTTGATGGTCATACTCTGAACTTGGTTCTCTCAATAATCTATTTGAACAATTAAATATTTTAGTATTCAATCTAATTGTTTTAACTACATTTGTTATATTTCCAGCAGAGTCCCTAAATGAAATAGTAATATCCCTGTCTTGGTCAAAATTATAATCAGTTCCTACTAAATAAAAATTTAAACTATTAAAATTAATAATATTTGAAGTTCTATATGGAATCCATACGTCAACATATTCTGAAGACTCAACGTCTCCTGATATTTTTATATCTATATCTAACAAATCGTCAGCATAAAATTCTAAAGATATTTCTCTATTTGGAGTCATACTATTGTCACTATTTATCATAATGCCCGTATAAATATCACTATAGGTTGTTCCTATTATATTTACATTACAATCCGAAGGATTTACAGTATGTAAAAATGTTTGATAAGAATTAATAGTGCTTAAATTATAATAATTATCTCTAGTTTGTAATTTTATTGTTCTAGTGCCTTCTGAACCAATAGCTAAAACAAATGAAATTAATTCTTGACCAGAAGTAAATTGAGTCCATGAAGAAGGAGCAGTTACACCTTCCCAAATTTTGTAATATGTAGCATCTACTGTATTTTCTACTGGAATACTTAAAGAATATACATTTGAATATTGACTAACAGACAATGTTGAAACAGGCAATGTGGTTTTAATATTAAAATAATCAGTATTAACATAATCGGAATAAACACCATTCCCATCATCGAGATTGAATCTTATTTGTACAGAAGTGTTAGTAATTGGCAAATCTGCCAAAACATTCCAATAAAAAGTATTTGAACGACCATTTCCACTTGAATATGATAAAAATACTGTTTCACTTTGACTGTGAATAGTACCGTTTATCCATACCCCTGGATTTGATTGTAAACTATATTGAAAAGAATTTGGTACAATAGTACAACTTCTTCCAGAACTGTGATATAAATAAAAATTCACATTAGCAACTGGAGCACTGTTTAAATAAGACATAACCCCTGATAAACTATTTACTGATATTGTGTCTGACATAACTAAGCCTCTGTTTTAATTGTTAATGTATCATAAGGGTTAACCGTTACCGTTTGAGGGCAAAGTTCTCCATCATTATAAATATTTATTGGAATATAAATAGTATCTTTATTAACCCATCTTGAATTTATACTTCCTGGATGTCTTGGGTCATTAATACATTTATATTTAAACACTCCATCAGATGAAATTAAAGATAATTGCTGATTAGTTACATTTTCTACACAACTTATATGAGAATAAGAAGCTCTTACTGGGTTCTCAACTGAATCTATTTCTTCAGAAAAATAAATGCTTCCTTTTCTAAAATCTATTTGATAACCACTTTCTACAAATTGTGGTATTGACCCCTGTATTATAAGATTACCAGAACCATCTTCCGTATCATCTCCTGAATAATCTTTTTCTCCAACAAAAACATCTGGAGCCATATATAAATGACCACTACTTCCTCCTTCAATATTTTGAGGAACCCAATTTTCGTGTTCACTGATAAATAAATTTGATTCAGATTTTAAATATGAATAATAAGATTTAATTACCCCTCTATCAGGATTATCTTCATTAAATATAATAACTCCAGATGGAGCTATAAAATTATAATCTTCTTTATCTACAATAACATCATCTTCAGTTATATAATGTTTAAATGATGGGTTAATTCCATCATACCAATCTTTATTGGTAAATACAAAATTGGTATTTTCACCTGTTTTATAATATTCAATAAATGCTCCAGAAGGAGGAATGCCAGCAAATAGAATACCACTAGGAGTTGCTTGATATGTACTTGAAGATATTATTTCTGAAAGAGAATTATAAACTATAGGTGAATAACATCCATCTGACAAAATATTAGAAGGACTTCCTTCTGGTCTTTGAAATTGTTGATTATCATCATATAAAAGTGAAGATATTTTACCTACAGAAAAATCTATGTTTATTCCAGTATCTTCTTCTACCACAGCAACTCCAGTTAATAAATAAGAGTCTTCTGGGAGTAAAGGTTTATCTATAACAGGAAGTAATTCATCGTTAATAGACTCTCTAATATCGTTATCTCCAGATTCAGAATATCCTCTTGGTAACTGATAAATTTTAATTTTTGGTGCTCCCATTCCTGCTCCTTTTTTTTATATCTCTTCAGTTGAATCTCTTTCTCTCAAATATACAATAACTTGAGGTTTAGTAAAACAAATACCTCTTCTTCCTTTTTTTGAACTTGAACCATCTAATAAATCTTTAACACCTATCATAAAACCAGTTTTGTCAATACCACCAGTTCTTTCATATGTCTTTTTTGTCTCCATACCAAGTGGAGTTCTGTAAGTAGTAACTTCTTCAGTAATAGCTTTAGCATAAACATACAAATCACCACTAATTATAGTATTAGGTAATCCCGATAAAACCACAGAGGTTTCAACTTTTCCTCCAATAATATGTTTAGAATTTACAAAACCATTAGTTTTTTCAGAACCTGTACCTCCATTTAAAATCTCGTCAAAATTTCTTTCTTTATTACCATGTAATTCATTTCCAACAAATTGTAAATCTTGAAAATCTGCATCGCATCTATTAGGATTTGTAACTATCCATTTCATATCTTTTCTGCAAGCTTTACCACTGTTGTTTACATTATGTTGAAAAACAATAGAATTTCCAATTGATGGTAGTATTGTTATATTATCAGTTGAACCACCAGAGTCTTGTATTTGCTTCATTATATCAGAACTATATCCATCTGGTTTATTTTCATTACCATATATAAATCTTATACTATCCTTTTCTAATAAATAAGAAGGTCCATTCCCAATAGAAGTAGCTTTAACTTCAACATCAGAACCATTATTAAGTACATATTTTATTTCAAGAAAAGTTGGAATAGAACTTTGTTTTATATTATTAATTTTTATTTCTTTACCAGTTTGGTCTATACAATAAGTAGGCATCATTAATGAATGAGTGCTGTTATTAAAGAAAAAATTACCACCATATATTTCATACTCTGTTCCATTCATTCTAACTTTCCAATATAGATTATCATTAGTATCATTATCTTGCATTAAGAATTTAATATTTCCAGAACTACCAGCTCCTAAAGAAATTATTTTACTAGGATTTTCAGGAATACTTATTGGGAAAGAAGATAAGTCTGAAGTTTGCATAGCTATAGGTATTTGAACTATTAGAGAATTACAGTCTTTTGTTATTGTTAATATATCTGGAGTAGTTTCATAACCATAAACTTCTAACTTTTTACAAGTAGAAACATATGCTGTTCTATATATTCTAAACTTACTACGAGTATCAGATGTTTGAAATAGTTCATATAATGTAATAGAAGATTCATCATTAGATTTTATTTTATATCTAACTTTACCTGTTTCTAATGAAAAATCATTTGACAATTCAAAATAGCTTTCACCTAATTCATCACTTCTTAAAGAAGAACAATCAATTTTTATTTTAAATTTATTACTATCAATCATATTTTCTAAAAATGTATTTCCCAATACAGGAGTTAACATTATTATGTTTTTAGGAACACTAGGATTACACTGATATTTTATTTTATTGGCTCTAGGAACTATAAAATTATAATTATCTGCAATATTTTTATTTGCATTTATTACTCCACCATCTATCCATTTTCCATTTAATTCTGGTATAGAAGAATACTCACTATATAACAACTCTCCATTTAAATATTTTGGAACTAACCATTTTGAAGAAATAGAATCCCAATAAATGTTTATAAGTGTTTTCCAAAAAGATGATTCTTCATTTTTATACATTATTGAAAAATCACAATAATTATTTTCTTTTTGTTCAACATTAATACTAGTTATAAAACAATTTTTATCAGGTAATTCACCATATGTTATTGTTAATATTCCATCACCACCAGTATAAAAAGCTCCTGTTTTTTCTGGACTTTTTGTTAAATCAGTACCACATTCAGCACAGTGTATTGAATCTAGAGAAGGTCTAATAACCTTAAAACCACCGTAAGCTGATGGTGATTCACACCATCCTATAGCCTCTGATACTGTTAATCCCCTATTTGCTATTCTACAATTTCCTGCATTAGGACATATTGCATTTGCAACGTTCCATTTTCCCTTTTCATAGCGATAAGGTCTTCTTTCTTTCTCAGTGGGAAAACCACTTAATTTGAATGATATATAAGATGAATCATTTGTATTTGAATAATATAACCAATATTTTTCACTATTTAAAGAAGGTTCCCATACTTCTGAACTACTCCAACTACCAGATGTTGAAGGAGTATAACCACTTTTTTGAGAAATACTATTAACGCTTTCCTTTGCCATACATAGTACTAAAGGATTAAAATTATTAAAATTAGAGTTTGAAACTCCATTAACAACTGAGTCTGGAGATATATAACATCCAGAATAATCATCTAAAATACCATTTTTATTTTTCGGATATTCCTCTCCAGAAATTATAGTAGGAAATTCTCCGTTTTCATTTTTTTGTGGATACATATTCCAGTTGTTTAACCAAAAACCTTTAACTGCATTTCCATATCTATCATTATTTAATTGATTTGGAGCATATTCACTAGTTGAATCTTCATATGCTTTAATTTTTTCACTAATAATATAATTGCCAATTTGAGAAAAAGATAAACCTGTACTAAGTTTATAAGCACGACTATTTCTTTTGTTGTATATTAATTTAAAATAATCTGTCATGTCAAAATTTAAAGGTTTACCAAATTTAGAAGAACTATTACCCAATGGTTCTGAACTACCAGTTGAACCATTACCACCAGTAGTAATACTTGAAGAAATACTGGCAGATGTTTTAATCTCATAATTTTGAACTATTACTTGTCCTGACTCAGACCATGAAGTATCATAATATTTAGGTTCAAACATTGGTCCATTTTTATCATAAATAAGTGTGTCATTCATACCTGTATAATCAAAATAATCTGGAATGTATTGTGTTTTATTATTATAATAACCGTTTGCAAATGATGGTGGTACTATAGTAAAATCAACTTCTAAACCATGTGAAGATTTATCTCCAATCACTACTTTGCCGTTTATAGTATATCTATTAATCGTATCTCTAAACTCTTCATATGTTTTATCTTTCCAAGCTTCAGCTTCTGTTTTATTTTGAATTATGTCACTCCCAAATCCATTCCATTCTAATAAATCTTGAGAAAAATTAAAACCATAACTATCATCAGTAAATTGAGATATTGGAGGATTTTCATAAAAAGAATATTTTTTATTATAAATATAAGATACATAAGATTCAGAAGAAAAGTTATACTTTTCAGTATTTTCAGTTCCTACTGTATAATCAATTTTTTCATTAATATCATTATCATTAAAATGATGTTCACCTGTCATTTGGTTTTCACCTTCATGTCCTACTAGTAACGGATGATAATGATAGTTATATACCCTTCCAGACCACACTGTTCCCACACGAGGTGCAGTAGGTAATGAAACAGGGGTTACGGAAGCTATAACTCTAACAACTTCCTTATCTAAAGGTATCCAACCATGAGGAAATACATAAGAATTACTATAAACATCTCCAACATAACCATCTGTTCCACCTGCTCTATTTTCTGAAAAACTATTATCAAAATGAAGACTGTTAGTCCCTTCTGCTCTTGATATTCCACCTATATATCCATAACGATACCACCAAACTTTACTAGGTGGATACCAATATATAATAACCTTACCAGGAGATATACTACCATCCCAAAACTGGACATAATTTCCTTCTCCATCTGTTTCTGTAGATGCTAATACTATTGGGTTTAAACCTTTTCTTTTCCCTGGAAATTTTTTAGGAATAAGATTATCAAATCTATATTTATTACCAACTTGTTTAGTATTAAAAAAATCACTACCTTCTGGTGGCTCTGACAAAGAATATCCAAGCATTGGCTGTATAAAATTTCTAAGAGTTTTTAAGTGATTTGCACTAAAAAAATCAAGACCATCTATTTTATCATTATATGGAGATATTTGACCATCATTATATTTACCAGATGTTAATCTATTATCATTTTCTTGATGTAAACTTATTGGCTCAGTAACATATTTATCATTTCTTGCATATTGTAATATAGTTGATTCATCTAATTTACCATCTTTTAAAATACCTTGTTTTGTATTCATTCCTTTTTGTTTATGTGGTAAACAAACAGAACCTTCAGTATTATAATTGGCAGAACTTTCCCTTTTTAGCAGATAACCACCACCATCTGTTTTTTGTGGTCCAAGCTTAGTAAATATTTCAGATATAAAACTTCTACTAATTTCTGTATGGTTTTTCCAATAATATCCATCTAATCTAACTTCTTGACCAGGGAAACCCCATATATTAACAACTCCAGAAGATTCAACTTGTGGAAAATTACTCCATTGATAAGGTCCATCAAGAACATTATCACAACGAGGACATTTGCCTTCAAAATAAACATACTCTAAATCTGTAATAATTTGAGGAACTACAGGTTCTCCCCAATAATTTAATTTATCATTAGTTAACCCATTATATATATGAAATTGGTCTGTAGATATATTGCATTTGGGACATAAATAATAAGTTCTTTCTTTTGGTAATACTCCGTCTGGTGGAGTTTTAGGAGGAGCTGATTTCCCGTCAGAGTTAGTCATATTTATCATTTCTTCAGAATTTAAAATATCCCTAGTATCACTTGAATAAATCCAAGCATTAGTAACTGTAGCTCCGGAAGAATTATTTGCGTTAATCATTGAAGTTCCCATCGTTCCGTCAATAGGTGTAGCTTCATTATTTATGGTAGGAACACCGTATGCTCTTGCCTGTGTTGTAGAAGGAACTACACCTCCTAGAGTTCTTCCATCTACTATAAATTCTCCAGTTTTATCTATTCTATATCCCCTGAATACTTTAGTATTATCAGAATAATCATCTTTACTATCTGTTCCACTATTACCTTCTCTTCCAAATATACCTGTTCCACCAGTTAACATTGGACACATTACTTCTGAACCCATTTTTGAATAATCTTTATATTCTGGCATTCTTCCACCCATAAATGGTCTTACATTATTTATATATGTTTCAAATTTTGAAGGTGAAACATAATCATCATACAATTTAACTAACCATGGAACATTGTCTGGATAATTTTCTGCTGGCTTTGAATTACTACTTAAAGACATTAGTAATAAATTATTATTATAATCATATTGTTTTAGATGAACAAATAAAATACTTTTTGTATGATTTTCTGTATCACTACTAGATATTGTATAATAAAAATATAATTTATCATTAACAGTTGGAAATGTATTTATAAAATCTAAACTATCTAGTTCTTCACACATTCCAACAGCCGCATATACTCCACTTCCTATTTCATGTTCTCTTATACCAGAAAACCCACCTATTCCATAATATCTAAATATTGGAATTATGAGACTCATTGCATGTCTATATTTTTTATCATATTCTAAAGCTCTTCTTGGAACTTCTGTATGAGGACATCCCTGATTATAATATCTGCAATAATCTTGACCGTCTACTCCAGCATATATACCATTTTCCCATTGATTTAACATTTTTACAGTACCATATGCCCTATTACATTTTTCAGAGTTATAACATGGCATAACGCTACAATTAAATCTATGTCTACTCAAAAGATTTGTTCCAGAATATATATCAGTATCAACTCCACCATAACCAGTGCCTTTTGTATCAAAAGCCATTTTCCCAGTACCCTCTAAAATAGTTTCATAATCAGATTTACTTGGAAATTTATCTCTTATTATTTCTCTACCCTCTGCAAGCATTTTTGTGAATTCATATTCAACTTTATATCTTACAGTTCCCTCTCCCATTTGTACAGGATTAGTAGGTAGGCTGTCCATCGCATTTTTTTGTGATAATAAAAGACCTCCCATAATTGCAGGAGTAGCAAATGGAGTATTTGACATAGCCATAGCTGCATCTCCATTAACAAAATAACCACTCATTCTATCAACACCAGAAAAAGCTTTTGCGTATTGTTCTTGTGTTGCAGCTGTAGTCTCAAATGTTATTATTTCTCTTTTCCCAGTTGGGGTATAATATGGACAAATTCCACCTGCTTCTTTATAAAATTCTTTTGGGCTTTTTGTTTCTATTCCATTACCGTCATAAGAAACATTATACATTTGACATAAGTTAACATTAAAAACACCTTCAGGTTTTTCATCGACAAAACATTTACATGCAATATTTGTTGTTATCCCAAAATCTCTTTTGAAAAAACTACATCCTTTATGAACTATTTCACCATCATTAATGTCTGAATTCCTTATACATCTAATAGTATTTGGTAAACCTCCACCAACTGATGAAACTTTACCTATTTGATTTGGTCTTGGTTGCTGTATTTTATCACTAATTTCAGCAGGTTCAACATAAACTCCACTTGGTAGTATATTTAAATAATTCCAAGATTCAACTCTTTCTATATAAGACCTTGTATCTCCGCCAACCGTTGTTGCTTCATAAGATATAATACCATCATCAACTGCATACATTGGAGACCCAAATGTTGCAGTAACTCTTGGTGTTACAACATTAGTATATAAATTAGAAGAATCTAACCATTCACTAGGTGCTGACATATTTATAAAATTAGACGGAACATTCCCATGTTGACCTCTATCTACACTTTTTACAGCTACATCTTTTCTATAATATCTAACTCCTGCATTTGTTTTTGGATATGTCAAAATCTTTCTAAAACCATAAATTCCTTTTTTTATAAAAGTATTTTTATATAAAACATGTGCGTCTGGGGCTGTCCATTTTTCATATTTTACACCATTTACTGTTACTCCAATTTCTAAATCTTCTTGTTTATAAATTCTACCTGGGTTTGCTTCTTTTTTGTCAATTATGCTTTGAATAGTTTTACTATCATATTTTGTTTGATATAAATATAGTGGTTCATATAATTCTTCTGACTCTGTATCCCTAATTTGCCCATTAACTACTGCTCTTCTTAATCTACCTGACTTTCTATTATATTCAAATAAAGGGTCGTTGTTTTCTGGATTTACAATCCCATTAATAACTGTAAGTGTTTTTGGACTATAAAGAGGAGGTTCAATTACAGTAGTACCAGAATAAATTCCTTTAAAAATATATTCAGTGAATTTCCACGGAGAACGAACCTCTGGGAATTGTTGACAGTATGCGTTTTTATCAGAAATGACACCAAATCTTACATCTGGTTGAAATTTATGAGTCCAATTTGTCCATCCCTTATATCCTTCATCTGCATCTATTTCTACATACTTAGCACCATATAGCTCAACTTCACTTGAATAATGATAACTATCTTGCATCCCTCTCATTAAATCTCTTGGGTATGTATCAAAACTAAGTTTTGTGTTATCTGGATACTTAAAATTTTTATCAAAACTCGTGTCTAACATTTATTTATTATCCCCTTAAATAAATCAACCAATTCTTCTTCCTTGAAATGTATCTTCCGATGACATTCTTGACATAATGTTATTCCGTTATCTACTTCAAAAATTTTTGTATCATCCATATATATAGGAATAATATAATGAACATTCATTTTATCTGTTTTTTTGTTACAATCTGGCATTTTACAAGAAAAATTATCTCTGGTCAATACTTCCTTTTTCCATTTTCTATATTCTTTAGAACTTCTTAATAATTCTATTCTTGGAGTTATACCACCTTTCCATCTTGGGTGTTTTTCTCCTCTTACAATATTTTCTTTAATTTCTATACCAGATTTCAATAAATGCTTTATTACTGTATGTGTATCTATTCCTAGTTTTCTTCCTGTCTCAGATGCATTTTTTTCTATAGAATAAGTTTCAACTATATCTTTGACAGGAACCTTTGGTTGATTTGTTTCCAATCTTACCCCATAATGACTTAACCATTTATAGATAACAGAATAAGAATATCCAGTTATTAATTTTATTTCAGAAGAACTTTTACCATCTTGATACAATTTTAGTATAAGTTCTTTATCTGCCCCATTTTGACATTCAACCTTATCCCTTATTTTTATTCCATTATCCCTTAGTATTCTTAAAATAACAGGTTCGCTTATATTGTAAACATTTCCAATAAATTTAGCTGACTTACCTGACAAGTAAAGACCGGATACTTCATCAGCATTTAGTTTTATATTTATTCTATCTCTTTCTACATTATTCTTTTTTAGAATTCTCCATATAGTAGTTTCACTTATAGATAATTCTTTTACTATATTTTTTATAATAGTTCCAGTTTTATATAAATCTATTATCTTTTTTTCTTTTTCATTTTTATCATATTTGTCATTCATAATAAAATCTCCTTTATTATTATATAAAACAAATATAATTTTTTACACACCTATTAATTTTATTTCATAAAATTAATCTTCCCAATCTGCCATAGGTATGCCAATTGAGGGGAAAAAGATTGCATAGGCGAATCCTCCATGCTGTGCATCTAAATGTGAGTGGACACCCCTTGCCCCCCCTAAAATTCCACCATCATAATCAGAAGTATGAGTATGTCTATTATATCCAGCAGTAGGATATGCAGGAACTGCTACAGCTTTTTTACCTTCTCTTAAAAACATATTAACTAGTTGAGCAGCTCTAACATCATTAAAAGCTATTTCTGGAGAATCTCCTCCATGAAAATGCATTAAATCAAGAGACATACTTATGTTTTCTGATGCAAATTCGTCGGATATTCCATCGGCTACTCTTATTCCAACAGATACTGGAGATGATAGTAATTGAGAATGTTTTCTTATTAAATAATCCATATTAATCATTCCTTATTATATTTGCAGGGTCAATTACTTTACCACTATAACTATTTGTTTTATCGGAAATAGAACCACCTTGAATATTATCACTTCTTTTGTATAATTCATTTATTTTAGTAGCAATTAATCTTTCATAATCTTTATCTTCTTCCTTTTTATCTCCTATTCTAAAAGATTCTGTACCAACCTCTAGTTCTATTGTATATGAATTTGAAAAATTATATTCTATTTTTACGATACATGCCTTTGTGTTATCTGGAAAAGACACATAACCAAAGCCATTTTCATAATCAAATATTGTTCCTCTTATGCTTATAGTACCATTAATCTGAATATCATTTCTTCTTTCTAGTTCCATAACTGCTCTATCCATAAGTTTTATTCTATCATCTTTATGAATCCATCTTGGAGTTTTACCATATGTATCAGAACGCAATACTTTATTAACAGTGGTAGTAGTATTACCAGCCGCAGCATCTATTGCATCTTTTTCGTTTTTTCTTATCCCTTCAATAATATGTACAGTACCTTCTGAAAAATAATAATTTGCTGCTTTTAATTTAGTAAATAGCCCTTTAATACCCCAATGGTCATCACTATAACTATTAGGTACTACTAAATCATATCCAGAAGATGTTGGAACTACCCACTTTTTCATATCCCATGGATGTATTTGCCATCTAGCTGAGTCAAAAGACATTCCTTTTATTATAGGTCTTCCTGAAAATTCACCTGCTTCAGCATATGAAGATGTTACATCAAGAACATATCTATTATCTTCTATTTTTGAAAAAGCATAATATCTACCATATTCTTCTGGACCATCTAATTCTACTTTTCTTGTTATTTCATCTTTTGTAGAACTTAATGAAGAATAAAATTTATCTCTATAAAAATAACAATTAATCCAAGCCTTGGATGGTCTCCAAAATGATGTTGACTTTAATTCTATTCCCCCTATTGTACCCTGTTCTCTATATAGAGTAGAATTACTGTCATTCTTATCTTTCTCCATATAATATTCTTTATAATCATTAGTTGGAGTTATTTTTATGTTTTTAATTGGTTTCCTACAAGCTACGAATACTCTGTCTTTAAATATTACATTGCCCCTCTTTGTATCAATACTACAAGCGTTATTAATAGTTATTTGAGTATGGAATAGCGTATCAATTTTTAAATTATTAGCTCCTGTAAAAATATCCTTTTTATTACCAGTAAGACTTTTTGTATTATAAAGAGGATGATATGGCATTTGACTATACGTTTCTGTTGTTCTTTTTATAGCAGGATAGTTTGTATTTGTTTCTATTTGAATTTTTGGTCCATAACTATATGCTGTATCATTAGCCACTTCACTCCATGTTCTATCAGATTCTGAAGATACTGTAACTTCTTTTAATTTAACTTCATTTGGTCCTACATCAACTAAGGAATTTAATATATTAGTTATTTTAAACCATGGTTCCATTCCTACACCCCTGCATACGGGACATGTATTTATCCATGGTGAAGGATGTTTTCTGGGTATCATTGTTCCATCTGGTATTATTCTATCTCCAGAAGAAGCATAAAAATCATAATTAAAAGGAGTTAATGTTCCAGATATTTCTAACAACTCTCCTTTATCAGATATTGTCTTACCAAATACATCCTCGGTTTTAACTATATTTGGTTCTACAGCACCAGAACCTCCACAAAATCTGCATGAAGCATGATATGGTATCCAAGCTTCATATGTAAATCCACTAACCCTATCAAAATCATTTTGACTTACAGCACTAGTAAAAGACCTAGATGTTGTAAACATTTTATCATTTACTGTAAAACCTTGATTTTCATATGTTTTACCATCAATTTTATCTTCATTAGCTATTGTATAATCTTCTAAAGTAGAAACATGACCATATTTATCAAATGTTACTGCCTTTGTTTTTTTTATTTCATATTTATATGGTTCATACCCTGTTTGTGGGTTCCAGGCTGGATAAAGTGGACATCCTACAATTTGATATATATCTTCTGAAACGTTTGTCATAATATCTTTATCAATAGTATAAAGACCTTTAAAATAAGGATAACCATCCCAGTTTCTGTCTGGTAAATAATATTTTGAATTATCATTTCTTGTAAAATTATATAAAGTATAACCATTCTTTATATAAAAATGACCACTATACCATTCTATTGGTGATGAATACATTCTAAAAATATTAGCAAGATTGCTTGTCTTTTTTACTGTATTATCAGAAATAACATTTATAACACCATCTTCTGCATAATCAATCATTCCATTTGAAGCATACGATAATATTCTTTCATTTCCACTATATAATGCGTTTATTGATATTCTTGTAAATACTATTTTGTCTCTATAGTGGTCATAAATCATTCTATAAGAACCAGCAGAAGATATAGTTTTATATATAGCTTCAAGGATTGTATCATTGTCAAATCTTAATGAGTTTGGTATAAAATCTTTCAATTCATTTAATCCATTAAAATCAAAATCTTCAAAATCAAAATATGTAACATGTTGAGTATTTGTAATTAATCCACTTTCTGAGTTTTTAGATGTTTCTAATATATCTTCTATTATTTTTTCTACAGTCCATTTTTCGCTAAGATATGGTTTAAGATTAGCTTGTACGTTTTTTTCTGAATAATTTGGGAATGTTGAAGCTAAATATACTTCATTATAATTTTTCTTTATTATATGTTCAGATAATCTTCCTTTCATATCATTACAATTATATACTAACTGTATTCCTTCTTTACCTTTGTGGATTGACATATCTATAATATATCCTTTAAATAAAATATGATAATCACTATCTTCTATTACAACATCACCATCTTTTACACTAGTTATAAATATTGCAATTTCATCTCCAATAGCAGGTATTAAATCTTTATATGTATCATTTATATCTTTTATACTTTCATAATTATTATAATATTCTGTTATTTCTGGACTATTTAATCCTATAGTACATTCACCAGGAGATGCATCTGAGGTATGAATAACTCTACTGATAGACATAGGTAATAATTTACCATTTGAAGGAGCTAAACTAGTTGGCGACATTTGTTGAAAACTATTAGGACTAAAATGAACTATTTTTATATCAAAATATTTTAAAATAGATTTTACGTTTGAAGAGTCTTTTATCATTCTTTTCCCTCAATATTTACCGAAATTCCTGTTCCCGATTTAACTGCTGAAAAGTCTGAACTATCAACAAATAAATCACTTATAACCCTGACAAAATTTCCATTTGAAATAATTTTATCAATACTTACCATTCCACTCATTAATGAATTTGCTAATCCTAATGCTGAATCATGAAAAATACATCCACTTGGAATAATTCCTGACAAATCTCCAGACACTTTATATTTTCTAGGTTCCCAACCTGCAAAATAAATCTCTCCGCTATTTGCATTAAAATATTTTTCTGTAGATATTCTTGGTCTTCTTGCTACAATATCAATTACAGCGTCATTTATTATATACCCACTAACTGATATTTTACACGCAGGTTTCTGTATTTCTTTTAAAACAGCAGTATATGAGATTTGTGTAGGCCACTGAGTGTCTGATATATTTAAACTAAAAGGTCTCATATATATATTATAATTATCTTTATCTCTAAATATATCTGGAAGTTTTATACATCTTAAATCGCTTACAGTTCCATATTCTAATATTGAAGATGGTGCTAATTGTTTTGACGCATTTATAAATAAATCTCTTAATGTATCATACTTGTTTTTCATTGCATTAAATCTTGATTCATCTTGAGCACTATTTGGTGTAACTATTGAATTTAATTCTGCATTTACAGTAAAAGTTCCATTTATAGTTACCGTAGTTGGACTGTCATATGAATATTGACTTTCTTCGTATTCAAATGAAATATCTTGTTTTATAATAATAAAACCCCAAAGAGCATCATAAGCTTCCATTACTGGGAAACTTGTAGGATTATAATTTTCTGGTATTTTACTAAAATCAATCATTTTTATACCTCTATATTTTGCGGTGGAGCAATAAAATTAATACTTACAGTTACACTTCTCTTTTCTACTCTCCAACTTAAATTTGAATCAGTAATCATTATTTTTTGTACATTTAAATTAGATTCTGACTCAGGAATAAAAGACTTTAACTCTCCAATTCTTGGTAATCCGTTTACCCCCTGTTGTTCTACAACATTAAAAAGAGCATCTGGGATAAAATCATCTTCTAAAATTATAACCCCATTAAATGAAACCTTAATAAAATCATGACCAAGTTTCTGTCTAAAATATCCATCATATAGATGAATAGTTTTTTCTGAAAGAGATATTGTTGATGGTTTTAATGATATTTTTGGTTCATATACTAAAAAAGAAGATGTTCCATCAGTTAATGTTGCTATATTTTTATTTGTACCGTCTTCAGTTTCGTCTGTAAATGACATTGTTACAATCCCCCATGGAACCCAAATTCCACCCTCAAATGATATATTTGATATTCTCATATTTGAATATGTTTTATTTGGAAGAACAAGCGTTCCTCTAAACCCCTTAGAAGAAGGATTACCTATTATACCGAAAAAATCAGTTTCACTTTTTTGTACATTACCTGTAACAGATATTTCAATATTAGACCTAGTACCACTTCCACCATTCCATACAAGAGAATGATTTAATGAATAATTTATTCTTGTTAAACCTATAGTTCCAAGATTATTTGTAAAAGACATATTTGATAACATTTTCCTATTCCTTATTTATTCATATTATATTTGGCACTATCTACCTTTACTCCTGCCATTGCATTTCCAGCTCCTTGTTCTATTATCTTAGAAATTTGGGGCATTAACATTTCAACTATTAATTTAGCCAATGGACTTCCAAATGATTCAGTAAATGCATCTTGCAATCCAGATGCATCAACACTTACAGAACCTGAAACTTCACTTTTTGTATTAGTTGAACTATTCTGTTCTTTGAACTTGTCAGCAGACTCTTTCATTGATTCTTCTTCTGTATCAAACTTATTTCTATTATAATCGTAAGAGTACATTTTTGTATTACCGTACATTTTCTCATGACTCCCATCTGAAAAACCTGGGTCAATATCCCTATATTCTTCTTTTCCATTTATAATAGCATCTATTAATTCATCTCTTGATTGTTCCTTAGAGGTATATTTTGTTATTGCTTTTTCTTTTATTTTCTTATCATAAGCTTTTTCATCCCATCTTTTTTCTACAACTGATAGCTCATCTTGACCAAACATATTTTTTTCATAAACTAATTCTTCTCCAAGATATATTCCAGATGGTCTTTTTTTAGAATGTTTATTTTCTTTTTTATCTTTTACTTTATCTTTTACTAATTCTTTATTAGACATTATTCTTAAATAATCTGTATTTTTATACTTATTGTCACTATTAATAGATGGTGTTAATTTATCATTATTGTTTTTTTCATCAACTTTATATTTTATTTTTTGTAATTCAGTCAATTTTGTTTTATTGTCTATACCAGATTTAAAAGATTCAGGAGTTAATTCTTTAACTTTATCTTCATCATCTTTCATCTTTCTGTGTTTTTCCATTAATTTAGAATATTCTTCACTAGTTACCTTTCTAGATAACTCAGATGGATTATTATATGACTCTTCTGATGGCTCAGTTCCATCATCAATTATTGAATTAAAATAATCTCTATATGATTTTTTGCTGGTACTTGCATCTTTTTCAAGTCCTGCTTTTTTATCATTAAACTTTTTATCTAATTGATTGTTGTATTCAGAATTAACATTTTTATCTGAAAGAAGTGTTTCAATTTGTTTATTATCATTTTCTATTCCGGTTCTTTTTGCCAAATCAATAGCTTTTTTAATTGCAAAATTTGCTTTATTAGGTGCTATTTCATCTTTTTTCTCATCACTCCATAAATGAGATATTGCAGCTATTGGAGAAATTACTCGAAGTGCTAGTGAAGCCTTATTGTTTTTAGATTCATATTCTCTTTTTAAAGATTCACGTTTTGCTTCAAGTATTCTTTCACGAAAAATTCTAAATATATTACTTCTTTCCTCAAGTGTTTTCCCTTTTCCTTTATACATTGATGATTCTTGCAATATTGAAGCTTGGGTATCTTGAGGCAATTCTTCTGTTGCTCCCATGGATTTAGCTAAATCCATTACCTTGGCAATAGAATTTTTATCTATTTCTCTTTCTCTTCTCTTGTTTTCTCCATCATAATGAATTAAAGAATCTCTTTTAGATGGGTCATTTGTAGTATTTTTATGGGTTTTAACCATATTATAGATATTGTTTTGTTCTTCTTTCTTTTCTATTTGATTGGCTTTTGAACCAAGTCTTTTTGAAACATAACCACCAGTTAAATATTTATCTGCTTGAGATATTGCCGTCGCAGACCTATCTAAAATTTCTGATACAATTCCACCACCCTTTAGCATACCTGATTTATTAATATATCTTGATATTCCATTATTTCTGGAATTATATTCCCAATCTGTAAGTCCTACTGATTTTTTATAATTCTCATTTTCTTTTTGTGAAAAACCATCAATGTCATGTTTTTTACTACGAAAATATCCTTCAGAACCAAGCATATCTTGGGTTGCATTGATTCCACCACTCATAATAGCCATTGAAGGGTCTAATCCAAGAAACGCCAAATGAGAAGCCATCCCAACTGCATCTCCAATATCTTCTCTTCCTGTGATTCTTTCAGCTGCATATGATGTTAATGGAGCAGTCATAGATAAACCCATTCCAATAAGAGAACCCTTTGGATTCATAGCTCCTATTTTATTTATCCCTCTTGCAAGCTTCATTGGTGATTTCATCCATGATGGACTTTTCTCAATAGCCTTAGAAATATATGGAGTAGCTAATTTAGTAATACCTGTTTTGTCCCCTGCATATGAAGCAAGTTTTCCGCCCCATCCTCTAATTTTACTATTAAATGCTAAAAGTGGTAATGATTCAACTGCTGTATCACCCAAAGCCATTGGTATATCTTTGTAATTATTAGTTTTAGCAAAATTGTTATATGCACTGCTTCCTGCGTACATTATAGAAGCTGCTGCTGTAGCAATTGAAGATTTAGGAGATTTAGAAAGAGCCTCATACAAGAAAGAACCAGAAACGGCAGATTTGCCAATTCCGCTAATTATAGATTTACTATCTCCTTTTTTGAAATCCTCAGCAGCATCCTTTCCATAATAATAAGCTGCCATTCCTGAAATGAACGAACTACCTGTTTTTTGGAAATTATCTCCAAACGATGGCTTAACTGCTGGTTCAAATGGAATTCCTTTGTTAGACATTCTTTCTCTTGCTATTCTACGAGAACGTTCTCCTGAAGTTTCAACCCTTACAGGTTCTTCAATTTTTTCTTTAGGTTTACGTCTATTTCTTATTTTTCTTGATTCTTCATCAAGTTTTCTTTTACGTGACACTGGTGTTGGTGGCTCTTGTCTTATTTCAATTTCATCTGCATAATCTTTTAATGTTTTACTAACTTTAGGAAGTTTTTCACCTATTAATTCACCACCTTCTTTAAAAGTAAAGTTTTCCCCAATAATTTTTGCTAGTGGACCATATCCATTTTTACCACCCATAATATCTGAAATAGTTTTTATTCTTGCATGTGGACTATTACCAGAAGATTCTAAGGCGTAATCAATTGATTTATATATGTTTTTATGTAATTTACCTGAACCTGATTTAGAAACAGGAGTGAAGTATGAATCAAGATTTATTCTACCCTTACTATATTTATTATCTAAAGCATGTGCTGCTGCTGAAGTAGATAATTCATCAACTACCGTATCTCCTATATATCTAAATTTTTTATTATTTCTATTTGATAAATAATCCATTATACTATGATTTACTTCATGATTAGCATATCTAACAGATTCTTTTGAAGATAGTCCTCTTCTTATATTTATTTCTTTTGTCAATGAATTAAAAGTACCATTAGCATCTTCTTGCATATTTTTTTGTAATTTAATTTCTGGAATATGTCCAAAAACTGATTCTGCAACACTAGATGTTCTTTCCCCTATTTTCCCTTTATACATATCGTTTGGAGTAAAGAATTTTTTGATTGATTTACCAATATTAGCAAATGTTTGTTTAGGCATTACAGCTAAAGGAATACCTAATGTAGCTAATCCTAATGCATTACTTCTTGAAGAATTTGAATTATTTTCTACACGTTCAGATGTAGGAGCTACTCTACTTATAACATTATAATTTATTTCTCTTGATTCAGCAGGAGTTATTACATCAGCACTTGTATTTCCTTTTTTTGATTCTTTCCATATTTTTTGTGCTTTTATAACCCCACTAAGATATGGGTTATTTAATGAATTAGCAGAACTAATAGCATTTTTTGCTCCACTGTCTAAATTTTTACCAGTTTCTGATTCTTTACCAACTTTAGAAACTAATCTTTCTGCGATATTAGCTAAATGTAATAATATATTAGAAAGTTTTGATTGTGATTCTACAAGCTTTGAACTCTCTTCTTGACGAACCATTTTATCCATTAAAGAACCAATTAATGAATGGTCTTTTGCATATTCTTTCATTCCTGTATCAGAAAAAATTTCTTGTAAACTTATACCTGATTCTTTTTGTGACTCTATGAAACTTGCTATTGCTTGTTCTTGAGGAGAAGCTAATAACCAGTTTTTCATATATCCTGGGTCTCCACTCTTTCCAATTTCTTTTTCAGTATCTCCAAATTCTTTCATCAAAGAGAAAAATTCTTGGCTCATTCCACCCTTACCATAAAATGAATTTTCTTCAAGAGCATTAGTTATTCTTTTTGACAATTCAAACGCATCAGAAAGTCCACCTTTAGATAATTCTACTTGTGAACTTAATGTTCTTTCTGAACCCATCATTTTATTTACAAAAAATTCAGTAGCAAGTTTTCTTTGAGTTTGCTCTCTTTGAGCTCTCATGTCTCCAACTTTATTATTTATCTCTTTTGTATTATTTAAAATTGGAGATAGCGCATCTGAAAAACTCTTACTGTTTATTTCTGCTTGCCTTAACATTATTTTTTCTAAAGGTGTTATATCTTCACCCTTAGCTTTTATTCCTGCTATTTTATCATCTTCTATTTTCTTTGCTGCTTCTAGATTCTTTATTTGAGCTAAATTTATTAATAAATTATTTTCCTCCGAACCTGTATATCCACCAAGCAAATTACCCTTGGACGCTTCTCTTATAGCTTTTGATTTTGAATTTCTTATAATAAGACTTGTATTTTCATCTACTGGATTAATTTTAGCAGTGTTTTCTTCTAACATATTTAATAAATCAATATATGCTTTTTGTCTAGACTTAGATTCATTAATAGATTTTTCTTGACTAACTATTATGTCAGATAGACTTTTTCTTTCAGTTTCACTAGTTAATTTATTGTCACGCTTAAATTTATTGTTATCAACTTCAACCTGGTCTGATTCTATAGCTTTAGAAAAGTCACTTATTGCTTTTTCTTTTATTTTCTTTACAGAAGAGAAAATATTTTTAGTTATTTCTGCACTTTTTGTAATTACTTCAGAATCAACCATTGCAGCATCAGATTCTGTATAATCACCAGTTTTTAATAATATCTCTCTTTTTCTTTTTTCTTTATAAAATCCTAAAGATTCTCTTGTGCTAGTTTGTACACCAGCTGTTTTTGAAACAAGGTCTATAATTTTCTTTTCATTTTCTTTTTCTGAGTCTGAAATACCGCTAGATTTTGAATATCTTTCCTTACCTATATTTGTAAATTTAGTTAATTCTTTTCTTAGTTTTTCTGGGTCATCTCCATATTTAGAGATAAGATGCTCTACGCTTACTCCAGTACCCTTAAATAAATCATTAAGTTCTTTCTTCATTAATTCGGCAGAAGTAAGATTTTCTGGTGATTCTTCACCAAGACTTGATAATTCAGCAGCTGACATTTTCTTTCTTGATTCTTGATTAACAAGAGTATTCACCATCTTTATTGCTTTAATATCAAATCCACTTTTGAATTTTGACATATAAATAGAATTTTCCATTAACCCTGCAATACCAGAATTTTCATTATTAGATATTTCAGCTAATCTTGAATTTATTTCTGCAAAATAATCTCTATTTGATTCTTCATTTGAAAGCTTCTTATAATCTTTAATATCAAAAGTAGATGTATCACCCATCAATTTACTATAATTTGAACCAAAATCATTAAAAGATGCAAATCTACTGTCAAGTTCACTGTCAGAGTCTTTTGGTGTCAAGATTGACATCTTTTGGAAGTCTAATGGTTTAAATATTTTTCTTTCTAAACGTGTATAGTCATTAATTATTTCTTGGAATGAAGACTTGGCAGTTGTTGCAAATTGCTTTACTGATGTCATTGGCAAGTCAAACATTTCATCGCTTATTTCAGTTGTTGATAAAATAAATTCTTTTTTATCATCGTAAATACCGCCAAATTGTTTTTTAATTTCTTCTTTGGCTCTCTTTAGAACTTGAGTTTTGTTTAACCCTCTTTCTGTATCAAACCCTATAGTTTTTTGTTGATTAGTATAAACATCTTGAACAACAATTTTAAATTTCTTTACGTTGTCTCCAACTTTTTGATACCCATCATTAAGCAATAAAAACATCTTATTTGTGTCTTTAGCCATTTGAAGTGCATCTTTATGTGGATTTAAACTTCTTCCACTCTCAGCAGTATCTTTAATTGCATTAAAACTTGTTTCTACATATTTATCTTTACCAAAAGTTTTAATATATGATTCTCTAGTTTTAACAAACCTTTCGTCAACTGTATCATTATTAAATACCCTACTTCCTCTTTCCCTTGCATCTGAGGATATTTGTCTTCCAGTTTCGTTAAACAAATCAATGAATGGCTCAAAAACTTTTTCAGCCTTTGTCTTTGCTTCTTCCATTCTTCCATAAACTTCATCCAACGCAGCGTCTAAATTATAAATTTTTGATTGATAATATACTTTATTACTTTCTGATGTTGAACTATCCATTTTACCTACAAGAATTTTTCTTGTATCTGTTAATTCTTTTGCCCTGTCTCTTTCTTCTGCTAGATTTTCTGAAATAGATGATATTGCGGTTTTACCAAAAATTCCACCATCTGTCATAAATGCCTTTTTATAGGCTAAATTCATCCTTAATTCATCTTTTCTTTTTTCTCTAATTTCACCTTCTTGAGACATTTTTGAAACAAATTCTTCACTTAGTGATGGAAATCCATTTTTAAATACTACAGATTCTGGATTAGCTCTCATTAATATAGATGTTGCATTTTTAAGATTTGAATTTTCTAAAGTTGTTAGTATTTCTCCTTTTTCTTGTTTGCCAGTAAGCTTTTCATAAGTAGAAATAGAACTAGTTATTGATTTTATTTTACTAGATTCTTTTTCTATCATTGCAACTGTTTTTCTATCGCTTCCACTCCAATATTCGGATATATTGTTAATTAAATCTTTAATATCAGATGCCATAGTTAATCCGGCAATGGTTAAACCTACAGCTCCACCTGCGAATTTACCACCTTTCCCACCAACCATATTGGAAACTTTTTGTCCAGCCATAAGTGCCATTGGAGCTATTGCAGCTCCAGAGCCTAGAGTATTAAGAGTGTCCCCAGTAAGACTTCTTCCAGAAATTGATTCTTTATCTTCAAATGTTTGTGCAAAAACTTTTAAACCAACACCTGCTGCCATCATAGCAACCATGTTTTGCTTTACAAATTCAGATATTTTTATAGGTATTTGACCAGGTTCTTTTTGAATTATTGCATTTTGAGTTGTTTTGTCTATTTGAGAATTAAACTGTGTCCTAACTTTACCCTCAACAGTTTTTCTTTCTTCTTCACTAAATCTTGATACACCTTTTTCACCATAATGGGATACCATAATCTTCTTTATTATTTCATTTTCATCTGAAGATTCCATTTTTTGAAGTTTATTATATTGATAATCATACATGGCTGGATTATAAAGAGCTCTTGTTTTTCCAGTATAATCTTTTTTCAAATAAGAAGAAACCTCTTTAGCTGTTATTTTAGCTATTCTTGATTCCTCTGTCTTATGATTAATCCATCTATCTGCACCAGAATAAGAAATTGTTCTTGCTATTGCTGTGCCAGCTCCAAAAACAGTTCCTCCAACCGCAGCTAACCCAGCTATTCCACTTGGCATACTATTCAATATTCCAAATATATTAGTAAGAGTATTAGAGAAATAAGTTAGAATTGATTTACCGCCACTTTCTCCAACTTTAGCATAAAATGAATCTACACTAGCTTTCATTACTTCAACTTTTTTAGCATAAGTATCCATTATTAACATATTTTTTTGCATAGCTGAACCAGTAGAATCTTCACTCATTTTTGCTGCTTGAAGAACTTCATCCCATTGGTCCATTAATACCATCATTGTATTATATCTTCTTGCACCTGCTATTGTAACGGCTGCATTTTCTTTTTGAACTGTTGATAAAGTAGTCCATTTTGATGCTAAATCTTGCATAATAGTAAATGAATCTCTAAATCCTCCATCTACATTATAAACTGCTACACCAAGATTTTGAAGAGCAGTTATAGATTCTTCCACTCTTAAATGTGAAAGTATATATTTAAATGAATTCCCTAAAGAATTACCTGTATCTCTTGTTGCAGAACCTACCGCAGAAACTATACCGTTAAATTCATGAAAAGACATGCCAGAAACTCTAGCTGATGTACCGGCTTGTTTTACAGCATCAGAAAGGTTTTTAGAAGTAACAGCAGTTCTAGCTCCTACTTCAGTCCATGAGTCAATAATTGATAATGTCTTAGAATCTTCTATGCCAAATTGTCTTGTAGCTGCTGTAAGTGCCTCAGTAGCTTCTGTAGCCTTGAATCCAGCCACATTAGAAGCTAATAGTGATGCATTGGTTAAAGTTATTACATCAGATGTGCTTTTACCTTGTTGTGCAAATACAGCCATGGAATCGACTACTTCTATTATATTTGTGCCATATATTGATGACATCTTCTTTGCACTGTCTGAAAGTCTTTCTGTAGAAGTCATCATTGGGTCCATAACTTTATTTACATTGACAAGAGCTGTCTCATAACTTGCCATTACTTTTGTTGCTTCTGCTATTTTATTAGTCATTCCGTAGAATGCATAAGAAAGACCTCCATATAAAACTACTCTATTTATTACAGAATTAACTAATTTACCCTGAGATTGTTCTTGTCTATAATTCTTTGACATTGTACTGTCATATTCTTTTGAAATCTTTGAAGCTTGTGTAGAACTCATCAAAGCAGCCGCTGGGAAAGATTCTATTTTTGGGAGATTTTTAGCTGTTCTTTTCTTATTTTCGTTTTCAATATGACTTAATAATACACCCTTAGTTACAGATGCTATATGCTCTGGATTGCTTGTTCCAGGAGCATCTCTCAAGTCTCTTACAGTTGCTTCGTATGCAGATATTTTAACTGTTTCTGTTTCAAACTCTCCGTTCTTTTTTACCTTTTTGGGATTTACAATTTTTATTTCTTCTGCATCTGATAGTGATAATTTTTCTTCTTCTTTTTTATTTATCTTAGAAACAATATTCTTCATTATTGCTTCTCTTCTGCTGTCTTTTTCAACAGACATAGTTAATGCATATGTCAATAATCTTTTTGAATATTCTTCGTTTGTCTCAGATTTTGTTTTTTGTAATCTATCTTTAGTAACATCTACTGCTGTAATAGGTTGACTTTCTTTTAATATTGGTTTTAAAACCTCTTTAAATACTTGTTGACCTTCTGGAGAACTTGGCATTTTTTCTTGTACTTTATAACCAACATCGGCTACTATGGCAGTTTTACCTTCTTTGATTAATCCTATTTCAGCCATTGATTGTGCGTCGTTTTTATATAAAGCTTTAGAACTTACAGTTTGAAAATATTTTTCAAACATCTTAATTCTTTGTCTAATGTCTTCTCTAACTGCTTTTTGTACTTCAGCAATATTTACACTTATATCTCCGTCTTTATATGAAGGACCACTAGTTTCTCCAACTTTTGGTCTAATAGGTGGCACATTAGTAGGAATTTCAGGAGTTTCTGCTTCTACTTTTATCTTTTTACCCCTACCATTATTTTTACCACTTAATGAATCTTTGTTATTTAAATTATTAGATTGTTGTTCTACTTTTAAGGCTGCTAAACGTGAATTAGATGAAGCGTTTTCTGCGTTTGCCGCTTCTAAATCTGAACTAGATGGAAGACTTGTTTCTTCTATGTTTGGTAAATTTAATTTTTGGTTATTTACACCTTTACCGCTATCAATAATAAACTTGACTAGACTAATCATATTGTCAGTCACTTTACTCATATTTGATATGCTTTTAGAAACTATAGTACTAAGATTTAATACTCCTCTTTCTATTTGAAGAAGAACATTCTCTATTTTATTTAATCCAGAAAATTGACCATTAGTTACAGGAGTAGATTCACTAATAGCTTCACCTGCTTTTGTCACAGCTTTTTCTTTCATCTTTTTAGCTAATATAGCAGCATCCATTTGACTACTAGGGATTACTTCTTTATCAGGAATTACTTCTTTATCAGTAATTACTTTTTCGTTATCTAATTCTTCAATCCTTTTGTCAATCTGTTCTTTTCTTTTTTTAATTTGTTTCTTTATACTTAACTTTTCTTCTGATGCTATTTTAACTTCTTCTAATTTTTTCTCATCAGGAATAGGTTTTTCTAAATTTTGACGTTCTCCATTATTATGTCTTAAAACTGTCATAAAACTATCTGTGTTTTCTTTACTCGAAGAAACCTTATCAAGACTTTCATTATCAAGACCATAATATGAAAATTTTTCTCTTAATGCAGATATTCTTTTTTCAACAGAATCTCTATTATTAAATTTGTCTTTTTTACCTTCTACTTCCATTCTTTGTAAATTAAGTTCTTCCATTTCTTGTATGGACTCTTTTTCTTTTTTAGAAAGTAATGAGGCTTCTGTTTTACCGTTTTTACTAAGAGCGTTTTGATATGTCTTTGTTGATTTCAAATTGTTCATTTTCTTCAATATAGAAGCATGTGTTATATCTAAAGGTTTTATATCTTGTGGGATATTCCCTAATTCCAATTTCGATTCTTGGTATTCTTTAAGTCCGTTTTCTATGTCATTATAATCTAATATTGACATGTTAGAATTACTTGTAATTTTATTAAATTTTTCTAAACCATTCTCGTTACCGAATACATTGTTTAATAAATTTTTCTTACTATTAAGTAAATATTGTATATAATTAACTTGTTCTTGTGGATTCTGATGACCTTTAATATTGTCTTGATTAAATGGAGATTCGTATCCTTCTGTTTTCTTCTTTCTTTGTTTTATAAAATCTTTTATAGTTTCAAATTTTTCTCCATCAGGTCTGTGTAAATTAGCACCAAAAGCTGCAAAATTATCAGCATTTACCCCAGACATAATATTATTTTTACCTGAAACAATATCAATCATTCCTTGTAATAAAGCTTCGGGATTTTCTACATTCCCACCTCCAGCAAGTTGTATTAAGCTTTGAGAACTTTCTATTATTTTAGAAAATGCTTCTATTTCTTTTTTTGGCATACCTTTAGGAGTATTAGCTAGTATTAAATCCTTTATACTGTCCATATTTCCATGCATTTGTACTGCACTGTAATTTCTTCCTAAAAGTCTTGTTGAAACACTCATACCTTCTTTCATAAAAGAAGGAAAAACATTTTCATATAAATTATCTAAAGAACCTTTTTTAGATTCAAGTTTTGCTATATCTTTAGATACTTTTAATCTTTCACTAGATGCTGGTAAAGTCTTTTTAAATAATTTTTCTTTTTCTTTAATTTGACTAACTATCTTTTTATATTCTGGGTCATATTTTTTAGCTGTTTGCAATATCCCCTTTAATACACTATCTGTATCATTACTAGATGAAGAGATTATATTTAATGATTCATTTAATGTTTTTGATTCTTCTTCTGTAATGTTTCCACCACGAAATTCATAATCTTGTACTAATTGATAAACAGTTTTAAGAGCATTATAAGAATATTTAGTTTTTGCTTCTATATCTTTATCTATTGTGTTGCCCTTTTTATCTAAATTTTTATTATAAGCTTCAAAATCCTTTATAATATTTTCATTAACTTTGAATTTACCTAAAGAACCAAAATCTTTTTTCTCTAAATCTAAACCACTAAGAACTATTCCTACATCTCCAAGTTTTTCAACTCCACTTCCAATATTTGGGGATATTTTATTCTTTAAGAAATCTGCTAAAACACTTATATTATCTCCTGATTCTACATATTTAGTATCTTTTATATCAAACTTTTTATTTCCATATTTTACTATTCCATCTTTACTCATTATTTCTTCATGAGCTTTTTCAAGTGCATTACCCTTGCCGAACAGTCTACCTGCTAATTCTTGAGCACCTGCATTGTTTTTTGCTTCTTTATATGCTGATTCTATTTCCATATGAGATGAAAGTTTATCCTGATAATTTTTATCATTTAAAAATTCTTTCGTTCCAAATTCTGGTCTTAATTTACTACCAATTCCATCTTCTATAGCTTTAATTACTCCTTCTGGTGAGTAATCTTCGTTACCTTTTAAATATCTTGATATATCTTTTTCTTGTGAAACTTTTTCATTTTCATCAGAATATCCAATCTTATCAACAAGAAATTTTACTATAGAGTTTTTAATCTCTCTACCAGATAATGAAAACTGTGCTTTTTTTGTTCCTATATCATTATCAAAATATTTATTAGAATGATTGCTAATTGATGAAAGATTTTGAGGATTAAAAAGAACCGATTCTGTTGCAGGAATAGGAAATTTTGAATCTCTCCCTATTGATTCAAATTGATTCTTTTTAGTAGTAGAAATATCACCAATCATTCCTATTAAATTTTCTACAGCAAGACCAATAGGTGAAGAATCTGTATATCCTGCAAACATACTTGAAGTAGCACCTGAAGCTAAACCCATTACTTCTGGTGAATATTTATGGTCTGGACTGTCTCCTCCGGCTAATTTTCTAAATGCTGTTTCACCAGAAAGGTTTAAATTAGACTTAGCTAATAAATTTTCTATAATAGAAATAAGTTTTAAATATTCTTTATTCTCTGAAATATTACTTTTTCTAACCAATGAACCTGGTTCTATTCTATCATGATATTGATTTAAAATTTCTTGACCAGAAGCAATAGTTTCTGGAGTTATTACTGATTCTTTATCAAATAAACCTCCCCAGTTACCGTTTTTGGGACCAGTAATTGTTTCATAATTACCAATATTTGAGTTTTTTCTTACTCTCTTATTAACTGCTGTGCTTAAATTTCTACCCATTGCTTCAAGCATTGGACCAGGAACTGATACATCTTTTTCATGCTCTTGTCCATCTTCAGTTTCCCATGTTTTTATTTTATAATTAGAAAATCCTACTGAGTTCTGAATAAATTGAGTAATATCATTACTATGTTCTCTAACACTTTCTCTTGATTGTCTAATCAAATTTTGAGCAATATTTTTCTCATGAACAGCATTCATTCTATCCTTACTTTCCAATCCTTCATTTATTTCACTTTTAGCTATTTCTCTTGTTTTTGCATATCTTGCTATTTCCTGTTCACTCATACCAGGGAATTTCATTCCTAATGTTTTTAAAGCTTCTTTTCTTTGAGATATTGAATCTTTGTAAAATTCATTATTACCAAGATGTTCTTCTTCCAAATTATAAATATCTTTATAAATAGGAGTTTTCTCTTGTTCACTTTTCACATCCTTTAATTTTGCAAATAATTCTTTTCTTTTTTTAATAAATTCATCAAAAGAAGATACTTCAGATTTTGCGTCGGCGTATGTTGTTATTTCTTTTACAGAATTAAGAACTGAATCATCTCCAAATAATATATTTGCCCCTGATTGCATTGATGGGACTGCTTCTGGATGTTCTTTATGTAAACCATGTGTTAACTTTCTTATCAAAGGATGTATTTTAGATTCAGATTCTTTTAATTGTTTTTTAAGTTTATCTTGTTGTCTTTTTGAACTATTTTCTGGTTTAGATAATGAAGATTTAATATTATCATAATCAACTAAATTTTGTTGTATACTAGAGTATTCTGAATTTTCTGTATTAACTCCATTTTTGTAATCTTCTATAGAATTAACTAATCCAGTCAATCCTTTAAAGTCAGCTAGTGTCAACCCATAACCACTAAGCATCGCAGATTTTTTACTACTCTTAACTGTCATGCTTGAAGTGTGAAATAAATCAGGAAATAAACCTTTATTAACATTATCTGAAAGTACTGCTCCTTTTAATGAAGCTCTTTGTATATTAGAATTTTTAATAGCAATTAAATATTCAATTAACTTATCTATATTAGATTCATTAACCATCTCATTTAATACTTTTTTATTAAGTTTATTTTTATTAATATCTTGAATTAAACTTCTTAATAAATTAACTTTTTCTTCTTTATTTCCTGATACATCTTTTAATGAACCAGAAGTGTTATCATCTCCTACTAATCCTACAATTGAAGTTTTCCATATTTCTGATATTGCATTTTTATTTTTAGAATCTGAACTCAAACCTTTTATCTTTGAAAAATTAGATAACGCACTTAATCCTTCAGAAATTTGACCTGATTGAACATAACTTAAACCCATATCTTCCATAATTTTATTTATATTCGAACTTGTTCTTTGAGTTCCACCTTTTCTTAATGCTATAGACTCTCTTCCTACATTTCTTAACTCATCAGATGATTTGTCTGAAAGAGATTTATTACCTGAAAAACCTCCTCTATAATTATTTGTAATAATAGACATTGGTCCATTTTCAGTATTTAACATTTCTAATAACATAGCAGTAGATGGTGATGAAGATTTTTTATTAAATTCATTATCTTGATTAAATGCTCTCCATGACTCTTCTATAATTTTAATTTTTTGAGGTTCTGAAAGAGTTACACCGTTTCTATCTTTTATATTATTATTTTTGAAATAATCCATTACTATCTTGCGATATTCTGACTTCATTTTTTCTATATTTTTTTGACTAGTATCTGAGCCTTGTTGACTATTAATTATATCATTAAAATGTTCTTCCATGCTATCTTGAGAAGATGCTTTTAAATCAAAAAATCCAATCTTTATATTATTATGTTTTTTACCTTCTGAAACTTTTAATTTTTTATTTAAATAATCATCAATATTTTTATCAGTAGCACCATAGTCTTTAAAAAGCTTTCTTTGTTCTTTTGTTATTTTTTTAGTTTCTAATACCTTTTCATATTCTTTTCTTAACTCTATTGGCATTCCATCATCAACAGCAACTTCATTTATAGCATTTTCATTAAATTCTGAATCCGATGCTTTTTCTTTAAAATTACCCATTTTAGCTTGTCTTATATATGCTCTTAAATTTTTAAATGCTTCTGGAGCACCTTGTTTGCCTCTAGTAACAACAGGATTTGAACTACTTACATTTAAAGAATGGAGAGCCATCCCTATTTCGTTATTAACATCAGCTTGAACTGCTAAAGAATGTTCTGATAAAGGCTTTTGTACTTGTTTCATAGAATCTGTTTTTTCATCATACACTCTAGTTGATATTGGCATTCTACCAATATGCTTAGAAATATAACTTTGTTCATCTTCTCCTTCTTTACGTTCATCCCATTTAAATCTTTTACCAAACAATTCTTTCATTACTGATGTTTGTGATGGGAAAAATTGTTTTTCTAGATACCTTGAAGAAGAAGCAGCATTTAAAGCTCCCTTTTGGAAATCTCTATTTATCAACCTCTTATCTGAACCAAAGCTTCCAAAAGACATAGGAGATGAATTGCTAAAATATTGACTGACACTAGCTCTAATCATTTTTGCATAATTTTGTATAGCACGTTCAGATTGAATACCTTGAGATTCTATGAATTTTAATATTCCAGACCTCAAAGACTCTTGTTTTTTAGATAAGTTTTTATCTTCTATATTAAGTGCTTTATCAATATCTGATGATACATTAGAAAAATCTTTAGATTTTATTAAAATATTAGATACTAAAGAAGATGCTAAATTAGCGGAACCACGAGCACCCATTCCATATGATTCAATATTGCTTGATAACTCATTTTTTAAATTGTTTTTTGAATTTTTATCAAGCTTTAATCCACTTTTTTTAACTTCAATTAATGATGCTATTTGAGTTGCAATTTCATTAATATTTATATTTGCAGTTTTTGGTTCTTTTTGTGCTAAATTTTCTAAACCAGTACCTTTATAGGCTGCTCTTGTATGAACATTTTCATGAACTCCAACTAAAAGTTCGCCTTCTTGGGAAAGACCTGGCTTTATATAAATGTTTGAATTTTGTCCAGAGTGTTCTACTCTACCAACTTCATTTTCTGAAAATTTTCCTCCATTAATGACTTTTACATTTCTTCCTGTTTGCCTAGATGTTTCTTCTGAAAAGTCTTTTATGTAAGAAGTATATTTTCTTGAACTTTGCACAGAATTGTTATTATTCATTCTCATACTACTAGTAGCAACTGGAGGAGCATGTGTCCTGTGTTCTTTTTCCCCAGAATCTGTAGATACTGGATTTTCTGATGTATTTACTGGTGTTATTTTATCTTTTTTAACTTTATTAGTTTGTATTACTCTTTCTGAGGAAACAGTACCTACCATTTGAGCATATTCGTTTAATTTTTTCTTCAATTTTTTATCTTGTTCTAAAAACTTATTTAAAATACTATCAGATGCACTAAAATCAGGACCAGCTACTGGTGATACTGAACTTCCAGATTTTTGTGTTTTTTGTTGGGTGTTTGATTCTCCAGATGCAAATTTTTCAAAAACTTTAAGTCTATTATTGATAGATTCAATATTTGATGAAGAATTATTATTTAAAGCTACTTGTTCTGATAATTTATTAATGGCAGTCATAACGGCTACTTGTTGCTGAGAAATAGCAACCATTTCGGCTCTTGAATCTGGGATATTAGTAACAGCTTGAGTTATTTTGCTTAGTTCAGGTTTTAAATTACTATTTGCGATATTAATTTTCATTGATTCGGCAATGTCTTTAATCGGGAATGATTCTGGACTTTGTGATTTTAATCCATTATTCATTTCATTAAATGATGTGATTGTACTTTTCATACTATGAATTGCATTTGACATTTCTTCAAAATTTATAGAACTAAATTTCTTTTCTAATTTTGAACTTTCTGTAAACATTTTTTCAGCAGCTTTTAGGCGTGAATTTATTTGATTAAGGATACTATTTTCTCCAGAATCACTTAATTTACTTTCTAATGTAGTAACCTTATCTATGAAATCTGATGTATTACCCTGGTCTACTTCAAGACCAAGTTTTATTAACCAGTTTTCCTGTTGCATTCCACCACTTTTATCTTCTGCCATAACCTTTACACCCTAACTTTGTATGGAGTATTTATGTTTACATTTTCTCCGTTATTTTTTTCACCACCAGAACTATTCATTTTGTTTATTTTTCTTATCCAATCAAATAGTTTTTCATCATCGTTCAAAACCTCGTCAGGAGGTGGATTTTTATATTCAAATATATTATCATAAAAATCAGTCCAATAACACAAATTTATTTTATTTTTATCCCAAGAAGAACTGCTTCCTTCAAAAACAGGAGTACCTGTTTTTTTAGATGCATTCCATCTCTTTCTCCATCCATTGTTCCTTGCAACTGCTCTTATTTTTATAACTGGTATTCCCATTAAAAGATTTATAAAATTCTTTTTTGATTCTGTTATTAATTTTATATTATCTTCTTTACAGAAATCAGAATATGAATTCCAATATTTAGTATTTAATTCTAATCCACATAATAAACATTGAGATAGTATATAATTAGTTTTACAATCTTCTACTAAATACTCTATTGTATTAGTCATCATAGAAGCTTCTTTATTTTCCATAATTCTTAATTGATTAAAATAATTTTCTATTTGAGAATTTATTTGATTAATTTGAAATTCAGAATTTGTTATTCTTTTAGTTTCATTTAAAGAACTTATTTGTTTTTCCAAGAAATCCATAATATTATAAAAATTATTACTTAATATACATTTTTTAATAAGTAAATCTTTCATTTGTTCTCTTGTTGGAATGCATTTTTTTTCTAATTCTTTCTTTTTCCTCCAAGATATTATCCTTGAATTATCTATTTCTAGTGTTGTTGGATGTCTTACGGCAAAGACGTTATCCATATAAATAAAAATCTTCTTGCCTACTATTATTTCAGCAAGAAGTTCTTCTAATTCATTATCTGTAAGTTTAAGGAACATATTACCCCTTTTTTTCAGTACTTACAGCAGTCTCCGTTTTCAATGGCTCTTCTTTTATAACAACTTCTTCTTTTTTTTCTGGTTTTTCAGATACTTTATTTTCTGGCAATTGCTCAATAAAATCAGATGGTAAACCATTAGTGAAGGTCATATATTCATAAGTAGCCCTAAAAACAATATTTCCATCAGTTTCATTCATAAAATCTTCGATATTTCTCCATACTTTTGCTCCATTTTTTGCAAACTCAGTAACCTGAGAAACTATAGAATCACGTTGAGCATTAGAAGCTTTAGCCTCTGCTGAATGAGCAAGGAGTCTTGACCTCTCTTGACGCATCTCAAAAAGTTTTGCTCTTGCATCCTTTAATCTATCTGCAACTTCTTGTTTGTTTTCACTTGGAGTGTTTTCTAATTCTTCTTCTAAAGAAGATACAAGTTCACCCTGCTCTTCTCTCTGTAGGTCTTTTTCTTCACTTAAAATACCCCTTTTACGAAGAGCACTTTCAAGTGTTTCTTGAGGCAAAAGTCCTGCAATAACAGAATTTGTAAAAGCTCTTGAATATTCCATATCAGAAATTTCAATTTCTTGATTATTAGGTCTTCTGGTAGAGATTTTTACTGATTCACCGTTTTGTTTTACTACATCAAAAACTCTTTTTTCAATATTCATATTTCTTCTCCTTTATTTATCCCTTACCTTATAAGGCGTTTGAATGTCTTTAGTTTCAACTATTATATCAAATTCTTTTTGAATAAAATATTTTGACATAATTGTTGGTACTATTCTCAACTTGTCATTACCGCACCTTAAAATTCTGGCACGTAATCCTTTAAATTCTGCTTCGTTAGAGCTGCCATCTTCCCTTACATGAGGAAATCTATTTGAAATAATATTCAGAATTTCCCCAAAATAAGAATTAAAAAGGGTAGAGATTTCATCTACTAAAAGACTATTATCTCTACCCGTTTGTTTTTCTTCAGCTCCCTTACCTTTATTATCCATTCCTTTTATCCTTATTTATTTGCTGTTATGCATTCACCGCATTTGGTGTCAATGGAATCCACAAGTCAGATGCAGTATAATTGAACGTATATGTCAAATATCCGCCAACATTAATACTTTCAGTTTCTTGTGTCTTTGATAGTCCACTTGCCATTACCAACAGTTTAGAAGAGTTAGCAAATGCTACTCCTGGGTCTGTTGCATATCCAGTTCTGTTTGAGTGACTGCTTCCTCCAGCAAGTTTTACTCCAATAGAAGTAAGATTACCAGCTGCTGCAATTACAGAAGATTTGTCAAACACTTCCAAATTGACAGTAATATCAATAGGATATGTTGTAACAAACTGGATTGGGTTAGAACTACGGATGTCCATGATGTTGTTTTTGTTGATATTCGCAGAATAATTAATACTTTGAACTCCAGAAGGAAGAATTGAAACACCTTCGGCATTTACAATATTCACTCCTGAGCCATCAGAACCCATTACTACTGCAAATACGGATTCTTCTCCGTCTACCAATACATCTGGAGCTTGAGCGGCTGCCACAAGGGCACTGCCAAGACCAGCGGTAAGATATCCGAACTTCAAAGTAGCTGGATTACCAGCTTGGAAACCAACAGAACAAGAATTAAGAACATATGACTCTGTACCTACAATCATTTCCTGTTCAGCATGTTTGTATACACCGGTATTAACGGTGGACTCAACAGCTTGTTCAGTAAGAATGCAGTCCAAAGACAATTCTGTGGTAATTTGACCACTAGAAAAGTCAACAACCCCACGATAACCTACGGCTTGATGCGGATTACGAGGAGTATTTCTTGTGATGTTGATTGTCTGAAGAGCATTTCCACCCCACGCTTCTGAATTATTGATTTTATCCATAATACCAGCGTTGAAGTCAATGCCATGATGTTGAATTACAGACATATTTACACCTCTTTTTTTGTTTGTTTTTACCCGTTTTGTATCAACGTGATGGGGTTGTCAATACATATTCGGAACTATTATTTAGCTAATGCTAAATTCCTATTATATAATATGTGTTTAAATATAAAAAAACACAATTTAATATATTATTGTTATAAATCCATCAACTCTAGCCCTATATTTCATCTTTTTAGAGAATAAAACATCATTAAAAACTTTTCCACTAGGGTTTCCCTTGTCCTTTATGTGGAAAAGAAAATTATCTGATAATGAAAAATTTGTGTTAATAGTTCCATCATTATTTAAAATCATTCCTGAAGTAAAATCCATTAAAGGCATCCACTCGCATTTTATTAAATATTGTAAACCATTTTTAATGTTTCTTCTTATATTATCGTTTGAAGCAAATATATCTATATAATATAATATACTCCAAAAATTTTCGTTAGACCCTACTGCATATCCTCTGTAAGGTTCACTATCTTTAATATCTATTGATATAATTGGAACATTTACACTATCAAAAACTTCATCTTCTGGGAAAGAATCTCTAACCTCTACTGTTAAATATTTATAATAAATTATTACATTATCTATAGTAGAATTAAATTTAATTTCTTTTGTATAGTAATTTATAGAATAGGATGAAGATGATACTATTACCCCATTGCTTTTAACTATTACAGATGTCTCTATTTCACCATCTCCATTTATAATAATAATCTTTTCGTTACATATTGAATAAGTTTGATTAATTAATACCCTACCAATATTATTTTGACCATCTGAAATGTAACCCATTTTAGGAAGTAAAACATTTTCAATCCAATATATAAATGATTGATTTACATTGTATTCCATGTTTAATTTTATTTTTCCATCCATAATCAACCCTTAGTAAAAATTTTTATAAATGCTGTATTTATTACCTTTTGAAAAAAATCTCTATTTAGTTTTACATCTTTAATAATCAAATTTTGCATTGTTGTTAAATATCTTTGAGGAACTATTCCCTTATGTGGTTTTAGATGAAATCTACTCCAAAATTCACTTGTTATATCTACCATATAACCTTCTCCAAATCTTCCTGATAAAAATAAATTATCACCAAATATTTTTTCCAACAAAGACCTATTAACAAATCCTTTAACTGAACTCCCACCTACTCTCATTCCTGGTGCTCCTATTTCATGAAGAATCCACCATCCATGACCTGTATTAGAATCACCATGCATTGGTAGAAGGTTATCAAGCATTGATAAATCCATGATATTAAACATACCTATATTTCCATTTTCATAGAATTTACTAGCATTTATTGCTAATTCATAAGCTGATTTTAAAGTAACCTCTTCTGGGTGCTGTTCTTTCCATACTTCATCAAAATCTTTTTGCGCTACATTATTTATCATTTGCTCCATTCTATATTTACATAGAGCTCCAAAATGATAATAAAACGATTTTCTTATCTCTAACTTTATTTTAGCTGGAGTTAATTTTAATATTTCATCTTTAGTTATCTTTTTAATGAGAGTACCATTTTTATATAAAGTCATAACTAATTTCATTTTAATCCTCGTTTATTGTTGTATATCCAATAGCTACAACATCGTCTTTCAAACCTCTCCTTATTATAGACATTAAAGACGTTTGATTACCATCTATAATTATTTTTTTTGCAGATTTTATATCGTTATAATTAGCAACTAAAGTCTTTATTCTAAAAAAACCTATATTTATTAAACCAGCTGGAACAAATTCTTTCTGTCTTGATTTTGAATCTGGCTCAATCCATTTAGCTACTGCCTGGATTGTTTTTTGTGTTTCTATTATTATTTTACCTCTACCGTTACATACTGGGCAAATAGCACCTGTAAAAGATGATGGACCAGTTCCATTGTATTGACCAGAACTACTCTTATTTTTGTGGTCATAAAAACAATTATTACAAAAACCACCATCCTCTTCATTAACTAATATTATACTTTTACTTAAATCTCTGATTAAAGCTTCTGTATACTTCTTATAAAGTTTAACATGTTTTTGTTTTATTAATGACATTATTATTCTGCAAAGCAGACTCCTGAAAATTTATTTGTTTTTACGGTCTTTAATAATTCATTCCATTCTTTAAGAACTGTAGAATAACCTTTAATAGCTTCTGATGATGCAACTGAAGTATTAATTACAGTATCACCGTCTCTAATCATAATAGCATCTCCAGTACTAGATAAAAGATTAATACCTGATAAATTAATAACACTACCTCTTACAAATAATGATATAATGTTTTTGTCAATTACTTGTTCTGTAACTGTTGGTTTTGTTTCATCAGAACCAAATTCGAAATCTTTATTTAAAAGAGGTTCTACTACATTAGATATTGTATCACCTATTATTGCCAAAATATCTTCATCGCTATATTTAACTATTGAATATTTAATAGATACTGAAGAACCAGCATCTATCATATACACCATCTTTATAATATTTTTATCTACTTCATAAAAATCAGGAGATACCATTCCTTCATCTATTATAAGTTCATCTTCATATATTGTAGCATATCCCTCTTCCTCAAGGGTTATATAAAAAGAACTTTTTGGGAATGACTCTGTTTCCTCTAAAACTGTTACAGGATTATCGTCTATGCTTCTTCTAACTTGACTTATTAGTGTAGAATAATCAAACATTTTTATTACTCCTATGTTCGCATCCATGAACTTTACAGTCTGGACTACATTTTATTCCAAGATATGAAACCTTATTTAATTCTCCATTTATTTGTTTGATAGCTTTTTCGGCAGATATTAAAGAAATATCATTAATTCCAGCTATAAAGTCTAGAATAGCTATACTCTTCTCCATATTATTTTCATATATTCTATTAGAATTACAAACATCAGTTATAAATGTAACAATATTTTCTCCAGAATCTTGACAAAAGTTTTGATATTTTTCTATTGCTATTTGTGGAATACCAGAATTATTCCATTCTGAAGTTGTTTCTTTATCCATATTTAATATTTTATTTTCCCAATAATCTTTAAGCTCTACATTATTTAAATTTAATATTTCTTCATTTTTAATATCTTTTAAGTGTTCAATTCTTTTTTTAAGTTTTATTTTTATAATATCTGTAAATATTTTATATCTTAATGGGCATGATATTCTTAATCTATCAACTCTAAAATTAACCATTACATCAATCTTATGAAAAATTATAGAATCAGATATTTCTAATTTTGTATTTGAAAATTTAAACAATTTGATAATATTTTCATAATTTACTCTTACAATTTCAAATATTAAATATAAAAAAATTGTAATTATTAAAATTAAAAACAAACCACCAATGCCGAATTTATCAAATACATATTTAAAATTATCTATAATAAAATTTTCCATATTTTTCTCCGTTTTTAAAAAAATAATCCCCTCTTTGTCCTAATTATAAGACCAAGAGAGGATTTAATGCGCATTTACGATTAAGCTCTAATTTGCAATTCTCTTTCTGCAATTATTTTTTTTGAAGAATCTGCTGAACTAAATTTCATTTTTACGAATTCAGAAAGAACTTCTTTTGAAGCTTTCTTTATTCTTAACTCTATTATTCCAAATGGAGCTTTCATTAATTCATCAGCAGTGATTTTCCCTATATTATTTCCAAGAATCTTTTGTTGTGCATTCACAGCAGCTATCCTGCTTTTTTTTAGTAGTTCATTTGTTGCTAATTCTTTTGCGGTCATTCTATCTTCAGTAGATACTGTTAATGAACTTATAATATCATATCCAAGTTTCTTATCACAAGTGCAAGATTTTGCTCCAATATGTTTCTTATAACCACCTATACTTCCTAAAACTTTTAAACATGAATTACAACGATACTTTCTAGGTGAAGATTCTTGTTTCTTTTTCCATGCAGAAGCAAGTTCTCTAGCTTTAATCATAGCTTTTTCAAAGCCTTCTCTCAGCTTTTCTGACGTATCAGAAGAAACCAATACCTCGTTGTTTGAGGTATTGGTTGTAGTTTCTCTTTGTATTCTTTCATCCATTTTTCCTGTTTCCTTTTATTTAACCTTTTCCGAATTTAAGATTAGGCTGTGAATGTTACTTCAATCAAACCTTTTTCGTCGAGTACTGCGAATCCAAGAATTTCTCTAGCCATGATACCCACTTTCCAGCTCATGATAGAAAGAGGATTGTCAAAAGTAGTAAGATTCTTACGAATTGGCATTACACCATAAGTTACACCATCACGCTGACCGAAAGCATAAGCTTTGTCATTGCTAACTAAAGCAGGATTATATACCTTATGGATATTTACACCCCAAACATTTGTCAATCCAGATTGATTGAATGCATTATCTTTCATATTTTGTGAATATGTAGAGCTTTCAACCCAACTTCTCATATCTGAGAATCTGGAAGGAGAAACATATAAGTCTGTAATTTTTCTGCGAAGAACATCACCGGCTGTAACCAATTTGTTAAAAGCAGATACGTTAAGACCAGTATCGGATACCTTTTGAGATGCATCAAGAGTAGCTGCATGAGTATGGATTAAAGTCCAACCTGCAAGTTCTTCTTGGTCAATCACTTTATTTTTCAAAAGGGTAGTAGCTCTTTCAGCAACGTTAAAACGTCCTTGTTCTGCTACATCCATTTGATATTCTACAGCTGCTTCAAGACCAAAGGTAGAAACCGAAATTTCTGTACCTTCTACTTGAATCTGTGGGATACCCCCAATTTTAGGCATTACCCATGCACAATTCACGTCGTCAAACGGAATGTCATAAGTAGGTTGCGCACCAACCGGAAGTTGTTCAGGAGCAAAAATGCTTCTGATTGTTGATTGAGTATCGAGCAATGGAAGAATTACCATAGCACGAGACTGAGCAAATTCGCTTCTGCGAACAGGGTCACTTGCAGTTTGTTGAAACAAAGCAACCTTTTCATCGTAAGTCAATGTATTCATTTTTACCTCCTTTATACTAATGAGAAGTCAACTCTTACACGAATATAAGAATCGCCATCTGTACCAGAGGTTTCAGCTACACCGACCGATTTATCAGAACCCGTTTGAAAAGCTACTAGGTAGCCGCTAGGTCCAGGATAAAGCTCATCATGTTCGTTGATTTCACCAGCATAGTTAAGTGTTTCTACCCAACCTGCTCCAGTGATTACACCAACGGCATCTCCAATTCTGGCTTTTGTATTGTTGAAGAATTCATATCCTGCAAGCTCTCCTAAAACACTTGGGTCATAGGTTTGCTGTGCAAGAAATCCGAGACATCCTGCTGATGAACTACCAGGTACAGCAACTTTTACAGTTTCTGACTTAGCTGTGTCAATCACTACAGGAGCACCCTCTCTTGCCACTTCGTCGCATTTATAGAATGGGGCTACTATAACACCAAAAGTTGTCATAATACCTTTTCTATAGCGAGAAGGACGTTGGAACGGAATATTAGGAACCATAGTTACCTCCTATTTTTATATTGAAGCGTAGGCTTTCACCATATCAGCATCAACTTTTACTCCATCAGAAGCAGCTGCAACTGACCTTGCAAAAATATCTCCCATACCTTTAACAGCTGGTGTAGAAGCAATTGCTTTCTTAACTTTTTCATCAGCTTGTTGTTCAGCAGTTTGAATCTTCGTAGATGCGGTTGTGCTTTCAACTTCTTCTTTTGTTGTTGGTTCTTTCTTGCTTGCGATTGCTGAAAGTTCTGCAACATAAGAATCAAAATCTTCTTTTTTCATTGCTGTAACTTTTTCAACTTGTTTTACTCGCAAGTCACCTTCAGGCATAAGAATATTTGCTTGAGTAAGAACTTCAGTTCTTTCAGCAACAGTCTTTTCTGCCACAATTTGGTCAATTTGTTTCTGCAACGTGCTGGCCTGCGTTAATGCTGTTTCCCTTTCAGAAGCAAGAGTTTGGTTCTGTGTCTTTAGTGTTTCCACTTCAGCTTTCACAGTTTCAAGTTCTGAGGAAACGTTAGCAGTGCTTGCCTTAGCGTCTGACAGTTCTTTTTCGAGAGTGGCACTTGAAGCTTGCATAGTTGCAATTTCTGCATCTTTGTCCGAAATCTTTTTAGCAATAGATGCTTCTGCATCTTTTTGTTTCAAAATTTCAGATACTTCAGCCTTGACCTGCTCTCTTAATTCTTTTTCGTCAGCCATAGCTTTTCCTCCGTTTTTGGTTTGTTCTTGCTCTGATGCAGAAATAGTATTCTTTTCACGACCCCCATCGTCAATTACAGAAACTTTTTCGTTTGCAGAGCTATTTGAGCTGGCTTCAGCCTTTAAAAAAACATTTCTAAATTCTTCAGAAACATTTTCATCAAGATTTATTCCAGTTTCACCCTTATTTTTCATTTACTACCTCCATTGAAGCTACTAATCTTTCTATTTCTTCATGTTCTTTAATATATAATTCGTTTGGATTATATTTTTGTAAAATGTGCAATTCATTATGTCTTGCTATTAACTTTTCTCTTGCTGTAACAAAACAAGAATATTCATTAGCTGGATTTGTTGTAGCCCCAACTCCACCAAATAATAATCCATTTAAAACTCTTGACACTCTTCTTCCTTTTACTTTTTCTCCAGCATTCCATTGTGATAAATACTTTTCTTTATTGCTATCTGTTGATTTTATAATTTCTTCACCAACCATAAAATCAAATCCTTTATACCAACATTCCATACTAACAGATATTTTTCCATCTTCAGTCATTTGTAATAAATCTGTTATTGTATTTGGAAAATAAAAAGAATATAAAACTGCTCCGCATACCATATCTAGACTATCTTCAACTTTTCTTTTTGGGTCATCTGTAGTATCAAGTTTTGATATTTCATCTTCTGAAAGTATTGTCCCATCTTTTTTAGCTAAAGCAGAATGAACCATATGTCCAATAATAGTATTCTGATTTTGATTATATAATGGTGATGTTATATAGCTTGATACTTCTTTAAGTTTATGTTCTACGTTAAAAGGTTTATATATAGGACTATTTCTTGATGCCAATAATTGACTTCTTGAAAAATAATCTCCATTTTTATTCTCATGTTCTGATGCTAATACAAATATTCTATAAGATAAATCAGGAACATCTATAGGTGAAAAAAGATTAACGGCTCCTTTTATTTTTTTAATACTAGCTTTAGCATTTTTAAAATAATCACTTTTTTCAGGAACCATAGTTGCTGTGACAATAGTTTTTTCGTAGTCTTTATGCATATTATATTTTTGCGAAATCCCTAAGTGTTGGTTCTTTTACATTTGCCTCTGGCTTGCCTTCTATAAAACTTGCTGTTGATGGTTGATAAGAAAAATTTGTGACAGAACTAAATCCATCTTTATCTTTATTATTTATAGAATAATTAAAACAAAGGTCTCTTCCACATGATTCGTATTCATAATAATACACATTAACAGACTTAAGATTCTTTATTTTAGCACCATCAATTGTTAAAGATGCATCTTCTCCATCAATTGTAATAACGATTTTTGCCATTTTTTAATATCTCCACGTTTAGTTATTCAGCTTATTATATATTTACACAACAGAATTAAACACTTTTTAAAATATATTTTCAATTTTTTTTTTTAATATTTTTAAATTTTATAAAGATAATGAATCTATAACCATAGAAACAACATTTATTAAATCTTTATTTCCTGTTATTCTCATGTAATCAGAAGAAGCAGATATTATTTTAACCATAGCTATAGAGCTTTCTTTTTCATCTTGTATATTTTCCTTAACATAATCTTCTAATATGGAAGACACTTCTTGAATTTGTTTTTTAGAAGTTGCGCTTTCGTATCCTGAATCTATACATTTCTTTATAAAACTTTCACTTGATATTGATTTTGTTTTAGAAGGAGACTTTGGTTTATCTTTAGCTTTTGGTCTATTTCCCTCTTTAATAGGACTACTTGGTCTACCTTCTTGTTTACTTGGAGTAGAATTAGAAGCTTGTTGAGTAGGTGCAACTTGAGGTTTAAGTATTTCTTCTTTATCTCTAATTTTCTTTTCTCTTCTAAGTCTATCAAGTTCTTTTGGGAAATAGAACCCTATTGTTTCTATAGCTGTTTCATAAGAAATTATTTGACGGTCAACCATCTGCATAATTACGCCTATAAAAGCATTCTCATCTTTAAGATTTAATTTACCAAAACCTGATTCTGGTATTTTATCTATACCAATTACATTGCAAATATTTTCAAGTTCACCATCAAACCAATCACAAAATGATGTTTGAGCATTATCTAATTTTTCTATTAGTCCTTTCATATTTAATACATTATTGCCAGTATTTCCGCTATTTTCTCCAATTAGAGCTTGAGCAATACCAAAACATGATAATATTTCTGAATTTACTAAATTATACTTTTCTGCATTTAGTGTATCAAGAGTTGGTTCTATATATTCTATATTAAGAGTATGATTCCAAAATATTGTAAGGTTTTTACTTGGGTTTTTAAAAGCAGTAGCAAGTGTTTTAAGTTCTTTATTATCTGTAACTGGAAATTGGTCTGAACCTATTGTAACTTTTAATATTCTATTCTTAACTCCTCTCACAGTAGCTTTGTCCATCTCTCTTATTTCTTGTTTAAAGTCAAGAGAATCAAAACAATGAGAAACAGTAGGATTAGCCCAAGATTCATATGGTTGTTTTTCTTTATATATTATATCAAATAAATAATTTGGTATTTCAACTTCGTAATCTCCATTTAATGCTTTAGATTTAATTTCTTCTGGTATCATACCAAAAACATTATTACCTAAATCCATCATTTTTTTAAATTCTGAAGAAACAACCATTGAATAATAAGCATTTGAATTTTTAGAAAAAGTATTTATTCTTACATTTAGTGGATTTAATAATGTATAAAAAGCTGGAATACTATTATTTTTAAATTTATCTCTCAATAAAATTTTTTGTTCTGCTGTTAAATTTTTATAATTTTTAATTTCTGACAATATAGTATTACTATTTTTTGCTACTATAGATGATTTTTTATTATTTATTTCTTTTGGAATATATGGAATCATTGATTTTAATATAGGAACATTTCCTGAACGAAAATATTCTAAAAAGAAATATTTAAGAAATTCATTACCTCTTATGTCTTTCCACCATGTTTTGATAACTAATTCAGATTCTTTATCTTCACATGAAATTTTAAAATTATCATTTGCGAGTTGAGATAACATTGACACACATTGATAAACAATAGCATCTTTATTATAATAAAAAACCGCTTTTCTAATATTTTGTTTATATTCACTTTCTGTTTGAGAAGAAGTAATTGCATAATTTTTTGCAGTTTGTTCTCCTTGGTAAGTATATTCTCTATTATCAAAAGAACCAGTAGCCAACGACATAAAAAATGAGGTTGAACCATCTGGATTTTTTACAAACGGAATATCCCCAGTATCTCTTTTTTCAGTTATATTTTTCATATTTATGGATTAATTCCAGAATCCCCCAGCTAATGATTGAGGTTTGTTAATGTTTTCTAAATAATTATATGCTAAATCATGCCCTATTAACACAGCACTATATCTATCTTTTCTTTGTTTTTTCTGTGGAGTGTCCCAATGCATCCTTCCAGAACCAGGTGTTAAGGTCACAACAATGTTTTGTATTTCATTCATTGTTTCTAATATTTGTTTATACATTAGTTCATCTTCAGTGCTTTCTTCATCATGACAATTTGTTAATAATCCTTTTTCACATGGGAATAATAAAGTACCATTTTGTAAAGAAAGTAATAAATTATGATTTGCATTGTGAACCCATTCATATCTTGAAAATTCTACTAATTCAAGCATTCTATTGCCTTTCATAAATCTATGTTCTTCAAATCCCCTTTGTAGAATAGGAGTTTCTCCAACAGACAATGTTTTGGAATCTGCCAATAAGTCTCTTATAGTTTGACCCCCTCCTCCTGAATCCATTGCAAATTCAGTTATATTATATTCTTTTATAAGATTTCTTATTTCTCTATGCATAACAGGATATGGTTGTTTATTATAGGCTAAAACTCTTTTAAGTTTTATTAGTCTTTTTGCTATATCAATTGTAAATATGGCAATTGCAAAATTATCACCATTACGAGCTGGGTCTATACCCATTACATTTACAAAACCTGATTGTTTAGCAAGTGATTTTTCACATGAAAATGAATAATGTAACTGTGATTTATCGAGAAGTGAACGTTGAAAGAAACCATCTGAGTCAGCAGGAAAATAATTTTCATATTCCATTCTAAATTGATAGTCTGGCATATTTAACTTTGCTTCATCAATAGAACTTCTGTTCATAAATCCTTCTGGATAATCATTATGTGTAAATGCTACTAAAGCCCTGTTATTATCTTTCATTATATTATAAGGTATTTGAGGACCAGATTCATTACCTCTTAATTCTATACCTTGTAAATCTTCTGGTATTTCTTGATTATTATTAAATAATTTAATATATCTATCTTGTTTTTCCATAATTGAATCAATATAACTCTTAACAGAAACCCAAAAATGATTATATTGATAATAAGAAGTAGAAGAAAGAACTATTTTATTACTATATAATTTTTCTATTTTATTAATTTTACCTAAAGCTAAAAGTTTCTTTTGTTCTTCTATAAATCTTACTTGTTCCATTGGGTTTTTAGAAGTTGCCATCATACCACGAATAACTACATCTAAAACTTCCTTATTTACCTGAGCTACTTCGTCTACAATAACAGTAAAAAAACGAGCACCACGAATTGTTCCCCCGTCACCTATAGGTAACGCTTGAATAACAGAGCCTGGTTTATTGCATACTGATTTAAATTGGAGATAGCACATATCTGTCATTTTAGTAGGTTTCTTTTCACAACAATCTCTTAAAAGAAGAGATGTTTCATATATTCTTTCTATTTCAGAAAAAACAAATTTTGACTGACGAAAAGATGCACCAAATATACCAACTTTTTCGCCAGGAAATAGTAATGCTCTTAAAATTGCAAATACAGCATCAATAAAAGTATTGTGAGATATAAATCCATTGGATATAAAAGTATGGTCGTCTGGAATATGAACATCGTAAGTATGCTCTTCTGGAAGAATTTCTTTCTCTACAACAATATCAAAAAAGTAATTTTTTTCTGATATATCTTTTAACTTTTTCCAATTTTCGCTATCACTGCAATCCTTAGTTAACTCTAAAAATTCATTTAAAAATCTATAAGATGGATTGTATTCTAATAGGTGAGTATTCTGCAATAACGTTCTTGATTTTCTATCTAGTTTATATTCCACCTTGTTTTTTAAGTAATCATTTTTCACAGAAATAAGAATATCCGATAGGAAAGGAATCACATCCTTATTGGGATTGAATTTTTTATTCAGCAATAACGTCTCAAGTTTGTCTTGTTTCCTATTACATTTAAATCCTATCTTTTCTGCAAAAATTTTTGCTGAATTTGAATATATAAACAATCTCCATGAATCTCTTCTTGATTCAATTCCTTTGTAAATATATTTTACCGACTTATAATGGATAGAAGAAATAATTCCAAAAGATAAAAGAACCACCTGAAGTTGTTTTAATAGTTTTTCAGAACATGATGAAAACTCAACCCCTCTATCAGTAACACTTCCATCGGTATCTGCATATCCAGAAATAAATGATGCCAATACTTTTTTATTTGATTGTAGTATTGACTCTGGTATTTCTTTTTCTTTTGATTTTACTTTTTTAAGCTTGTATTTACTAAAGAATTCTTTATCTCTATAAGCTCCTCCGAAATTCAAACTAAATTCTATTTTATCCTTTAGTTCTGAAAACTTACAAGCTCCTAGTTTTTTATAATTTTCTCTGAAAATATTTATTATGTCTTCATCTGTATTGGTAAATCCAACCCCTCCGGATTTTACAAAGCATCCATCGCCAATTAATGCTCCAATCATATATCCTTCTATTTCTGATATCCAGTTAAATTCTCCGCTGAATTCATACTTATCATCCCTATTAATGACTACATAATCTCCAATTTTTATATCATCATTTCTTTTCCATGTAATATTTCCATTTTCAAAACATCTAATCATGTGCTTGTCTACTGATTTTATTTCGTAGCCGTGACAAGTTCTTGTTCTGTAAATTTGTTTTGGTTCGTTTTTGTATGTGTGCGATGTATTTTTGAATCCGTTTTCTCCATACATTTGGATTACACTCTCTTTAAGTCCAAACTCTTCTGATTTGTGAAGTCCTGCTATTTCATGGAATCCACTATTGAGAAGACACATAGAGTCTCCAACTATGCATTTACCAGAACCACGGGACAAAACCATAATCACATTATTACAGTCCCACATTGCTCTAAGTGCAATTCTTTGATGTGGAGCAAGGTCAATACCAAGTAAATCCCTTGCTGCTGCTGCTGGGTCTTCTTTATAAATTCTTACCATCTCCATTAATTGAATATCGTCTTCTGCAAAATTCTGTATCATAATATCCTTAATTTACATATAGTTTATTAGGAATAGTAGGGGGAGTATTTACTTTAAACATACCAACACTACTCCAATTTGAATATTCATGTCCATCAAAGGACCTAACTCTCCAATAATAATCTTTGCTTAAATAACTTATACTTATAATATAATAATTTTGTAAAATATTCACAGAATTTAATATTATAGACTCATTTCCATTTAAATCTTTACCAAAATCAGACCTAGTTGCAATTTGTAAGTCATATAGCAATGAATCTAATTGGTCAATATCAATACTTTGTTCCCACTCAAAAGTATTATTACCGTACCTAGAAACTAATACTGGTAATCTTTCTGAGTAAGAATTATTAATATAAAGATTAATAGGTATAGATGGTTTATGATTATATTTTATTTCAAAATGATTAACAGGTCCATAATTACCATATATATTTTTTGCTACTGCATGAAAATAATAAATACCAGCACCAGATAATATTTCTAAATCAAAATTTCTAATAAAATCTACACTTCTTTGGAAATTTTCAGATGGTTGTGTGGTTGGATTTTTATCCAGTTGAGTAAAATAACCATCAATTTCTACTTCTTGATTTTCTAAAGAATTCCATGTAAAAGTTATTAGATTATTTTCCTGCCAAGTTTCTCCGTTAACATTACAAAATACTGATAACATATCTGGTCTTGATGCAATAGTACTAACTCTACCATATATATTTATACTTGATTTTTTTGATATTATAACTGATGCTCCGATATTATTAGAAAAATCGTCTATATAACCAAAATTAGTAATATCATAAACATTTAAAGAGCATCCTATGTTTGAATAAGGTATAATATATAATCCAGCACCAATTGATGATATTTCTTTGTATTTTACAGTTACAGAACAATTTAATTCTGAATCGTATTTGTGACACACTCTTACTACTGAAGATATGTTATTATTTCCTTCAACATTTATTATGGTTACTCTACATTTTAATTCTATACCATAATTTATATTTACTTTAGCTTTTAATTCTAAATAAGACCTAATATTAATGACTGCTCCTATTTCAAAATCTCCTTTTTTACAAACTCTTAATTGGCAATTAATATCAGAATAATCACGTTTCCTTACATATACAGAAGCGTTTAAATTAGAATAATTTATTATATATATTTTAGCACCAATATTTTTATTTGAATATATTGGTATTAATACTTTAGCTCCAACATCTATCTTTTCAGATACAATATCAAATGGATATTGACTTTCAGTCCAGTCTCCATATTGTTTACCATCATAAGGTCTAACTCTCCATTTATAATGCCCTACGCTTATTGTATTTTGTATGTTATAAATAACTTCATTACCAAGTGGAATATCAACTATATCATCAATAAAATTAGTTATAAATTCATCTTCAGAAATTTGTAATTCATAATTAACATAATCAAGTTGGTCAATATCCAAAGAACGATTCCATTGAAATTCTGGGAATGCTATTGGCCCATTATAAGAATATTCTCCATTTATTAACATTCCAGAAGGTGTAATATTTGAAGGGAGATTGTTAAAGGCTATGCAATAATGAGATGTTTCTTTACTATAATTTCCTATTCTATTTACTGCTCTTACATGTAAATACCATCTTCCACTATAGTCAGCAGTTTTTGTTACATAATTATCGTTTAATCTTTGGTCTAATTCTGTAACATTATAATATGGATTTGTATTAAAAGCTATATGATATTCGTCAACAATAGACATATTATCATGTGGAACCTGCCATTCAAAATTTGCGCTATCATTGTTTTGCCATACATTTTCTTCAATATTTGATGTAATAATAACACTATCTGGTCTGTCTGCAATAGTATTGACAATAGCAGATATGTTTTTATAATTATATCTTGAAACTTTTATTATTGCATTTATATCAACATCTTTTGCTATAAATATACATGCATTTATTAATTCTAAACCTTTTTGACAAACAAATAATGAAGCACCAATATCTTGAGAAGATTTTTTAATAACATTAACGCTTGCTGACAATCCACCTACAAGAAAAACAGATGCAGATATAGAAGATACTCTAAATTTTGATACAACAACAGCAGCACCAAGTTTTTGTTGTGTTATTGCTACTATTACTTTAGATTGTATATTAGATAATAGTTTACCACCAATCATTACTGAAGCATAAATATTTTGATTTTCTGATGTCACATTTACAGAACATCCTATTTCAGACCTAGGTATAATATAAACAGAACCGTGAATCATCCTAATTATATTAACAGTTGAATTTATATCAGACTTTGGATTTATATATATTGAAGAACCTATACTTGAATATCCGTGTTGAGTAACATATAGTGAAGCTCCAACAACAGAACTGTTTTTACTTACAATATTTACCACTCCACCTATTGGTGAATATTCAATTCCATAATCTGAATCCCATAGTGCTTCATAATCAATTCTAAAATTATCTATATATCCATCAAATGTACTAGAACCATCAGTGTCGTCAACATCACATTCTGGATGACTTCCAATATAAAACGGTGCTGATGTAATATCATACAAACCATTAAAATTGTTTACAGGAATTCCATCTCCATAGTCCCTGATTCCACAAGATTGTAAAACACATATTCCATTAATAAAAAATTTTAAAGATTGACCGTTTCTTACTAATGCAATCTTATATATTTTATTTAACTCTAATGCTCCTATGTCTAATGTATCAAAACTATTATAGTTTGCATATGAATAATAAAAAACACCCCTACCATCTGGTAATAAATCGAATTGTATAGAGCTATCATAACCACCCTCTTCCATCTCATATACTTTAGCAAAGACTGTTTGTCTTTTATGTGATGTTATTAAAAAAGATAGTTGAATTGTCCAATATTCTTGAGTTTCAAGATTTATATTATGATTTTCTATTTTTACCCATCCGTTATTTTGGATAGATAATGAACCTTCTCCAATATCATAATATTCTGAACTTATAGATGTTAAATTATCGGTTATTTGCAGGTTTAATTCTGTACCATAATTTGTAAATTTAGATTCTGTAGAATCAAAAGGAAGGAAAATTTTTGTATTTCCTGTTATAGGTCTATTTAATAAGTTATCATATATATAGTCGCTCATTTTTCACCATTATATTGGTTGAATGAGCATTGCATTGCTCATTAGAATCTAACTGTAGTTTCACTTCCATCATTATTTTTTATATTGGCAGTAAATGTAGTAGAAATACATGCCCTTAAAGAAATAGAATCAACAGAAATTAAAACCATTATTTTCTTTATAGTAACAAATTTATCGTTTTTCCAAAAATTACATATATGGTCTGGAATATCAACTTTATAACCTATATTAAAACTTTTTGGAATAGCAACAACAGGAGGACCATATGGTACTGGAAAACTCTCTTTATATTGAATTAATCCTTCAAAATAATTTGTATCTGGAAGTCCACATAAATTGATAACTCTTCCTTCAACTTCTTTACCTACATTTATAGGAAATCCATTAAGTATCAATTCCCCCGTAATTAAATTTATTGTATATAATATATTATTTTGCAAATCTTTTAAACATGCAAATTTTATATTTCCTTTTTCTTTTAATAATAGTTCTTTGCTAAAAATGGTTTCTTTACCATTATTATCAATTTCCATTATTTGAGAACCATCATGTTTTTCAAGAATCCAAATTACATGTTGTTTCACTTTTTTTTATTCCCACCTTTTTTGCATTTTCCCATTTTTCTTTTCCCTTTTAAAATTATAAATTAAGGATAAAGGAAGGAGAGCCTAAAACCCCAATCCTGAGTAAGTCCATCTGCTGCATTACTTGGTGGTTGTAAACATAAATAAATATATTTTGTATATTCTCCAGCTGCAATTGTATAATCAACACCAAAATTACTTACAGAGGGTTCTGTTTCTGGAGTTGTTGTAAAATCAACACCAACTGGGTTTGATGCTGTTCCGTTTTTTACATCAGCTGTTATTCCTGCATCATCAGGATTAAAAAAACTTGTATTTATAGAAAGCTTATGTTTCCACGAAGCAGAAGCTGAAACATTTTGATTTCCACCAGATGAAGCTGTATCGTTTAACCAAAATTTAAGAGTTCTAACTGAATTTCCAGTAAAACCTGCTTGTACACATTTTGCATCAGACCAATATCCTGCTTCTACGTTACCAAAATCAATGATTGTTATAGCATTTCCTCTTTGAGGACTTCCACTATTATTCGTTACTGGATACCAAGTTACTGTAGGTGCTGCCATTTTTTATACTCCTATTGCTCTTACCGGAAAGAGGTCATCTTCCTCAGTTTTATTTTTTATACTTATATTTTTTATATTTAATATTTTTTCTTCATCAACTTTTCCACATAATATAGCAATATTTATTCCACCATTTTTATTGTAATTATCATTTTTAGCAGAACGTTTTGCTCCTAAATTATTTCTATATTGACTTTCCCTCCTTTTGCTATTAGATAGCTCTGCATCAGAATCTCCGCTTGGTTTTTTCTTTAATGCTCTATATTGCATAATCTTTTCTAATGCTAAGTTATTAATATCTTCAATATCTTCTACATTATTCCAATCAGGATGGGCTTCCACCCACTTCTTAACTTCATCAATATATATTTTAAATTCTATAGGATTTAATGTCATAGCCGCTATTACAGAAACTTTACCATCTAGACATTCTGGAATTTTATTTTTACCATGAATTATGTCTGATGTTTTATTTGATATCTGTATTTCTTTTTTATTACAAATACTTACATCTTCAAAAAATTTTTTAGACATTTCTTCTGGGTTTTTAATCCCTATACTATTTATATTGTCATTTTTATCCATTTAAAAACCTTTTTCTTAATTATTCTATATTAAAAAAAAATAAAAAACACCAATTTAGAATTTTTTATCAGTCTTAATTCTTTTCCTCATTCTATTAAGTATCGCACTTACAGCTGACGGGTAACTATAGTTTAATTTTTCTGATATTTCTCTTTGGGTTATTTTGGGATTTTCGAATATCAATTTTAATACATTTTTTTCGTTTTCTTTTAAATAACATTCTGGTGAATTATCATCAATCATTAGTCTTAAATTTTTTATTCTTTCTTCATCAAAACTCTTTTTTTCTGATTCTTCACAATTAGAATCTATAAAAGGGAAATCTTTCATGAATAAATCTTCTCCAGAAAAAACATATGATTTATATTTTTGATATTTTATGCAGTTATGTTGTACAAGATTTGATATACAACGGAAGGCAAATACTGAAAATTTAACACCTTTTGATGGGTCATATTTTGGAATTATTTTTTCTATAACGAAAAGACACGAATTTTGAAATATATCTTCTTTTTCTTCTTTTGGGATATTGTTATATCTGTGAATTATTGACCAAATCATTGGTTCAATACTTTTTAACATCAATTCATTTTTTTTATCAACTACCTTCTCTTTCTCCATTTTCAACTCCACTTCCTGTCGTAAAGACAATTTTTAATTCTATTGTTTGAAAGGAAGTAGAATCTTGATTAGATTGTGTTCCAACACATCCCATATATTGAATTAAGCTTTCTTTGTTTATACTGTTAAGTATTTCTAAAATAGAGCTAAATGGTACTATATTACCATCAACTATGTTTACCATTCTCAACCTCCTCTTTAATGCTTGCAAGGGTTCTTTGAAATTCTTTCTTCTCCTTGCTTCCGCATTTTGGACAAATGTTGGAGTCTGTATAAATATTTTTACATTTTATACATGTGAATGTTTTTTTATAAATTTTACCAGTAGTCTTTTGATATTCCATTTTAACCTCTTGTTGACCTTAAAATTAGGTCTAAATCTTTTATCCCTATTACAAATCTAACATCAATTCCAGGGATTGTTAACAATAATGAATCTGTAGAAATTTCGGTAGGATATGTACCATCTGCAAAAATATTATTGTCTTCTGCTTTTGATAATTCTAGTTCAGTATTTTGACAATTTCCATTCTCTATTGCAACACACTTAATATTAAATCTTACCATAAAATCTCCTTGTTATAAAACATATTATAGCATAAATAAATAATATTTCAATTTTTTTAAATAAAATACTTGACATTTTTATTGAACATGCTTCACTTTTATTTTTAAGGATAAACTTTAAACATTTTGTTTTATAAATCTATACAACAATGTTATAATCAAATTTTAACTACATAGAACGAACGCTATTTAATTTTTTGTTAAGATATGACTCTTTGCCCATTATTGTTGTTTTGGTGGTCTTATTTTTCTTTTATTTGATTCTAGTTAATACTTTACTAGTTTATTTATCTAGTAATTATATTTACCAGTATAAATTACTTACTAGTATAATCTTCTAGTATACTTTCTTTATTGGACTATGCTATTTAGTGCGTGTATGTGATTATACTAGATAAGTATACCGCACATTACACGTTATTACTAACTAGTTAATTAATTATACTAGTTAATACACAAACTAATATAGTATTCACGTTAATACGTTACTAGTAATTCTCTGATGTATTAAACTAGTAAAGTATTCACGCACACACGCACGATTATAATAATATATTAATTAATTACTAGTATTCACGTATGTGCGCACGTAAGGATAATTAATAAAAAAACTAAAACATTAATTTTAAAAAAAATTGAAAAAAAATAAAACTTTGTTTGTTTTTATTTGGTTTTATGCTATAATATAAAACAGAAACAAAAATAATTTAAAAATGGTGATATTAAAAATGAGAACAATGCAAGATATGACAGTGGCGACAGCCAATACCAATCCGGAGAATTCTCCAGTGTGGTACGTCTCTTAGTCTTTGTTTTTATTTGTAAATAATGATTTAAGAGCGAACCCTAAAAAGTTCGCTTTTTTGTTGATTGAAAACTTAATATAATAAAATGCTAGTGTGGCTGAGTGGTCTAAAGCAGCGCACCTGTAATGCGCCGAGTTCATATCAATGGCTCCGTGGGTTCAAATCCTACCACTAGCTCCAGTCTTCCGGCTTCGTAAAAACGAATATAATAACATAGCAATATGTGAAGCGGATATTCCCAGCCGGTTTTATTTTAGAATGGGGCAATAGCTCAGTTGGCTTAGAGCATCTCGCTTGCACCGAGAAGGTCCAGGGTTCAATTCCCTGTTGTTCCACCATTTTACGTTGGCTAGTAGCTCAGTTGGTAGTAAGCGTTCGCCTGTTAAGCGAAAGGTCGCACGTTCGAACCGTGCCTAGCCAGCCAATTTTATTAACAATGTGTGTTAATATTATTCTAGTTTAAAATAATTTTTGCAGGGATAAGTCTCGGAAGACTGGTAAGGCTCATAACCTTATGCGGAAACGCTGAGTGGGTTCGACTCTCCACCCCTGCTACCATTTCTCTACCAGAGGTAGGGATATTATAAAGGGTTATCGCTGTCCCCGTCTGACGAAACAGCGAACGTGGCTCGTATGGATAATGGCTATCCACAAGTATCATAAACTTGTTTAAGGTGGGTTCGATTCCCCCACGAGCTACCAATTTAAAACGGGGATGTAGCTCAATTAGGAGAGCATCGGTCTGTCGAACCGAAGGTCGTGGGGGCAGAACCCATCATCCTCGCCATTTTATATGCTCGGTTAGCTCAATTGGCTAGAGCACTTGGTTTACACCCAAGTTGTTACAGATTCGAGTTCTGTACCGAGTACCAGTTTTATATGGGGAGGTAGCTCAGAGGCAGAGCGTCGGGCTAGGTGGTGAAAACCACCGAATCTGAAGGTCGCTGGTTCGAATCCAGCCTTCCCCACCAGTTTCGTTGCGAGATAATATAATTTTTAGTACCCCATTGTGGATGGGAAATGTTGGTGAAAATCCAACTCTCGCAACCATTTTTTAAAAAAATAGAAAAGTAATTTGTTTTTGAAGTAAATTATGCTATATTTTAAAGTATAAGAAAGTTGTTGGATAATTACCAACTGAACTCTGAGGTTATGGGAATATCAGAGAGAGATTAACAAATAACCCGTACATATCAGAGCGTGAGATAATGGTAGTCGTCCTTCCTTGGAAGAAGGGGGTGGTCGTTCGAATCGACCCGCTCTGACCATTTTAAATTTAACCATAGTGGTTTAAATAAAAAATAACATAGGAAAAGTTATGGAAGAAGATTTAATTCCTGAAATTTGGGAAAACGGAAAGGGGAGAACAAAACCCTTTGTAAAAAGTAAGAAAAACAATTATGAAGAACCCAAAAAAAGATTTGGGATAATTGGTAAGAAAAAAGTAAAAGAAAATAGAGAACTTCAAGATATAGATGAAGTAGAAGATAAAATAAGTTCTTCTATACTTAGTAAAATTAAATAATATGTGTCCGGTTCTTCTAGTTGGACAGGATAAGGGACCTTCACTCCCTCGACACGGGTTCGAATCCCGTACCGGATACCATAAAGCCCTGAAGTGTAACGGCTGCACACTTGTCTTTGACACAAGTAGACTTATGGTTCAACTCCATGCAGGGCTGCCAGTTTTCGAGTTCCCTTAATTCAGAGGAAGAAATTATCGGTCCTAACGATAAAGTCGCTGGTTCAAGTCCAGCAGGGAACGCCAGTTTTGTTTTATGTGTGCCAGTAGCTGAGAGGATAGAGCAGTGGTTTAAATTAAATATTTAAGATTGACGTGTGTTCGATTCAATGTTTCGATGGTATTATATAAAAAGGAGTTTTATATGAAAGCCATTGAAATAGATTGGAAATTAGTTCAGGAATACCATAATAATGAGCACTGCTTGAGTGATGTCATGAAAAATTTTAAGGTTTCAAGAGCATCCATAGATACAGCGGTAAAACATGGATGCTTTGTTAAAAAATATTTTAAACAAGAACACACTGAGGAAACAAAGAAGGCAATATCTGAAAAAAGGAAAAAATGGTTGGCAGACAATCCAGATAAACATGTATGGAAAAGGAAGGGAAAATTCAAATCTGAACCATGCGAAGTATTAAAGAAAAAAACTTGAAGAAAATGGAGTTAGTTTTTATCCAGAATTTTCACCAATAGAAAGCCATTCATTCTCTTTAGATATAGCTTTTCCAAAAGATAAGTTTGGCATAGAAATAAATGGAAACCAGCACTATGAAAGAGACGGTAGACTAAAGGATTATTATCAGAAACGACATGATTTAATCGTTGCAGATGGTTGGGAACTATTGGAAATACCTTGTGCTATGGTTTGGAACAAGGAGTTTATTGATGGTTTAATAGAATCACTTAAAACTAAGGTCTGCGGTTTTGAGTATAAAGAACAAGTGGAAGAATATAATAAAAAGAAAAGAGAAAAGTATATTTGCCCGACTTGTGACAATAGAAAGAGCAAAAACTCGATGCTTTGTAGAAAGTGTTCTTTTAAGCCGAAAGTAAAAAAGCAAGTAGTCAGAATTTTTGTAAATAAAAACCATATGTGTCCGAATTGTAAAAACGCTAAAGATGCAAAAGCGGTTTTATGTAAGGAATGCTTTAGTTTGTCAAAGAGGAAAGTTGAAAGACCAAATAAGGAAGAGTTGGAAAAATTGGTCAAAGAGTTATCGATGACTAAGATAGGCAAGATGTTCGGAGTTAGCGACAATGCCGTAAAAAAATGGTGTAAAATTTATGAAATAGAATTAGGAGACAGACGAGGGTACTGGGCAAAGATTTATGCAAGGTGATTTAACATGGTCTCATAGCTTAACGGATAAAGTTCGTGTCTTCTAAACACGCCATTCGGGTTCAATTCCCGATGAGACCTCCAATTTTAAAAAAGGAATTTTTTATGAAAAGAGCTAGACCTATTTACTCACTAGGGCAGTATTATAGAAACAGGGGCACTCATAAACGAGAAGAAGCAATAAGCGAAGACGAAGAACATAGTCCATTAACTAGAGCCAAGAGAGAATCAAATTTACCTGACTCTTGGGATACAAAAAAGATTTGCAGACCTAAGACATGGAAGAGGAGATGCAAGAAAGCAAAACAGTGGATGAAACATTTTATGACAGATTTAGAAAAGAAATTTATAAGAGGAGAATAAACGATGAGTGGAAAAGGATGTAAGAGAAGACCTCAACAGATAAGCGAAGAAAAAATGCAAAGCAATTGGGAAAAAGCATTTAACAAAGGAAATAAAAAGAAAAAATGAGTGAAGTATTGGTTTTAAACAAGCTATGGCAACCAGTTAAAGTTATTAACGTATGGGATGCAATTTGCAAAGTATATCAAGATAAAGCTTCTTTTTTAGATGCTAATTATGTTATGCATAATTGGGAATCTTGGGTTATATCATGGAAAGATGCAGAAATTCATGCAAAAGATATGATACATGGTTCATCTTGTTCTATTAGAAAACCAACTGTAATTGTTTTAAAAAACTACAGTGGGTATGTTTTTAAAAAACCAAAGATGAGTAGGCGTAACATTTACTTAAGGGATGCAAACCAGTGCCAATATTGTGGTATAACATACGAAACAAAGAAACTAAATATAGACCATATTATACCTAAATCTCATGGGGGAAGAACTCAATGGACTAATGTAGTAGTTTCATGTATAAAATGTAATAGTTTTAAAGCAGATAGAACTCCTGAACAGGCAGGAATGAAACTTTTAAGAAAGCCAAAAGCTCCTACCTGGAAAGATGTTAACATGGAAGCTTTTCAAAGAAATTATTCTAATTGGCACGGTCTGTTAAATGACATGTACTGGAATGTTACTTTAGAAAAATAGAATTATAAGATTGACAAATAAAAAAAAGATGCTATACTTAATAAGTGTAGCATTTTTTATATATAAATAAGGAGATAAAATGAGTGAAAAAATTGTAATGGGTAAAATGTTTTCTATTGAAAATAAAAACAAAAAAACCGGTGAAAATGAAAAATACATAGCCGTTTATGTAGAAGACGAAAGCGGAAATGAAGAAACCGAAAGGTGCTTACTATTTACGGAAATAGAGCTTTCCGACATGGAAAAAGTTGTACTTCCATTTGTTAAGAATACAATGAAAAAAGGAAGAATTTATTCTGTTATTATAGACAAAAAAGAAACAAATCTTTTAAAAGTAGAAACAGAACGTAATGGAAATATTATTTTTAGGGTTTCTAATTCTCAACTTAAATCGGCAGAAGAAAGGGTTAAAAGAAATCCAGAAGATGTTGAAAAGAAAGATTTTATAACTGATTTACTTGACTAACAAGGAAATATGATGAAATTAAAAATAAAATGTCCAGAATGTAAAAGGGAACATCTTGTCACTATATCAAATGAACAACCTATTATGGAAATTAAAAAGATAAAATGTTTATCTTGTAGTATAATTATAAAATATAGAATAGGAATAAAAAAAGAAAATACCAGTGATAGTTCTTCTAAACTTTTTGATAGTATGGGAATGTTTGGAGATGTTTTTAAAAATATTATGGGGAGTAAAAGATGATAGGTACAATAGAAGTGGTAAATAAATATACATATGAAGGTGATTATATAGATATAATGAGAGGAACTCCACTTGGTAATCCATATATAGTTTCTGATTCAATGAGCAGAGAACAATCAGTTTTAAATTTTTATAAATATTTCAGAAAAGAATTTTTTAAAAAAACAGATGTATATAATGCAATAATGGAGATAGTTGAAAAGGTTAAGTCTGGAGAAAATGTAAAAATTAAATGTTGTTGTAAACCAAAATTATGCCATGGCGATATTATAAAAATTGCAATAGAAAGTATTTTAGAAAAACAAATTAGAAATAATACTTGATTTTTAAAAATATTATGCTATAGTTAATATTATAAAATTTCTTATTATGAGAAATTAAAAAAAAGAGGTAAAAAATGATGTAGAATAATAAATCTCCATAACGTGTTTCTTTGTTTTAATGATTTTAATAATAATAATAAACAAAGGAGAGTATAATGAATACTTTAAGAAACACGAACGAAGAAGTAATAGATTTGAAGAAAGAGGAATATAAGAAGAATATTAAAAGGATGAAGGCTAACGTTAAACTGGTGTCAAATAACATAAAAGAAATGAAAGAAGAATTAAAGACTAAGCAAAAAAAAGGTGATTATAAAAGTTGGTCTTTAATGAGTGATTTAAATTCTTATAAAAATGATGTCAGAAATACACATATAGCTTATGCTATGGCAAAAGGGAGAGTCTACCAAAAAATTGAGTCAAAAGTTAGAGATAACAATGAACCAAACTGGTGGGCAATAAAGGCAAATATAGAAAATTTCTTCGGAAAGAAATTTGAAATTGTTGACTTCAAGGTAAACTTTCTATGAAAAAGGTATTTATAATAACCAGGAAAGACCTTGAAAATGGAGCAAGAATAGTTCAGTCTGTTCATTCATTCCATGAGTTGGCAAGAAAAAATGAAGAAATATTGAATCAGGTATATAATACAATATGTTACAAAATAGAAGACGAACTATCATTAAAAGAAGTTTCTGAGAGGATAGCAAGTAATCTAAACGAAAAAGAATATGCATGGTTCAGAGAAACAGATTACAATAATCAATTGACCTCTTTTGCAGTCTTTACAAACAAGAAAGAGCTGTTTAAAGGTTTAAGATTGGCGTAATAAATAGGGAGGAGTAAATCCTCCCATTATTTTATAAAAAATGGAGAAAAATGAGCAATAAAGAAAATTATTTTTTAGACCTAGCACTTAGAAGTGCTCATCAAGGTTCCTGTACAAGAAGAAACTACGGAGCAATTATAGTAAACGAGAAAAAGCATATAGTAGCAACTGGTTATACAGGAAATGTATCAGGAGAAGAGCACTGTAATAGTCTTGGAATTTGCTGGAGAAAAGAGAATAATATTCCAAGTGGAACCTCCTACGAACGCTGTAAATCAATACATGCCGAACAGAATGCGTTAATTCAAGCCGGTAAAGAATCTTATGGTTCTGTAATATATATTGCCGGATATGATGTAGAAACAGGAAGGGAAATAGCTGGTATACCTTGCTTTATTTGTGCAAAACTAATTGTTAATGCTGGAATATCTTCTATTATATATAGAGATACATCTTTAGTGTTCAGGAAGGGTCCAGTTGCCCATTATCGTGAACTAGAAAGAAAAATATTTGGAAAATAATAGTTTATGGTGTTGTTTTTTTATAAAGTAATGCTATAATATAATCAACAGCCACCGATATAGAAATATACGGTAATGTATAGCTCATCTGCCAGGTGTAGAGTGAGTTTCCGAGAATGACGATGACAAAATTCAAAGTTGTTCTCCGTTTTTAAAAAAAAATAAAAGGAATTATATTAAATGATGAACGTTTTTAAAAAGATTAGTTTTGGTCGTTGGGGTTTTAAACCTCACGTCCGTCTATTCTTGTAACGTTTATCGTTAGTTGTTGGAGAAGTAGGCGGACTAGAAATAGTTCGCCTTTTTGTTTTTATGGGTTGATAGCAAACGTGGTCAATGCATACCGTTGAAGCCGGTACTACTTCGGTTCAATTCCGAATCAACCCACCAGTTTATGTGAGCAAGGTTGTCTTAGCGGCTTGAGAAACCGACTTTTAATCGGTCAGAGGGTAATGCCTCGTAGGTGGGTTCGACTCCCACACCTTGCACCATTTTATAGTATGCGTCGATGTCATAGCGGTTGTGAGGCTGACTCTTAATCAGTGAGAGAAATCTCTAGGTGGGTTCAACTCCCACTCGGCGCACCAAGTTTTTTGTGTATGTCTATAGTTCAATAGTAGAACGGGAGTCTCCAAAACTCTTGACGAGGGGGCAGTACCTTCTAGACATGCCAGTTTTATATGCGCTGTTAGCTCAGTTGGAAGAGCCCAAAAATACGAATTTTGAGGTCGGGGATTCGAATTCTCCACGGCGCACCATTTTCATTGGCGTATCATATAACGGTCAATTATGTGAGACTGATATTCTCATCACCAAGGTTCAACTCCTTGTACGCCAACCAGTTATACATATTCGGTTAGTTTAGCGGCTAGAACAATACGTTGACATCGTATAAATCATGGGTTCGATTCCCATACCGAATACCAGTTTTCATGCGAATATAGTACAGTAGCAGTATTTGACGTTGCCAACGTTAGGACGAGGGTGCAATTCCCTCTATTCGCACCATTTTTTGCAACGAAAAATATAATCTTTATGTTGCAAAACCAAGATATTGTGCTATACTATCAATGGCGGTTTAGAGAAAGGTTCATCGCCCTCTAACAAGGGAGGGATTGCAGTAGATTCACCGTGGAAGAAAAGTACATCAGTGAAGGAACCAATCCAATGTTTTTTCGATAAAACAATCGCCACCATTTGACATTTATAAAAATCATGCTATTGTACCTCAACAAACTAAAAAGGAGATATGCAATGTGTATCAAAATCAAGGCGATGGAAAATGGAGTAATGATTCAAAGCAGAGAAGAATATGAAGATATAATGGATATTCTATTGGATGCAGGTCTTCGGACAGTGAGTGGAAAATATTTTGGAGAATGTGACTGGTTTAATGAAACCGGAACCGAAACAGTTATAGATTTGAGAAATCTGGAGTCTATTGCATATGGTGAATATCAGTATTTTATTGATAATGATATCCCGGTTTGTAATTTCCAGGATTTTCTTACAGAACAGGGTTTAACACCAAACGGATGCATTAGCGGTGAACAACAGATATTTATGCGTAGGGCAAAGTTGAAATGTCCAAAAATGAAAAAGAAAGAAATCAGAAGACTTGCAAAGGCAATCGTGAGGGAGATGAACAAATGAAAGCAAGAACTAAAAAAGAAGTAGTGCAAATAGGATTATTAGTTGATGAGAGTGGTTCTATGTATAGCCTCTCTGGTGATACAATCGGTACGGTTAATGGTTTCATTAAAGACCAGAAAAAAGTAAAAGGAGAAGCAGAAATAACAATAGCTTCATTTAATGATAACTATAAACTCATTAAAGATAGAGAAGATATCAAAAATATTGAAGAAATTACCAGCGAAGATTATTCTCCATCTGGAATGACGGCATTATATGATTCTATTATGAAAATAATTTCTTCCATAGAAGAGACAAAAGCTAAAAAAGCGATAATCGCTATTATTACAGATGGAATGGAAAACTCAAGTATTGAATATAAAGATTCAAGTGTAATTAAAGAAAAAATACAGCAGAAACAAAAAGACGGGTGGCAGATATTATTTCTAGCTGCAAATATTGACGAAAAGGCAGTGGGTGCAAGTTTCGGAATAAATGCAATGTACACTCAGGCGTTTACTCCTACAGCAGATGGCGTAATAGGTGCTATGTCATATACATCGAGATGCGTTAGTGATTACAGGGGCAATAATGATTAAAATAGGGATAACACAGAGAGAGGTGATGCGGCTTTAGATTTAAAATGGTTGTGTTTATTGGAAATAAATAAAAATCAAAAAAAGTTTTAAAACTATTTGTTTTTATCGAAAGTAATGCTATAATATAGATGTGTAAGATAAATAAATTAAAAAGGAAATCATCATGAACAAGTTGTTATCAAGTCATTCACTATCGCTCTCATCCTATATAGGATGCGAGATAGGTCTGCTTTGGTAATACTTTTTAGATATTCCCAGTTTTTAAAAAGAGCAGACCGTAAAAAGTCTGCTCTTTGTTTTTGTTGTGATATGCTCCAGTAACATAATGGCTAGTGTAGGTGACTTCCACTCACCCAATGAGAGTTCGATTCTCTCCTGGAGTACCAGTTTATATGGAAGAATAAGCCGAAAGATTCTGGGTAGCGGCAACGGTCTTGAAAACCGAAGGCTCTAAAACAGGGCGTGTGGGTTCGAATCCTACTTCTTCCGCCAGTTTAGACTAGAAATAGTTGATGTTGTTTGAAAATTATATATGTCCCGTGAGCCAGATGGAGAGGCGATTGTCTGCAAAACAATGGAAACAGTTCGATTCTGTAACGGGACTCCAGTTTATAAGGAGATGTAATCCTAAAGGCAAGGAAAGAGTTTGCTAAACTCTTAGTAACCGAGAAATCGGCGTGGGTTTTCAAGACACCCCATCTCCGCCAGTTTTAAGTAGACAACTCACTATGTCATAAAAGTACCAAGAGGGCGACATAGTAATCAGAATAGAATATTATTTCCGCAGGTAGCTCAGGGGTCAGAGCTCTATTCTTATAAAGTAGCTGTCAGTGGTTCAATTCCACTCCTGCGGACCATTTTAAAATAAGGGTGTTGTCCCCCACGGAAGTCTGTAAAACTTTTGACATATGTAAGTGGGGTGGCGTCAAGTGGTTCAATTCCACCAATACCCACCATTTTTAGGCGACTTAGCGGTCGTCTTTGAGCGCACAACGCCTAGTAATCTAAGTGGCATCCAAAGTTGCTCTTGGTGCTTAGAGGGCTTGTATTTCGAGTGTGGTTTGCAACAGCCCACATGAGAAGCATATAGGTATTGCCGGAAGATTGTGTGCTCTAAATTTTATGGAAGTTTGCCGGAGATGGATTATCGGCTCTCATTGGAAATGAGATGGTCACTTAAGTGGCACGAAGATTCGAATTCTTCAACTTCCGCCAGTTTTAATGGGGGTGAAATTTATTCGATTATGGTTTCGCAATGTGGTAGCTTGGAAGCAATGGTAGCAAATGCACTTGAAAACTCTACCATCCACACTTAGGAAACCGTAAGACCTGGGTTAAATCCCAGCACTTCCACCAGTTTTGGTAAACGTGAAGACGAAGATTGAGGAATGGTTTGTTTTGGACGAACGCCCCGTTATCCATGGGGAGAAGACATAAAACTCAGCACCAAGTCATTTCGTGGTGGCGTTGCCAGAGAAGTTATGGGTACGATTGTGGCTCGTATTTAGACCGGAGCATTACCGGTACGTCACCCCAATTTTTATGTGCGCCTATAGGAGAATTGGCATATCCGTCTGGTTTAGGCCCAGAATTTTCTCGGTTCGAGTCCGAGTAGGCGTACCACATTTTTTAGACTAGAAATAGTCGACGTTGTTTGAAAAAGTATATATGAAAATATCCCCATGTGGCGGAATGGCAGACGCAACGGACTTATTAATTTGAGCCTTATATTGGAAACTTTATAAGTGGACATGGCTAATTCGGTGAATCCTTTAATATGGTAACGCCGAGCTATCGAAAGAGAGTGTAGAGACTTTACACCATGTGCCTAAGTCTATGAAGATATGGCAAAGACAAAGTCCAGACCACGCAAGAAGAGAGTAGTGAAAACTATAGTGGTACGAAAATTCGTCGCCCGTTAGGGCGTGAGGGTTCGACTCCCTCCTTGGGGACCAAATATTTATGTTATAGTTATTTTTTTGTGTTATTTGCATCTGCCATGTTATATTATAATAAAACAGCGGGAGTAAATAATGAAATATACAAAAGAGATGCTAGAAGAGGCAATTAAAAATAATGTTAGTTTTGCGGGAGTTCTAAAAAGTTTTGGATTACATCCGTCCGGTGGTAGTCATAGACTAATAAAATCAAAAGCATTAAGTTTTGGAATAAGTACGGAACATTTTCTTGGAAAGGCATCAAATTGCGGAAGTAGGTACAAAGGTGGGTTAGAAAAAATAAGTTTTTCAGATGTGTTAGTGTACGATAGAAGAAATGGAATGAGGGAGAGTGCCTCTAAACTAAAAAGGTCTATGCTGGAAAGCGGGATAGAATATAAGTGCGAAAAGTGTAACAATGATGGTGTCTGGATGGATGGTTTTGTGTCTTTGGAGGTTCATCACAAAAATGGAGATACTTTTGACAACACAAAAGAAAACCTTGTATTTATATGTCCCAATTGTCACAGTCAAACTGACAACTTTCGTGGAAGAAATAAGGTTGAAAAAGATATTCAACAAATAAGAACAGAAGAGGAGGTTGTTGCAGCACTTCTAAAGAGTAAAAATATAAGACAATCACTTATAGAACTAAATTTGGCTCCATACGGAGGTAATTACGATAGGATTAAAAGAGTAATGATAAAAAAGGATATTGAGTTCAATAAAAAAGAAAAGAAAACTGCAACATGTCCGTCGTGCGGAAATAAAAAAGATTACTCCAGCGCAGAATGTAGAAAGTGCGCAAGTATAAAGAGAGGTTTGGCAGAAAGAAAAGTTGAACGTCCATCAAAAGAAGGCTTGGAGAAAATGATTGCTGAACTTCCAATGACAAAGATTGGAAAAATGTTTGGAGTAAGTGATAATACTATTAGAAAATGGTGTAAGAATTACGGAATAGAATTAGGTAATAGATTAGGATACTGGACGAAGATAAAATATAGCAAATAAATATGGTCTCGTAACCGAATTGGCATAGGTATCGTGCCCAAACCACGAGTTTTATGGGTTCGACCCCCATCGAGACCACCATTTAGATTTGAAATTACTTGTTTATATGCTATATTAATAAAAAATATTGAAGAAGTAAAAGAAATATTATATAAAATTTTAAATCAAAGATGGTAACTTATCCGTAATCTGTTGTAGATTCTTGAATGAGAGGAGATAGGGACAAGGATAAGTTATTATTTTTAATGATAAAGGAGAGAATATGAACTATATAGATGTAATTATTGATAAACACGAAGAAAAAATTAAAGCAGTAAAAGAATCTTCTTCATGTAAAGGTGATTTTGCTAGAAAACTTTTAGAAAAAGGAATTGTACCTTATTTTTCTGATGGAATAAAAATTTATGAAAAACTTTATAAATCTTCTTGATTTTAATAAAAAGTGTGCTATAATATAGATGTAATGAAAATTACGAGTTGTTTAAATTTTTTGAGGAAGCGGTTAGATGAGTTACTTCAATGATTTTAAATCTTTGCCAAAAAACGCTTGTCTTATTATTCTCCTCATACATTTTTATCTGTTATATGGATTCCTCGCCACTGTTACAGTAGTGGAGGTTGAACGTTCATACGTTCCTAGGAGGTTGTGGTTAAATACTGCTCAGGTGTGGATTAAATAGGTCTGTAAATATTAAACATTAATGCCTATTTTAACATGGTTGTATATTGCGCAATATATGACATAAGCAGTCAGAATTTTAACTAACAGATTACATTTTTGTTGGGTAGTGTAGATATGAGTTACTTCAAAGCTCAATGGTAGAGCATTTCTCTTGAAAAGAAAATGTTACTGGTTCAAATCCAGTTGATAATAAAGCTTGTATCGCTTTTCTCCCAACTCTTATTTTACGTCAACCATGTGTTGAATGTAGTGAACCTGTCATGGTACAGGTTTTGAGTTGGGTGGGGTTCTCGCATACCTCACCCATTTTTTTTACAATTTATGCGAAAGGAAAAAGGAAAATGACTATCAACGCAAAAAGGGAAAAGGTAGAAATGTCTCACAAAAATTTTATGAATGGAAAGTCTTATAATGTATCTCCATTTATAAGATTACAAATGGTAGCAGCTTCATGTTTTATGGGAGAACCTCAATATTACAAAAAAGCCGGAACAAAATATTCAACTATTGAATATATTGAAAAAGTTCTTGGGTCTCATTCAACAAACGATTGGAAAGGACTTAATTCAGTAGAAATTATAGAAAAAACTATTGATGAATGTTTAAGTATTGATGTTGAAAAAACTCTTATAATTGCAGAATCATTAAGGGTTGAAGACTATATGAGAGAAACACCACAAGTAATTTTAGTTAGAGCAGCAGTCCATAAAAATCAAAAGGGAACCGGTTTAGTAAATAAATATGGACTAAGAATTTGTATTCGTGGAGATGAACCAGCAACCGGACTAGCTTATCTATTGAAAGCTTTTGGAAGAAAATCAATTCCTAATTCCCTTAAAAAAGTTTGGAAAAGTGTTCTAGAAAGCCTGACCGATTATGAAATTGCAAAATATAAGATGGGTTCAAGAGAAGTTCGTACTATTGATGTTGTTCGTATTTGTCATGCTAATTCTGCATCCATTAATAAGTTAATGAGTGGAAATGCTAAAGAATTTAACACTTATCGTTCTATTATCTCTAATAGTGATAATTCAACATCTGAAGCAAGAGAAATTAACTGGAGAAAGGTTGTAGAAAAGTCTGGACATATGGCTTTATTGAGAAATATTCGTAACTTCGTTAAAAACGGAATACCTGTTTCTTATTTTTCAAATAAATTGAAGAATGGAGTTTTGGAAGGAAAGCAATTTCCATTTAGATACTACAATGCAATGATTGAAAATAATGGTAATGGATATGTTAAAAACTGTTTGGAAGAATGTATGGATATTGCAATTAATAATATGCCAAAGTTCGAAGGTCGTGTAATGTCATTATGTGATAATTCAGGTTCTGCAACAAGTTCAAAATTATCTACACTTGGAAATACAAGTGTTTCTACAGTTGCTAACCTTATGGGTATCATTACTGCAAAATGTTTCAGTAAAGGTGGACAATTGGGTCTTTTCGGAGATAAATTATCTATTGATGATGTAAATCCATCAAGAGGAGTTCTGTCAACTCTTCAAACTATAGAAGAAAAGTCAAGATGGGTTGGGGGTGGAACAGAACATGGAGCATGGTTATTTTGGGATTATGCAACTAAAAACAACGAACATTATGATTATGTTTTTGTTTATAGTGACATGCAAGCAGGACATGGTGGTCTTTATGGTAGCGATAATAGTTATATAAATTATATATATCCTGGAACTAGAAATTATATAGATATTCCAAAATTAATATCTGAATATAGAAAGAAAGTAAACCCAAATGTTAAGGTATTTCTTGTACAAGTTGCAGGATATGAAGATACATTGATTCCTGAATTCTATAAAAACACATATATTCTTGGTGGATGGAGTGAAAATATTCTTAAATTCGCAAAGAAAATGGAACAAATAAAACAATATTAATAATTAAAATGATATGTTTTTGAGTTGAATTTAGATTAATTATGAGACCAAAGGCGTGATAATACTATTAGTTTATCAGTAAGTTTACCGTAAAATCTCATGCAGAAATCTAAAGGGATGATGTTTCATCATCCTATTAAAATACTCATCTGCAATAAATATTGACTTGAAGTGTAACAAACTGCGTTTATTACACTAGGGAGAAGTCAGATAATAAGTCAGATACTACGTATCTGACTCCATATCAGACTTTGTCAAGTCAAAAATTGTAAGTTTTATAGTATAATAAAACTTAAATTTACAAGAACTCAAAAACATATTTTTAAAAATCTAGGACTGCTTAATAAAAAGCAACGATGTCATTCTAGAAATAGCATTGGGGTGTACAACGCACTACGTCATTTTTAATGTTGACCATGAGCCCGACATGGTGAAGTTCAAACGGGAATAATTTAAAAGAGGATAACGAATAAAGAACAAATAGCCGCAGAACTTAACTCGGAGAGTGAAAGATGAAAATTCATTACTGGACTTTAAAACTAAACAAGCATGATTTATATATCCTCTGCACTACAAAACTCAAATGGAACGCCGGTAATTTATCGGAGAAAACGAACGAAGTGACATGCAAAAGATGTCTTAAATTATTAAAAAAGGATAATTAAAATGGAAAAAGTATTAGTAATAGGCAATGAAAACTTGGAAGAGCAAAAAAATAAAGTAGCACTAAGAGAAAACAGCAAAGATAATACTCTTTGTTTCGTGGCTAAACAATTTAACGAAAACATCGCAAAAGAACATAATAAAATAATATTGGTAGATGATAATGAAATGTGGGTTGATTATGTTTTAGAATATTTGACTTTTGCATTCATACATGATATAAAAATAGAACTTATAAAAGCAAATGGTGTATAATGAAAGAAAGAAAATTAAAAGATATTGAAACCAAAAAAAAAGAAAGAAAAGAACTAGAAGAATGCATAGACATGTGTTGTTATGATTTTCCTCTAGTCTTTTATAGGGATGGTAAATTTGAAGTAATATGTAAGTGGTGTTCAACTAAAATAAGCAACGAAGATTCCACAAAAGCTATGATTGAGTGGAATAAAGAGATAAGAGCAAGAAAAGTTTAATTATATCTTTTTGCAATCTTCATAACTTCTATATATTGGTTTGTTTACACATTGATAATCCTCGTTTAAATTACTGGCATTTATAAAAGTAATTCCACGACTACTGCTGTGCATAGAGCCATGATTCTCATGTATATGACCAAACACATGTATTTTTGGCTTTATTGTTTCAACTCTAGCAAGCAAATCTTTACAACCACAATTAACTTCATAAAGATTCATATCAAGTATATCCATAGGTGGTCCATGAGTAACCAAAATATCAATACCTTCAGGTATTTTACTCCATACTTCAGCAATTTCTTTACCCCTGTTTTTCATAAAAGCCCATCTTCCAAAAGTTGGACAATAAGGACTCCCATATATTTTAAGACCATCTATCTCAATCATACTATCCTGTAAATAGAAAACTCCACTTGGTATATTGAAATGTTCTAAGGGGTAATTTTGTAATCCAAAGTCATGATTACCGGCAATAAACACCTTATATTGATAAGGAAGACTACCAAACCACTTTAAAAACCCTCTAATTTCCTTAGTATGACCCATAGAAGTGACATCGCCAGCATGAATTATCATGAAACCACCATCTAATTGGCTCTCTATATCTTTGTGGATACCATGAGTATCGCTTATGAATGTAATTTTCTTCATTGTTTTTTCCTTTTTATCCAATGCGAACGTCTTTTCTTGTTGATTTGTTTGTTGCGTAATAGGGCTGATTCCATTCTTTATTTTCTTTGTCGATATTACATAATCTATTATACGCATTATAAAGCGGGGCATTATTTTCATCAAGCATTCCGCAAAACCACGATGAGTATACCTCTTCAAATTTGGTATCGTATTTTTTAATCTGCCATTTTATAGCCTCTCCAAGAATGTCTTTTTGATTGACTATATTAAAGAGTTTTCTCTTACATTCTTTAACCACTTCTGCACTTTGCTGAACGTAACCTTCCCAATTAAGTTCTTTGGGTATTGGCTTTAGTAATGACATAGCATTATCAACCTGCTCAATCATCTTTTCTCTAGTATTACATTCTTCTTCGGTGTTCCATTCAGAACCATCAATAGCTTGATATTTTGTTATGATTTTCATATTTTTCTATTAACCTCAAAAATTTTTTAAAATTTGAACACTTTATACTATTTTTATAAAATAGCACATTTTTTATTAAAATCAACTAAATTGTAATAAAAATATTAAGTAATCCTGTACACAGCAATAAGAACCTCTTCTCCAATCCCCACTAATATAATAGAATATCGAAGAAAGAAAACTTAACAAAATTAATGCAATTGGGAATATATATTGAGAGTATTTCATTATTTCCTTTGTTTCACTACTAAATTTTCATCTTAATTTAATGTTTTAATAATTTTATACGATACCAAGCTTGAACTTAGTATAAAAACTAATTATTACAAAAATCAGGGCAACAACATTTATTGATTAATGTATGCATTTTATTCTTACCACACCACAATACCCTACCTCTTCCAGTAGGAAAACTATTAAAACACTGACCACATGAATAAGAACACCATCTTTCTTTCCTTTTATATGTCTCTCCTTTAATAAAAATATTTTTTAAGTATTTTTCTTCTACTGCAACCCCATTATAAACTATTGGGTGTTCAATTTCTTCTATATTACATTGTTCGGTTCTATAATGAATGTCACATCCTTTAGTTAATTTACACATAAGTGATTCTATATAATTTAAAATATGTTTATTAATATTTTCCATACTATTAGGATTGTTGTTTTTATAATTAATTTTAATAGTTATTGTCCTATTTGTTATATCTATAGCAATATTTTTTACATAAATATAAGTCCAATAGTAAAGACAAACATAAGCCTCAACAGCAATCATCTTCATTTTTTCTTCATTGTACATAATTATTCATTTCCTTTTTACTCATTTAAATACTATATATTTACATTAAATAAAACACAACAGAGGTTAAAACTAAAATAATTATTGAAGTTACTATAGAAGATAATACAAAATAAAGAATATACTTTGCCACTGTCATTTTATATCTCCATCTTTTTGATAAAATTAATCATTGTTTTTCCCATGTTGAACCTTTATATTTAAAAAATTTACAATTACTTAAATCTACTTCATAAAATATCTCCTCTTCATGATTACACTTATTCTTTTTTATTATCTTTGGACTCATTGCAATAAATTCAAAATCAATGACAAATAATGCCCCAGCTTCACATATTGCAAAATATAAACCTCTTTTTGTTACAAATTTCTCCTTTCTAGCTGGAATAGTAAGTGTTTTATACTTAAAGTCAGTACCATTCCAGTGTTCACTTGGTCTTACTTCAACCTCAACGTCATAACTAATTCCACTATGCTTTCCTATAAAATAACAATCAACCTTATACTTTTCACCAAGTAAAAGGTCAATGTTAAACTGTTTAAGAAAAGACTTCGCAATGAAAATTCCATAATCATTATAGGTATCATACAATTTCTTATCAAAAGGTTTGCCTATCACAGCCATTATAATGTTATTCCTTTATTATTACAAATCTTAACTAAATGAAGAGCCTGTCCAATGGAATCATCTAATGCATTATGTTTTACACCATAACTTGCAAAAGGAATATCTGAAAACATCTCTCTCATAGTTTTATAACACCTCTCTCTTCTATAATTCCAGGGAATCTTAATTCCAGAACGCTCATAAGCACTTTCAAGTATAACCAAATCAAAAGTAGCCCCATTCCCCCACACGCATAAATCTTCACAACCTATCCAACGTGAAAATTCTATAAGCGCAAACTTTATATTGTACTTAATTTGTTCTTTAAATACACTCTTGGCATCTTCACTTTGTTCCATCCACCAAATAACAGTACTTGCATCCATAATGCCACCTTCATCTACAGAGCTGTTTAAATCAACGCTACAGTAAAATGATGACCTTCTGTTATCATTATATACAATACCGTCTTTGTTAAATTCTACAGCACCTATAGCGACTATAGGAGCATTGTTGTTTTTACCCATAGTTTCCAAATCAATCATTACGTGTTTCATGATTTAATACTCCTTTTTTGTAATTTTATAAAATGTCAGTTACGGAAACATCCGTAACTTAAATCAATAATTAAACAGATTTTACAAGATAATCCTTGTAACACTCAGATATACCATTCAAAACCTGCAACTCCTGTGAACCAAAACCATGACGAACTATAATGTCATGAAAACCCCACATTACTACATCATGCTTCTTTAATTTTAACTTTACCTTACTAGATTCATCAGAAATAGTAACAACCTCTCCAGTCTTTGGATTCTTTACTATATACAAATGATATAACTCATGGTCTAATAAAGCATTCTTCTCTTCCAATGATAATCTTTGCCAAATGTTCAAATCTAATACTATCTTAGCATCAAAACTGTCTGTCATACGATTTAAATCAGATATCAAACTAATCTTACCACTGCAAGTCCTACCATCTTTCTTTAAACACGCTTCGTTTTGTACCTCCCCATCCTTGTCAACCTTTACTACATAAAATAACCCTACATTAACTCCGTTCTCTATCAACTCCGGATAATTAGAACTCATTAACCCGTTCATCAACTCTACGTCTTCTGCATTCCCTACAATGTAATTCTTTGACATCTTTTATGTCTCCTTTTTGTTAAAGTTAATATAAATATAGCACACTTTATCATTTTTTCAAGCCTATGAATACTGTTCATTTTATATTTTATACCTCCCCCCAATTTTTTGACCTCAACTATATTGTGAATGCCGTTCAGTCATAGAAAATAGTCACTTACGATGAGTGTACCACCCCATAGGGTGTTAGTTTGAGGGTAAACAGGCTGATTTTAGAAGGCGGTGGGTGGTGGGTTCGGTTTAAATCATATTGTCAAAGGAATGATGAATTGATAAAAATAGTTTTTATTAGTTCTAGTTCTAAAAATAAAAGGGATTTTAAAATGAGTAAAGTGCAAAAAGCCGCAATGAGTGAAGTCGTAGAAAACAACAACGTTTTGACTTTCGGTGAAGTCAAAGAGAATTATCTCACGTTGGAACGTAATGGGAAATACTGTGGTAACATCAAAAGAACGTCCAAAGGCGGTTTTGTAATCAAGTCAAACACCGGCGTGTTTTATGATTCCGACCTCGAAAATATCAAGCTCGCTATTGTTGAAGCTGATGAAAAATTGCCAGCTCTGCAAGTCGCCGCAAGTTCAGGACGTGGAACTGCAAGCAAATTAGCGGTTAATCCAGTTGACACCTTGAAGATGAAATTCGTAAACGGCGAGATTACAGCCGAAGACTTTCAAGCGAAAATGGAAATTTTGAAATCAGTCGGATAACCGGCAAGGGGGGAAAACCCCCCTTTTTTATTACCTAGTGGTTATAGTGGTTATTATGAAAAAAGATAATAGCTGCGAGATAAAAATCCCCACTAAATGTTAGTAATTTCTGGATAGGACAAAATTAAATTTGTATTATACAGAGATTATTGGTTCTAACGGTTTTATAGACTACACCGTAAAAAAGTAGTGAAAATAAAGGATAGGGTATCATGAAAAAGAAATTATGGAATTTTCTAGTTGAGGCAATAGCCTATACAACAATAATGAGTATGGTTTTTTTATTTCTTGTAGCAATATATTGGCTTGCTTACATAAAGGGATTCTAAAATGAATAAACTTTTAGTCGCAGTTTCCTTTAATGAGGAATTGTCCGAAGAAAATATTAACCTACTTAAAAAATGTTTAGGAGGAAATGATATTGAAGTTTCGATTGTTATTCCAAAATGGAGTACAACCAACAATGTAACAAGGGATTTCAACTGCAACATCAACAACTGGAAAAGATTTGAAGATTATGACGTAGTAGTCTTTAGAAATATGCCAGTCGTTGCTATTGAATCAATGCGGCATTGTTCACAAGTGGTAGTAGATTCGGTAATTGATGATAACGGGCAAATAGTCCGATTCGTTGTTAAATAAAAGAGCTACAATAGTAGCGAAAGGTGGTAAAGATGAGTATTTATAGCGAGGCGAAAAGTTTGTCAGGTGCAAGAGGTAATTTTAACCTCAAGAAAGAGGTTAAGAAAACTGAACCACGTTTTGCAAAATACACTTTGGAGCAGTTGTATACTGCCCAGAAGAACTTGCAAGATTTGGGGACAGACGGAGAATATTCGTTGTCCATAAGGATGTTGAAAGCTATCGAGAGAGAACTTCATTATCGTAAGTCAGTTGGTGAAAACCTTAAAGAGGCTCAACGCAATGTTGGGTTGGTTAATTTAAGTGCCGTTTTCGGGGGATTATAAAAGTCATAACTTCTAACATGTTTCCAAGTACTTATAACAAATAAAGGTCCTATTGGACAGGAGAAAGAAAATGAGTAGATTGTTTAAAGCTGTAAGAGAAATTCGCAATTCGCAAATCACGAAAACATCTAAAGTCCAAGATGACTTGTTCGGTGATATTAACGACGGTTTGTTCAGTGATATTCAAGCCTTGAGTCCTGAACAGGTTGAAATTATCGGACTTCGTGCAAAAAACAAATTCCTGCAAGTTCAAAATAAACGTCAAGCTGAATTGATTGCCATTGCAGAAGTTGAAATACCTAAACAGGCAATACAGTTGAACGAAGTAATTGATACAAACAAAAAATTGACAAGACGTTTGAACTCAGTGCCTGTGCTTTTTGAAGCATTGTCCAATTCAAACCGGACATTGAAAGGCTGGTGTACAAAATACCGTAATTACATCAATCAGGAAAGTGAAGCTGAAGCATATATCAAACATCTGGAAGAGCAAGAGCTCAAAAGAACCGGTTCTATTCCGTTTCCAACTGGTGAAACTATTACTGGATTGGATATGGCGGCGAGTATTTCGGAATGCAGAGCTGACAAGCTCGAAAGACTTAATGCGAAACGGCTGTTAAAAGCAGTTGTTAACGCAAAATAACTTTGGGGTGTGAGCAATTGCTCTATATTATCATCCCTAACTGTGGAAAACAAGGCAAAACCCCGTGTTTTCTAGCATAATGAACAGTGTTTACCGGTTTATTTGCTGTATATTGTCATACATTTAGTTTATAAGTGCAAGAAAAACGACAAAAATATAGCAAATCATTAATTGCATAATGAAAATCGGTTTAATCTCATTGTTCAATAAGGGGTTTTAATAGTGGTAATTCCACTAGACCACAATATATGGTATAGGACACTTCAAAAATAAGACGAAACCCCGTGTTTTGGAAGCCATTTGATAAATGAACCGCTATATGTTGTGGTCTTTAATTTTGCTTTTGCCAAGCTTTTACTATAAAAGCGTAAAGATAAAACATAAAGGATAGAACAAATGAAAGTTAAAGTAAACGAATTACTTGGAAAACCATTCTTAGAAAAAGCTATCTGTGAATATAACACTGATGAAGAGGATACTCTTCCTTCTATTGGTGACATACTAATCATAGGAGAATACAAGCCTAGTGTTGAATGGGAAAAAAACTTAGTACATACTGAGTTTGAGGTGGTACAACGTAAATTCCAAATAATCGGCAATGCAAGTGGAAAGCTTTATCAGGGAAAACCAACGTTAATGGTAAAAAGATTGTAAATCACTTATAGTGAAAGGAGGTTATCTATTTCCATTAAATGAACATTGAATTAATTTAAAAAGGTTAATAAAAGTATCCAGCAATTAAAGGTTTAAAAGTATAAGGGATTATTCATATTTCCCTATGAATGGTATGAATTTACCAGTAATGTATTATATAGATAAATAGAAAGGATAGTTATTATGGATTATGGTAAGCTTTGTTTAGTAGTAATAGACAAGTTTGGTAAGGGTGAGGAGTTAACTGATATTTGTTATGGTATCAGGCTTATTGTTCCATCAAACCCCCCTAGACTTTCGCCCCCCAGCTTTGAGGGGCAGTCTATTAAGACTGGGTTATTCGTTAGAGTTTCCATCTTTAAACGTAAGATGGCAGTGTTTGGCAGCAAGAACAACAACCCAGATACAGACGTAAGTAGTATGAACTATATACAACAAAAGCAGAACGAAGCAATGCGTAACGGCAATGCAGCACGTTTTGTTGAGTTGTCCAATATATTAGCTAATAAGCTGAACAACCCTAAAAAGATAAAGTACACTGTTGAAAAGTTCATTGAACTAAAGTGTGTATGTTTGAAAGGTGATTGGACATGGTGCAATGAGTATGGTTTAGTTGACTTAACCGAAGACCCTAAAAGCAGTAACACTCTTTATCCTGCTCCAGCTGATGTATTAAGGCTTGAAGATGCCAGTGATTTCCATAGAGGGTATTTCCAAATAAAGGATATTCCTGAAACTGAACATCGGGATATATTCTTTGAACAGTTCAAACCAACTGAAAAAGCCAAACGTCAAGAGCGTGGAATGGCTTTGGGCAATCTGTGGCAGTTGGTAAAACTGGATACAGTGAATGACCTTGAAGAAGACCCAAATGACCCTAATTATGTTGATGCAAAGAATGACTTTCCTGAACCTGAGTTTTTCACTGATTTAATTGGTGAACATCCTGAAATGGCTTTTACCCAGATTGATGAATGTTATTCTGAGTTATTCAGCCAAAAAGCTGAAAAAGATGGGTTTTTCTCTTACGGTTATATTATTGGAGCCGCTCAATTGGTAGCAGATGGTAAAGAACTTTTCGTAAACTGTGATTGTGGCAGAAGTGAAAAGGGCTGTCATTGTACATGGTTAAAGAATAAAATTACTGAAATTGCAAGAATTATCAAGTCAAAACAGTTAAATCAAAAAGGAATATAATTATGAACAACAAATTTAAGCGTATCGGAAAAGAACTCGCATATATAATTTCAAAATTCGACAATATGTATCTTTCTCCAAATTGCTGTTTTAACGGCGAATGTAAGCCGACAGATGAAGACCTCGGCAAGCTCCTTATTGAGCCAGGTTCAAGAATCATGTTTTGTCCGAAGTGCCATAAAAAATATATCGTAACCCGAAAGGGAAACGAAAAAGAATTTCATAAAGTTGAAATTATGGAGTTCATTGAACCATCGGAAGTGCTTATTCATTCAAACCCAGTTTCTGAAGTTGCCGGTTCAAGTGGTAACTGTAAATCCTTTGAAGCAATGGCTGAAATTATTCACGAAAAAGAAACTCAAGAATCTTTCAAAAAGCACTTTATGTCCGGTTTTACTGACAGAGTATCTCATCTGTTTAATGCCTCAATCAAAAATCCGAGAATCTTAATCGGCAAGAACTGAACAACACGTTTTAATAAAGATAGTACAACAGAAAGGAATAATGAGATGAAGACACTGTATGGATTAGGACAAAAATCGAATATCTTAAACAAAACAATGACGGGGCAAAGAACATCAAGGCGGAAACGCAATAAACATGCAAAAGAAAATGCAGAATTAATTAAAACTCTAACAAAACCTTGGTGGATTATTTAGCTGATTCAACTACAAAGGGGTGAGCAATTGCCCTTTTTAGTTTCTTTTTTATGTGTATATTGAAATAGTCTAATAGCGGCGAACATTTTTATCCCATGAAATGTGAGTAAAATAGGAGGTGGCAAATGATTAATTGTTGCGGATATTGCGGAAGAAGTAATATAGATATAATGGGAGCTGTTATAGTTACACTTCTTCTTTCACTTGCAGTCTTTGCGTTAATATTTTCAATAATATTTGGATATGGATACAAACAAGGTCAAATTGATGCCATTAACGGCAATATAAAGTACCAATTAAAGAAATCAGAGAAACAGGAGTGGATACCGATTAAGGGAAAATAAAATGTTTGTAAGAATAAGAGAAAAGATAGGTTAATTAAATTACCCTGCTTAACAGTGAAAGAGCATAATTAACATTATAAGAAATAAAAAAGGATAGTTAAATGAGTATTAAATTAGAAAGTGGCGAAATTTTTAGTCTTCATGATGATGATGGGGAAAAAAGAACCCCTTGTGGCTGGGTTTTACCAAAACATTCTTGCAATACAGATAGTGATTGTACGAAATGTCCACTCATAAACAATGTAATACTAATGACAAGAGAAGAAGCGGTACATTATATTGCAAAACAAGGAGTAAAAATGAGAGTTTGTCCTGACTGCGGCGGAATAAAAAACAACCATGAAGCAAAATGTGCTGATTGCACAAAACTTGACTCGGTACAAATCAGACTTGTGACTCTTCAAAAATCACAAAGCTTAAGGAAAAAGAGTAATACAAACTCTTTTCTAAGAAATGTTAAAGGTTTTTCTCCTCCCGTTGCCAAAGAAATACAAAACCTCTGGAGAAGAGGAAATGCTATTCAGGCTATTAAGATTTACAGAACCTTTACCAAAGAAGACCTTAAAACAGCAAAAGATACTTTAACTGAATTTTTTGGGAAATAAGAAAGCTACTTAGTTCCCATTGGAAACCGGAATGGATTTAACCCTATCCTTTTCGGCGACATAAGGGGCATATGATTGCGGTTGGGTCTGGGGTTTGTCTTCAACTAATAAACATAGGAAAATAATGAAAGATACAAAAGAATATATACCAGAATATTGGTCACATCAAAAGAAACGAGTGTTATTAACGTGTTTATTAATGGTTATATCTTGGTTGTTGGCTGTCGTATTTATTACATGGCTTATACTTATGCCTTATTGGGATTGTTATCCACTTGGAAATCCTACATTTTACGAAGCATGTACTAAATGTTGGAATGATTTAAAACCAGAATTAATTGGTTTTTGGATTACTTCAACTATACTGTGTTTATTTGGGGTATTAGCTAATGTGGCTGATTATATTACAGAAGTTGAAAATGCAAAAAATAGCAACAAAATGGGTTGGTAGTTACAGTAAAACAAAATGATAAAAGAACTTAATTAAAAGTAAAGGAAAATTTAAAATGAAAAAAATGCAATTCACCCTCATTGAACTCCTCGTTGTAATTTCTATAATCGCAATTCTGGCAGGAATGTTGCTCCCTGCCTTGAACAAAGCAAGGGAGAAAGCCAGAGCAACAACCTGTATGAATAACCTGAAACAAATGGGTCTGATTATCAATGACTACGCCAATGATAACAACGAGATGCTTCTCCAAAGGCATAACGATGGTATTAACTGGAGTGAAAGGTTGATACAATTCGGTTATGTCAAGAATCGTAATGTTCTGCTCTGCCATTCATGGGACCCGTTTAAGGATGACGGCGTTAGCAGTAGGACATACGGTGGCAATGGTTCTGTATTTCTTGATGATACCAGCACTATCAAATGCTGGAAGCTCTCTGCCCTTGTCCAGAAAGTAAGGAATCAATCCAGCAAAGTACCATTGCTGATGGACAGCATTTTCTATGGTTCGGGTGCTGGCGGTTCAATGCTTAAACAAACCTATTATATCACCAGTGCGGAAGGAGCTGATGCCAGAGCGGTTCACTTGAGACATTCCGGATTTGCCAACATGCTGATGCTTGACAGTCATGTTTCAGCAGTGGACAAAAACAACGAAAACTGGGGAAAAGCTGAA